GCGCAGATGAACCGATGAGCCAGATGGCATATTTCATGTATAAGAACAGCGGCAAAAAGAATCGTATGCCGTCTATTCTCAAGCGTTCTTGGGCAAAGAAGATTTCTTCTTCAAAGCGCTATCATCTGGCAAAGTATAAGAATCATGAAATTGGCTTGATTAACGCGGTGCGTCTGTGTCATGCCAATTCTCCTGTAATTGACGAGCTGATGAAGACCGGTACGATTGCTGTTGATACCGATCAGAAGACTTGGGAGAATCTTCGCTCTCAAGGTAAGTCCTGGAAGGAAATCTTCGACACCATTGACATGGGACACATGGCGCTGCTGCGCAATATTCGCGGTGTCTTCACTGAAGTGAACGATTCTGCATTCTGCATGAAGTACATGAATAAAGTGAAGGACGGAGTTCTGACTGGTAAGCAGTTTCCGTTCCGCTATTATTCTGCGCTCAAGGCGGTTGAAAGCAGCTCATGTAATCACAAGCCTATTATTATCAATGCGCTTGAAGAGTGCATGGATATTGCAATGGACAATTATCCGAAGCTGAAGGGCAAAACCATGTGTTTGTCCGATAACTCTGGTTCAGCTTGGGGTACGGTTAACAGTGAATATGGCTCTGTTCGCGTCGCTGAAATCGACAATCTTTCCTCTGTTATTACTGCCGCATGCTCTGATGAAGGTTATGTTGGCAAGTTTGGCGACAGACTGAAGGTTGCACCAATCTCCAAGCGTCGCGGCGTATTGTCTCAGGCAAAGGAAATCTCCAAGCGCGGCGACAATGATGTTGGTGGCTCTACTGAAGGTGGCATTTGGGAATTCTTTAAGAATGCCATTAACAATAAGGAGCATTGGGATAATATCTTTATTTATTCCGATCAGCAGGCTGGACACGGCGGTCTATATGGCACTAGTACGCAGTGCAGAGAATATGGCAAGACATATGCGGTTGACAACAGCAGATTTGCATATACTGGCTATATCAACGTCTTTAAGCTCATTCAGGATTATCGTCGCTTGGTCAATCCAAAGGTGAACGTGTTCTCTATCCAGACTGCTGGATATGACAATGTTCTCATTCCGGAGATGGCTGAGCGCTGCGCGATTCTCTATGGCTGGACTGGTAATGAAGCTTCGTTTGCCAAGGCGTATACTGAAATCTGGGATGGAATCCAGAATAGGCAAAAGCAGTGAACAAGTATTGTGATGCAGCATAGAGAGATACTTCATTTATGATGAGATTTATTTGAATTTGCAAAGAATTTCAACAAAAATACCTTTGTTGGCTACAACAAGGGAGAAAAAAATTCTCTCTATGACATTCTCACAATTTTAAGAAACCACGTTATACGGAATCTGTATTCAGATTGGTCGAGTTCGGTACCGTTGGGCCGCGGCCCGTGGTTTCTTTTTATGTTTTCATTCGCGATGCAGAGAGAAGAGATACTTCAAAAGACTTAAAATCTTCTTTTATACAAGAATTCTTTTCTCGTTGTTCTCGCAAAAAAAGGGAGACGCAGACACGAAATTGAGCGTGCGTTAGAGTCGGTGGGAAGTGGGTAGTCCGACATTAACTCTTGTTAGTTCAACTGGACAGAACATGCGGCTACGGACCGCAGAATACGGGTTCAAATCCTGTGCAGGAGACCAAAGGAGCCATCCGTCCCGAACCCTTGAATAGCAGGCTGAAAAGTGCGGGACCTGTAACGGATACACCAATAGGCTTGAAATAATAGCTATGCTTAATAAAATGCACGCCAGCTGGCCCGGCATAAGGACAGAAATGTCGATTGGGTAATCGTGATAGGTGCAGATAGTTTAAAAGATACAAAGTAGTTACATCAATATTATTAGGCCCGTGAATTGGATATAATGAAAATAATAGTAACTAACTGTATGAATGAAAAACGGCGGAGTCATTAACCGCAAATAGGGTGAAAATCCTAAGCGACTGTTTTCGGTGAAACGGAGTTACTCAACGTTAATTACTTTCATTGGAAAGTAGAGTACAGATATGCGGTTCTGTTGTTTCCCAAGTGACGTTGGGCTTAGCCCGCAGTAAGAGTACCTGAACGTGAGGTAAAAGCAGACGGTAAGCCGGCAAATCTCTTACATTTTTACTGAGGTTGAGTGTTAAAGAAAACTTTGATCGGTTTTCTCCTACCCCGGATACGTCCAAAACACTATTAATGATTGGGGTCATAGCTCAGTTAGATTTAGAGTTCCGGATAAGGCGGAGTCCGATATTTATCCACCCACCCAGACGACAAGATAATGCTTTCTAACGGCAAAAAGGCTTAGGTCGTCATTTTTATATGTGTCTATTGCCGAGTGGCTAGGCGGCGGACTGCAACTCCGTATACACTGGTTCGAATCCAGTTAGACACTCCATTTAGGGGTTTGATGTAATGGTAGCATATCGGTCTCCAAAACCGCTCGTATGAGTTCGAATCTTATAACCCCTGCCATTTTATGAAAGAAGTGATGATATGAATGATAACAAATCAGTATTGGCGGGCTTTCTAATAGGTTTCGCCGCACTTTTATCTTGTAGTATCACAAATAATTATTTGGCCGCACTATTCTTTTCAATTGGTTTGTTATATATACGAATATGTAAATTATCTCTATATACAGGACAAATTCAAAATATTAAGAATGGTTCGTGTAGTTTGGTAAAACTATTATCAATATTGGTAGGAAATATTCAAGGTGTTTCTCTTGCAATGTTTTTACTTTTAATATTCCAACGATATGATATCTTAGAAACATATGATATAATTCAATCAAATAAATGGATTTATCCGTGGTATCATTACATTGGTTCCGGTATTGGTTGTGGAATTTTAATGACAATTGCTACAAAAAAAGAAACTCCATTATGGGTTAGTAGTCTTTGTGTGGTTGCCTTTATTCTCGCAGGATTTAATCATTCTATTGCAGATTGGTTTTATGTTGATCTAAAACAAATTCACCTTTGGTTATGTGTTGTTTTGGGTAACCTTATAGGCGGCTATATTGTTGCAATTAGAAAGGAAGATGAAGTATGAGAAAAATTATTTTTCTCGATGTTGATGGTGTATTAAATTCTGAGGAATTTAGTCGCTGGCTTTGGGATAATCACGAAAAGAAGTATCGCGGCTATGAAATGCTGGATCAGCGTGCTATTTTGTGCCTACAAGATATTGTTTTTATTACTGGTGCAGAAATTGTTCTATCTTCCTCTTGGCGTATTTCTTCTTTAAGAACTAAGCAACTTAAAGAACAACTACTTCCTTATGGTCTTGAAATTGTTGATCGTACCATTTCTGATGCTCGTGGCGAACGTGGCGATGAAATTAAAGAGTGGCTTAGCCGCAATCCTGATGTAAGTCATTATGTCATTCTTGATGATGACAATGATATGTCTGATATTAAAGATCATTTAATTCAGACAACTTTTCGCAAAGGTTTGCTGCCAGAGCACGCGGCTAAAGCAATTGAAATGCTAACTACAAAAAATTGACTTTTTCTAAAAAAACTGTTATAATATTTATATAAGATGAAGGAAGGACAATTCTCCTTGCGATGCTGCTGTTCTCCTCCTGTTCATATATGTACATTTCCTAACCTTCCTTTCATCTTTTTATATCGCGGAGTAGAGAAGCCTGGTCATCTCGCCATCCTCATAAGTTGGAAATCGTGGGTTCGAATCCCACCTCCGTCCCCACTTCTAATATTATAATAGAAAAGGAAGTAGCTTAAATGTCAACATTCAATAACAAGAAAACTGCCCAGCAAGCTTTTAATACTTTCAATACTCGACTTGATAGTGATATTACCAAGCTTACTGCTCAGAAGAATGCCTCTCTTAATGTTTTTAGAAATACTATTACCAAGATTGATGCTTCTAATGCAGAACTTTCCGCAGTAATCGAGAATCTTATTATATATAAGAATTATATTGAAGGTCAGATTACTAATGCTCAGACTCTAATGAATGAGAATAATACTGTTCGTGCAAAGATCGTTGAAATCGTTGGAGAGTAATTAACCTCTCCTATTATGGGCCCATGGTGCTAGCGGTAACACTCCTGCCTTGCAAGCAGGGATTGAGGGTTCGACTCCCTCTGGGTCCACCATTTAGACACTTACAGCAATTCTTCTTCAAGAAGAGTGTGGGTTCAAATCCCACAGACTGCATACGTTGTAGTTTTGGCGGAATGGTTTACGCGATTGACTGAAAATCAATTTTCTTATTTCAGTGTCTAGTATTTTTTAAAAAAAAGAAAGGAAATAATATTTATGACTAATTCTGATCGTGTGCTAATGCTGGAGGCTCGTAAAGCCCTACTACTTGAACGTAACCCTGTAGAAAATGCCAATATTGTACGAAAGCTTGATCGTCTAATTCGTAAGTATTCTAAGTAATAAAATAGACTCACACAGCAATCAAACGTAATGTTTATGTTATCGGTTCGAGTCCGATTTTGCCAGCCAAAAAATTTGGCAGATCGTCCAATTGGTAGGACAAAACACTTGGAGTCTAGGCTATGATAATGTAAGAACCATCCCTTAGTTGAGAGTAGATATACCGGGCGAAAGGGAGCTTCTTACTTTTATTGGGGATTCGCCAAGCGGTAAGGCACGGGACTTTGACTCCCGTATTCGCTGGTTCAAATCCAGCATCCCCAGCCATTTAGGAGTAGAGTAGCCGTGCCCTAAGAATAAGTGCGGCCACATTTATTTGAAGCGTACTAGTCGCACACGGTGAATCTTTATGAAAAGAAAAATAGCCAAAAATCCAAAAAGTTTTAAGCATTTATTAACAATACCATATTGGAAGAATCATGAGTTCGGTATAGAACTTTTACGTTCAGATAAACCAAAATTTCGTTTTATGTTTTATCTTTCTCGATATGATGTTAAATATGCTGAAAACATTTTAACTTGGTGGACTTTTATTGATATACTATGACAGTAAAAGAGCTTATCAATTATTTAAAAGATTTTCCACAAGATATGGAAGTTGTTGATGGATGTTTTGATGAAATTATATCTGTTAAACAAGTCACTTGGGAAGATACAAATTATCCATATACAAAACCGGATAAACAAGTTTGTATGATTTTTTAATGCGGGATGGAGGAGCGGTTCCTCAGCACCCTCATAAGGTGAAGATCGCGGGTTCGAATCCCGCTCCCGCAACCATAAAGACGGTTTCAGCAATTTTATAAACCAGCATTTTTATCTGTGGTAAGATACAGCCGTCTAGTATTGCACGATTAGTGTAGCGGTAACATCTCTGCCTTCCAAGCAGATGTCGTCGGTTCGATCCCGATATCGTGCTCCAACTAATGGAAACCGTTCCTTTGAATTATAGTGGAGAATAAGGAACACATCTTCCTAGGATGAAGTATTGGTTTTGAAGGAAGATATTAATGCAGGTATAGTATAGTGGTAGTACATGTGCTTGCCAAGCATATAGCACGGGTTCGAATCCCGTTACTTGCTCCAGCCTTAGACACGTCAGCAATCCTTGAATAGAAGAAATAATAGCAATTTATTACAAACAACTCCGAGGTAGGCTCTCGGCAGTATCCGTGTCTAGTTAATCTCCCTTTTAAGGTTGGGCTTCAAAACCCGTAATTGTGTCGCGCCAACACACCGCAAGTTCGCAATAGTGTGTTATTTTTATATAGCGGTGAAATCCTATCCATACTTTTGAAAGGAATTAGTATATGGAAAATACTGAAAAGAAAGAAACTCCACATTATTTTGAATACAATCCAGTCGATTATGGTGAAATGTCAAAAGAGGATTATGAAAACTGGAGAGTAAGTCACGGAGAATAACCTTATATTAATTGAATAAAGGAGTGATTTTATGTACGAAAACGGACGCAAAGTTTCTCGCTATCATGGTAAGTGCCGTCATAAGGACGAAGTAAAAAATCGTTTCGCTAAACGTTGGCATTATGGAGCTTACTCTGGAATGAATTATCCAGAATATTGTGCTTCACTTACTGAAGATGAACTTAATTACTCCTATGGACCTGTGAGACATATTCCCAGTGCTCTTCAGTATTGGCGAACTTTCTATCTCACCGGGCCGCGTCAATATGCTAAGAATGAAACCAATTCTGTTATCCGTCGTCATTGGCGTGAGAAAATAAACAGCTTCTATCGTTTAGATGAAGAAGACTGGGATGATTTTGATCCTGAGATGGAGCAACATAATGGTTATCAAAAGCATTTTGATTATGCTTGGACAATTTGGTGAGTAGAGAAATCTACTCACTTATTTTTTTAGGTGATTTTATGGCAAAGAAAAAGAAAGGTCCTCCTCAAGTTAGTAGCGGAAATTATTTCCCTTCTTTGGGAATAGGTTTAAAAAATAATTATATTTACTATACAAGCTTACTTTCTGGTGATGATGAACAGTTTGCAATGAATCGTGTTATAGGTGAAGAAGTATAGAAATATTTAAATAATATTGGCTTTACTAAATTAAATCCTAATTTTTAGGATTCTGCGGTAGATAAAGCAATTAATTTTTTAATGGTCGCCGCCAACAACGAAAGAAAGAAAGAATTAGAATGGCTGCGAAAAACTTGTGAAGTATTAGAAATAGAATTTCCTTCTAACCCAGAAAATGCGAATTTTATTGAAATTATTAAAATTCTTAATGAAGCCTAGAAAGGAACTGAATAGGCTTATTTACAAATAAGACATGAAGCAGAACGTTGGAGTGCTATTGATATTGAACGAGTACTAAGTAGTAAAGAACTTTAGTAGAAATATGTAAACGCTGCCAAACGTTTTGAACGAAGGGCGGCCCGAGAAGGTGTAAACTACGATGATAAAATTTAGTACTATAATAAATTAGCTGAAGATTTATATTGGGGTACAAAAGGACGTGCTGGTCGTCCAACTGACCAAAAACAAATGATGACCATTGCTCGTTCTTTAGGAGAAATAAGTAAACGAGCTAATAAATTATTTACTGGTTCTGGCCGCAGTTTCGCTGAAAAAGCTGAAAAGAAATTATTACCTTATGTTACTAAAGCTTTAAAAATAAATCTTTCTACTAATAAAGTTGACTTTAATGTAGCTATTATTCAAACTGTTTTACGAGAACTGTTAATGTGGATTATTGAACAAATTGTTACTGAAGATTTAAAAGAACGTTATATTACTGAAAATGGCACAGCCAAAAATTTCTTAAATAGTAATAGCAAAGAAAGAATGAAACGTTTTGAAACAGCATTGGATACATTAGATGAAAAATCAATTGAAGACAAGGTAGAAGCTCTACTACGAACCAATAGTTACATGGATTCTTTAAATGTCCCCGCAGAGGATGAAGAGCAAAAAGCTTTAAGAGAGTCTATAAAACAATCTGATAAAGACGCGGAACGAATAATGACAAAAATATTAGACCAACTCGCTAAAGATGAACGTGAAAAATAGGCTTATAGAGAGAGTAGAGGTTGGAAAAGTAAAGCTATAAGTTCCACCAATAAAGAATTTAGGCAATGGTTGACAGAGAGATATTAGTTAAATAATGCCCTATCTAAAACTGCGATTAATGAGGCAATTACTTCTTCTATTCGACAAACTTATTATTATTCTGAAGAAAGAACCATACAAGAAGCTATCGAACAAATGATTGGAAAAGAAGGAAATACCGTTCTTGGTAAAGGATATCGTCCTAAAGGTAATCCAAAAGTTGATAGTATTCTAGGATATTTTAATTACGAATTAGAGTATGATGATGCTCCAATACAAGAAAAACAGAAAGTATTAAAAGGACTTTAGAAAGAACTTATTGAGGCACAAGAAGAAATGGATTCTATTTTACAAAAAGCTTATGATCATTCTAAAGACTCTTAGAAAAGTCTATGGATAAGACGTGAAGCTTCTGTAAAGGATTATACGCATAATGCGGAAGCTTTTGAAGAAATTCGTCGACAACAGCTAGCTAAACTAGAAGCTTTAGCTAATTCCATTGCTAAAAAAGAATAGGGAGCTAAAGCAATTTTAACTCAATATAACGTTCTTACAACAGTAAAAGATCAGTCTGGTTTATTAGATACTTTTGTTCCAGGAACTAAAATGAGGGAACGCGGAATTGGTTTTTCTGGCGGCGCAATGGGTAAAGATAATAATGGTTTTAGTGTAATAGATAATATTTTAGCTATGGGTAAAAAGGCTCATGTACTAGATGTTCAAGATGATGCTGAGTGGTTAAAATTTGCTTTAATTAACAGTGGTCTTGGTCTATTAGGTTTTAAAAACCGTTCTTCACTAGAAAATTATTTTTCTCTTTTTGCTTCTTATTTAATGTTTGATGATGCTCAATTAATGGTATCTCAAGCTTTTGCAGAAAGTGCTCAAGAAATAGGAAAGACAAACTCTGTCTAGGAAATACATCTATATGTTATTAATGGTGTTTATATTCCTCAATCTTATATCCTTGAAGAATTGTATAAACACATGCAAGAAATAAAAACAAATGGAAATTTTTATAAACGCAATCTTTCTGAAAGTACAGTCCGCACTTAGATTTATGGTTACAATGTTGGTAGTAAATATCCAGGAAATACCGAAGCAGATTGGAGACGTGAAAGTGATAATGCAGTAAAACAAACAAAAATCAAAATGTATTATATGATGAATTTCGCTGATTTAGTAAATTAGTTATCAGAACTTATGTCCCAAAATTTTTGACTTTTTTCTCTTTTTGTTATATAATAAAGAAAAAGAAAGGAGTAAAATGAATATGAATATTTATCTAGCAGGTAGTATTTTCTATTATGGTGATGTCCTACGCAATACTGAATGGGCAGCTAAGCTTCGCGCGGCAATTCCTAATGTAGATGTCTACAATCCACTTGAAGCAGATTTCAATGGACCCGAAGGAAAGAAGCGTTTTGCCGGTTCTCAGATTATTGCTATTGGTGATAATGAACGTCTTGATAAGACCGACATTCTAATAGCTTGTATTGATGGTGATGTTCTTCCTTCCGGCACTTGTGCTGAAATTGGTAAGTTCCATGAAAAGATTGCTCGTGGCGATCACAAATATATTGTCGGTATTTGCACAGATAATCGTCAATGTTATTTAACTCATAGTGAGGCTAAAGATAAGGGCGGTTGTGCAGAACTCGGTGAACAGCAGTATAGCTATCAAAATCTGTACGTAACTGGACTTATTAAGCAGGCCGGTGTTCTAGTTACAAATATTGATGATGCAATTAATTTTATTCTTGAAAAGCATGAGGAGTTCTAATGATTTATAATATTAAAGACAAACTACCATTTAAAGAATGGTTTTTATTCTCAACACAGCTAATGCTTTCTGTAATTGTAGCAACCATTCTTATTGCTAACATTTGCGGAACAAGTGTTAGTGCTGCATTAGTCGGTGCTGGTATTAGTACAATTGCTTACTTATGTACCACTGGTTTTTCTAGTCCAATGTTTATTTCATCCTCTGGTGCTTTCGTTGCTCCAGTTATGACAGCATTGGCGACCGCGGGATATACTGGAGCCGCGTTTGGTGGTTTGGTTTCCTGTGTTATCTATTGTATTTTTAGTTACATTTTTGCTAAAGTTCCAGTAGAAAGTATTTATAAAGTTTTTCCAAAAGCTCTTATTGGTGCAATAACTTGTGTAATTGGTATTAACCTAATGCCGTTCTGTCTAACTTATGTACAGATTAATGGGGCAACTAATATGTGGGGTATGGCAGTTGCAATGATTACAATGCTGGCGATTGCAATTATCTCTCATTATGCTAAAGGTATTAGTAAAATTCTTCCTTTTTTACTTGGTACATTAATTGGTTATGCCGCGGCGATTCTAATCACAATTACGGGTTTGTATCCAATTGTTGATTTCTCTGTTTTCAATAATCTTACTTGGTTCCATGTTCCAGATTTTGGTTTTACATATTGGGGCAGCATTGATGTAATCAGCATGTTCTCCATTGCTGTTATCTACGCAGCATATACTATATCTGCATTAATGGAGTGTCTAAGTGATCACGCGGCTCTGGGTGGTATCATCGGTACCGATCTTTACAAAACTCCTGGTTTAAGCCGCATTTTCCTTGGTACTGGTATAGCAAATCTCCTAAATGGATGTATTGGTGGACTTGGTTCTTGCTCTTATGGTGAGGGCGTGGCTACTGTTGGATTCTCTAAAGTGGCATCTACTCGTGTAACTTTTGGTGCTGCGTTAATGCTTATCCTACTTGGATTTTTCGCTCCAGTTCAAGCTTTCATTTCTTCCATTCCAAGTTGCGTATTCTGTGGCTCTGCTTTAATTCTATATGGCTACATTGCTTGTAGTGGTATCAAAATGTTACAGCAGGTTGATTTAAATGTTCAAAAGAATCTTGTTATCACTTCTGCGGTTCTTTCTTTGGGTATTAGCGGTCTAGTTATTGGCAATTCCATCATTAGTTTTACTGCTACTGCTCTTGCATTAATCGTTGGTGTAATTTTAAACTTTATTTTAAAAGAGGCTTAATAAGCCTCTTTACTTTTTTTAAATTTTATGGTAAAATAAATTATAGAAAAGTATGAGGTGTGTATATGCCTAAACGATATGAACCTACTCCAGAATTACGTCAAAATATAATTAATTGGTACAAAGAAACTAATAACTATGCTGAAGTTGCTCGACGAAGCAATTTAAGTAGTGTTCTTGTTAAACGCATTATTAGTGAAACTGAAACCGATGAAAGTAATAAAGTAATTCCAGAGCAAATAGAAGTTATTTGCAACAATCAAACAGTCCCCGAAGAAAAAGAAATTCTTTGGTTAAAGGATTGCGATGAAGAACAAGTATATCGTCGTTATTATGAATTACTTAAAGATTTAAGTGAGGAACTAAGAAGAAATGATGGGATCCTTTAAAATAGAAGAGCGTGAGAATAGATATTATATTATTCCTACTGCGTCATATCTTTCTACGATAAAAGAAATTTATACTCCATACGATACTAACTTTTTAATCTACAAATTGTTTGACTACGAGCCGAAAGAATTTATACATTATTTGTGTAGTTCTTTTGAAGCTAAGGTGATTGTTTCCAAAAGCTTTCCTTATGTAAACTTTAGTTTTTCTAAATACTCAAATGCTAGTGATTTTTTAAAAATAATCAACGAACGAGTTGGTACAGTGTAGGAAAAAAGTTTTCAAATATAACCTTCTCAGATACTTAATTTTGAGGAGGTGAGTTCCTTTGGAAAAAGTACGTGAAATCTTTCATAAAATCGCTCAATTCTTTACCTCTCTCTTCGAAATTACTGCCTATGCTGATAATCAAAAAGCCACTAATGATGCTTTAGAGCGTATTGATGCTCATTTAAAGGCACTTCAAAATGGTCAAAATATTCAAATGGGTAAGATGGACGCAGTTACTAAGGAAATTGGCGTTATGAAAGAGGGATTACAAGTCGAGCTCTTTGAAAGTTTACAACAATTGCATAATCGCTTACACGTTAAGCATTGGGCTTCCTTAGAAGAAAAGCAAGATGCAAAGCGTTATTACGACCAAATTCATAATCTCGGTAAAGACGGATGGAGTGAAAGATATTACAAAGAAATTCTTGAATTACCAGAAAGCCGAGAGGAACTATACTCAAGACAATAATTATAAGAGCCGATTTTACGGCTCTTATTTTTTTTACTTTTTTAAAAATCTGTGTTATAATTAAAGAAAGAGAAAGGAGTTAAGTATGAATAAAAGTATTTTAACATATGAAATTTATACAGATGGTAGTGCCAAGGGAACTGATCCCGCTCATAAAAGTGGCGGCTGGGCATATTGTATTCTTTTTGATGGCGATTTAATTCGTAAAGATAATGGCCATGTAAATGATACCACCAATCAACGAATGGAACTCCAAGCCGCGATTGAAGCTTTAAAAGCAATTGAAGAGCATTTTTGGGATCCCAAATATGAATATCATATTTACTCTGATAGTGCTTATTTTATTAATTGTTATTTACAAGAATGGTGGATCGCTTGGCTTAAAAATGGATGGAGAAATAGTGCCAAAAAACCTGTTGCTAATGTAGATCTTTGGGAACAAATTATTCCCTATTTTCAGCGTAAATCTTTTTTCTTCCATAAAGTAAAAGGACATGCTGATAATCATTATAATAATCTAGTTGACCAACTTGCTCAAAGCGCGGCCAACCCACGGTGAGGATTATGGAACAAATTAATATAGATAAAATTGATATTTATGAAGTTGATAAAAAAGATTATGAAGCTTATTTTTATCGACTTCCAAAAAATGAAATTATTAAAACTACCCCACGAGAAAAGCTGACTATTTGGAAAGATATAAAAACTGGTTTTGAAATCTGTGGTTATGAAACTACTCAAATAATGGGAACTGATTGTAATAGATTTTTTATTTTTAATTTTCTGGAAGAGGAACGTCTAGGTGATTATAAAACTACTCAATATGTTTATCTTTCAGAAAAAGAATATGAAAAATTTTTAAATTTACTTCCATTATCAAAAAAGGAGAATAATTAATGGAGAAAGTCTATTTAATCCATGCTCGTGCCCAAAGTGGTAAAGATACCGCCGCGACCTGTATGAAGCAATATTATGAGCAGCGTGGAAAACGAGTTATTGTTATTGCTTTTGCTGATTATGTAAAGTATGTTCTTGAGAAATATTATAATACTCCTCATGAACGAACCATAGAATATCGTACTCGTATTCAAGAATTTGCTACAGATCAGGTTCGTTCTTATAACCCCAACTTCTGGGTTTATACTGTTGCGGAATTGCTCTATTGCATTAGAGACGATTTTGATATTGCTATCATTCCTGATTGGCGATTTATGAATGAGTATACTACTTTAAATCTTTATATGGAAGAAATCGGAGCTTCAATCACTACTGTTCTTATTATTCGTGAAAAAAATAATGATACAGATAATATGACTGAAGCTCAGCGTAATCATCAATCCGAATGCGAACTTGACAATTATAAAAATTTCGATTATACTATAATTAATAAGACTGATTTTATTAATGATTTCTTTACTCATATTAAAACAATGATTGAGGAGATTGAAAATGATTCCAGAGAATAAAGATCTTTTTGAACTCAAACCTATGAAATATTACTCCTTTTCTTCTGCTTATACTCCGCAGAAGAAACAGGAGCGTTTAAAGTTTCTTCTTGATACTAATCAATATATTTATAGTTTGAAGACTGATGGCAACTGGAGTCGCATGATTTGGATGGATGGAGAAATGATTCTCCAGAGCCGAACAGTAAGTAAGAAAACTGGAACTTATGGTGAGTTTCAAGATAAGGTTCTTTTTTCTGATTCCCTTCGCGAAGCTTTTCATGATACTACCATGTTGATTGGTGAAATTTATTTGGATGATGGTCGAGATAAGGACGTAGGAACTATTCTTCGTTGTCTTCCTGATAAAGCTCTGTCTCGTCAAAAGGGAGATAAGATTCTAAAATATCGAATCTTTGATTGCTGGTATTACAATGGTGTAAGTTTACTTAATGCTCCAATTTTGGAAAGAATCAAGTATCTTCCTATGGCCGCGAAAGCAATTAATAGTCCTCTTGTAGATTATGTAAAATATTATGAAGCAAAACCAGAAACATTTTTTGATAAGATTGATGCCATTTTCAATGCCGGAGGAGAAGGTGTGGTTCTTTATCATAAAGATATGCGGCCCTGTGAAGGCGATACTCCTGCATGGCAGACTTTAAAGGTAAAGCAGGAAATTGAAATTGACGTAGATTGTTTTATCTATGGAACAGAGCCTGCTACTCAGGAATATACTGGTAAAGAAGTTGAGACTTGGTCTTATTGGATGAATCATCGCTCTGGTGAAAAGATGCTCGGTAATTATTATCCTGATTATGTAAACGGTGCAACAATTATTCCAATCACGAAAAGTTGCTATCATGATTGGCCTGGTGCTATTAAATGTGCGGTTTATGACGAAAATCATAATCCAATTGTTCTTTGTAAGTGTTCTGGTTTAACCGAAGAGTTCCGCGAACAGTTAAAGAATGATTATGATAATTGGCATATGTGTCCCGTAAAAATTACTGGTATGATGCTTTCTCAGGATAAGGATGGTAATTATTCTATTCGTCATCCAAAACTGGTTACTATTCGAGATACCGATATGGATATTGAAGATTGCACTTTAAAGAAAATTATCGGTTGAGGTAATTATGTATTATATAAAGAAGCCTATTCCTATTGAAGCTTTTTGCTTTAACGAGAGTATAAAAAATAATACCATTCCAAAATGGTTTGAAGATTGTAATGAAAAAGAAATTAGAATTGAAGGCGATAAAGTTCGAATTTGTATTTTAACTTTGGAAGGGCCAATGTGGTGTTCTGGAGATGATTATATTATTCGAGGAGTTCATGGAGAACTTTATCCTTGTCGTCGTCGTGTTTTTCTTGATTCTTATGTACCACATATCCCTTATCGACATATGGAGGAAATCGATGGAGTTTACGATTAATTCAAAGTAGAAGAAAGTAGAGTTATTTTATGAATCTGAAAAAGAGCAAGCGGCTATAATGGAATTTATTTCCAAGTGGCTAACTTTTAAAGAAGAGAACATTAAATATCAACCGACATATCGCACTGATGAAATTACTTGGGCAAGTAACTCTACTTCTCGTGGTATATGCGAAAGTTTAAATGGACATACTTATACAGATGTTACTAGTGCTATTATAGATAAAAACGATATTTCAAATGCTATAACAATTAGTTGTGCTGATTTGACAGCTTCAGAAGATTTACCAACTGGTTGTATTCATGTAACAGCTAAATCCAAATAATAAGTCTTTGCGTAATTGACTTTATAAAAACGCCGCGTGCCGATGCGATAAGACAGGGAGAAGGTCCCGCCGCAAGAATCCTTCCGCTCAATGACGAATCGTCAGGGCGTCAATCCGTAGATCTCTACTACGGACATATGGATGAAAATCTAAGTTAAATGAGGGAGGAAGCGTAAGTTATCGTAGGGCCGCTGATAACGCTCCAATAATATGGAGCAAGATAAATTATTTTTTTATCTTTGCCGTAGGGATAAATATATGAATAAATATTGGCATTGAACTCATGCGGTTCAGCACTTCGTGCCGAACCTTATTCGTATCAATGCTTCGGTCAGAAGTAGCTTTCATCTCGCACTGCGTGCTCGATGAAGCAACTTTAACCGAAAGAGAGGAGTATGGAAGAAGAGTTTGTTACACTAGTCTTTGATTACGAAAATAAAATTGATTGGGATAAATATCCTGAACAAAAGATACAAATAAGTAATACTTATTATGTTTTTCCAAAAAAACGTTTTGCTGAAATGGCGTATATTGTGAATGATTTTAAGAAACTTAATAAAAAAGTTATTGTCTTTATATGAGGTTTAAGGATAACTTTGTCCAATTATATTTTTTGATTAGAAATAATTAATTGGCGGAGCATCTTTTAAACTTACTTATAATTAGAGAAAATTATTCTCAATAAACCCAGGAGGATTTTATATATGCCTGATGGATTTTTAACCTTAGTTGAACAAAATTCTAACTTAGATCCGGTAACATATCAATATTTTAATCATTATTTTAATCATAGAACAGTGGTTTTTAATACTGATGTAGATACCAATATTGTAGAAATGGTTATTTTACCGCTTAAAGAATTTGAAAATGATGATAATTTTGAGCCAGTAAAACTTATTCTTTCTACACCGGGCGGATCAGTTAGTGATGGTTTAATTCTTTGTAATATTATCGACAATTACAAAAAACCTCTTGAAATTTATGTAATGGGTTATGCCTGTTCAATGGGAACAATTATTCTTTCTTCTGGCAACAAAAACCCAAATGTCACCAAATATTGTTATCCATTTACCTTTGCTTTATTCCATAGTGGTTATACGGCTGTTGATGGTGAATCTTTATCAGTTGAAGATCGTATTGAATTTAATCGTAGGGTCGATCATTCAATTCGTGATTATGTTGTAGCAAATACAAATATTACTGCAGAAGAATATAAAGAACATGAACGTCATCAATGGTATTTGACCGCAAAAGAAATGAAAGAAAAAGGTCTAATTGATATTATTATTGGTGAGGATGATATATATGAAAATGGAAAAGAATAAGGAATTAATCTTTTTCTATGATACTAGTGCTCTCCTTGGTGGTGCTCCCATCTAGGAGAATACTTATATTAGTTCGATTGTTTTCGACGAACTCGAACATATTAAAACGAGTAGCGTTAAAGATGATAGTGTAAAGTATGCGGCCCGGTCATTAGTAAGAAAATTAATGCGGACAAATACTTTCAAACACGAAATTTTTTCGCAAGAAGATTTGGAACGTATAATGAAAAAGCATCGTTTTCTTGAACGTAAGAATGATAGTTTGTTAATATGTGAAGCTCTCTTACTTACAAAGAAATATAAAGTAGTATTTATTACTCAAGATGCTTGTCAATATTTAATAGTAAAAGATAGATTCCCAGAAATACAAGTAGAATATTTTGAAGAAGAAAAGTATAAAGAGAATCTTTGGTCAGGATACCGTGTAGTTCACGCTTGTGATACTACTCTTGATCATATTTACAGCAATCCTGAGGACAATAGTCTAAATGCTGAGATAAATGAGTATGTAGAATTGCATGATGCTGATGGAGAAGTTTGTGATTTAATTAAATGGGACGGAACAGAATATAGTTCTTTAAATTATAAAGACATTAATTCTGAATATTTTGGTAAGATTCAACCTCGTAATATTCAGCAAAAAATGTATTTTGATCTGCTTCAAAATCGTAAAATTCCTATTAAGCTTTGTCGTGGTAACTATGGTACCGGAAAGACTTATCTTGCTTTAGCTCATGCTATGCATTTAATTCAATTCCATAAATTTGATAAACTTGTTTATATTCGTAATAATATTGAGGTTGCTGGCTCCAAAGCACTTGGTGCCTTACCCGGTGACGAATATGATAAGCTACTTCCTTATATGATGCCACTTGCCGATCATCTTGGTGGTCTTGAAGCACTAGAAAATTATGTTGATCAAGGTATTATTGAACCAATACATGTTGGATTCTTACGCGGCCGCAGTTTTAATAATAGTATTATATTTGTAGATGAAGGTGAAAACCTTACAAGCAATATTATAAAACTTATTGTTGGTCGTGTTGGTGAAGGAAGTGAACTTTGGATTCTAGGTGATGAAGCACAAGCGGACCTAGATATCTTTAAGAAAAATAGTGGAATTGCTACTTTAGTCAATAGTTTAAAAGGTCATCCCAAATTTGGTACAATTGAATTAATCAAACCAGAACGTTCTGCTGTTGCTCAGATGTGCGATTTAATTAAGTGAGGTGGTTAATCCACTCACTTTTTGACTCTTTATAATTTTTGTAGTATAATATTATTATAAGGGGTGATATGATGACTACTATTTATATGTGCGATACTTGTGGAAAAACTTATTCAAATGCAACTGCCGCGGCAGTATGTGAGCTTTCTCACCAGCCCGATTCAAATCAGAAAAAGGCATATGTAATTAAACTTGGAAATCTTGATCCATGTAATTATTGTGCTCGTGCATATTATGTATATGGTTGTGAACGCAATTGTGATTGTGAAAAAAATTGCAAAAATTACAGCCTATTTGTATCAGAGGAATAATTATGAAATATATTGAAAAAGATAGTTTAAAAAATGCTATCAATCAATTACCAGTTACCGAATTTAATGGTGTACAACTTTATCCTGCGGAACGTGTAAAGAAAGTTATTGACTTCTTCCCTATTCATAAGGAAGAAGATATTTATAGCCGAACAACAGAATTTATTACTGATTATGAACGAGATCCAGATATGCACTATGCCCAATGTACAATATGTAAAGAATTTATTCCTACTTATGCTCGTATGATGGATTATATGGAATTCTGTCCTTACTGTGGAGCAAAAGTGATAAGTATTCATAATGGTATGTGGTTGATTTAATAATTTGACAATATAAAAATTTTATTGTATAATATAAGAAAGAAATAAGAAAAGGAGTCTAACATGGCTTACGATATTAATTCAATTGAAAGCCTTTCCTTCCGAGAAGGTGTGCGAAAGAGAATCCAGATGTATCTCGGTTCTGATGATATTGAAGGCACATATCAGGCTCTAAAGGAAATTATCAATAATAGTACAGACGAAGCTCTTGCTGGCTATGGTAAGAAGATTGAAATTGAAGTAGGTGAATCTTCTAATTCAATTATTGTTCGTGACTTTGGCCGCGGAGTTCCATTTGGTATTCGTGAAGATGGCGAGAATGTTCTCGTGTCTATTTATACAAAAAGCCACACTGGTGGTAAATTTAGCAATGATAGTTACAAGAACGCCTCTGGTCTTAATGGTATTGGTGGTTCTTGTGTTTGTCTTTCTTCTAAACAGTTTCAGGTAAAGTCTTATCGTAATGGTATTATGGCGTCTGCTTCTTTTGTAAAAGGTGAACTATCTTTTTACACGGAAGTACCAACCACTGAACCGAATGGTACCGAAGTTCTTTTTATTCCAGACCCAGAAGTATTCTGTAATGGTGAGATTGGTTTCTCTTATGAGAGAATTTGTGAAGATATTAAAGCCATTTCTTATCTTTATAGTGGAATTACCTTTGTGGTAACTGGTAAGCTAATGGATGGCACAGAAGATCGTGTTGAATTCTGTGCTAAGAATGGTATTACCGATTTTATTAAAGATAATGCTTATAAACCGCTTCATAAGCACATCATTACTGCTTCTGCTTCTAATGAAGAGGATAGCGTTGAAATTGCTTTTCAGTGGGGTGCCGGAAAGGAACGTTCTTATGTATTTGTAAATGGTTTGCTTTGCCCGGAAGGCGGCACACCTATTACTGGTGCGAGAACTTCTATTACCAAGGTTCTCAATGGTCTTGCTAATGCTAAATTTGATGGTGATAAGATTCGAGAAGGCTTGTTCTTTGTAATGAATTGCAAGGTAGCTAATCCTTCTTTCGCAAACCAGACTAAGAGTAAGATTAACAATGCTTCTCTTCGTACTCTGACTTCTAACGCTTTTACCGCTGCAATCAAGCAGATGTATAGTGATTATAATGATGAGTTCAATACTGTAGTTGCGCTTCTTCGTAAGATTGAGAAAGCAGACGAAGCGGCTGAGCGTGCAAGAAATGCAATTCTTGGTCAGGAACGTAAGGAAGCCGCGGCTAAGCGTCGTAAGGTTCAGATGCCTGATAAGTTCAAGGATTGTGAAAAGCATGGAGAAGATAGTCTTCTCATTATTTGTGAGGGTAATTCCGCTCTTGCTGGTCTAATGCCAGCTCGTGATGTTAATACTGAAGCACTTTATGCAGTTCGTGGTAAAGTGAAGAATCTGCTAAAGCACCCGCTTGAAGAATGTCTTGAAAATCAGGAAATCAGTGATATCATTTGTGCTCTTGGTTGTGGCATTCAGGAAAAGTATAATCCTAAGAAACTTAACTATGGTAAAGTTGCTATCGCAGTTGACGCAGACGTAGACGGTAAGAATATTATGTGTCTAATCGCAACAATGTTCTCTGTTCTTATGCCGCAGTTTATTGAAGAAGGTCGTCTCTGTTGGCTTCAGGCTCCACTTTATCGTCTTACCAAGGGTAATCAGCGAGTGTTTGCTTATAACGATAAGGAACTAGCTGAACTTCGTCAGAAATATCCTACTTGGGAACAAGGCCGTAACAAGGGTCTTGGTGAGATGACTGCAGAAGATATGGAACTCTCCATGATGAGTAAGGAGAATCGTCATCTTGAAGTTTTGAAGATTAGCGATTTCGATTCCGCTATGGAATCTCTAAATATTCTCATGGGTGCGGGACGAGTAAAAGAGCGTAGGGAGTTCTTGTTTGAAAATGTCGATTTCGGAACACTATATAACTGATAGAGAAATTCTTGAAGAACAAGAATATTCTTATAAATGGGAACAACAGGAAATTGGTGGAGTTCTTATGCCAGCTTTAATTTTAACTACTCCGCCTCTTCCTGGCGAGCCTATCGTAGTTGGTAGGAAATATGGATCTCATTTTTATTATAAAAAGGAGAAAAAATATTTATATTAATTATGTAGCATGGAGAAAAATATGGTGCTTTAACTTTAAAATATAAAAAAGATGTTTTTTGGGTTTGTGCATGTGATTGTGGAAAATAGAATGTTTATGCGAAAGAAGAAGAGTTATTAACGAAAGCTTTTCCAAGTTGTGGAAAGTGTCGTAGAGAAGGTAAATATGCCTAGGAAATAGCAAAGATTGAAGCTATAAAAAAGACACAAAGACATCATGAATTAATCGCAAATAGTAAAGCTAAACGTTATCAAACACGAACCTCTCAAGGAGTTTTTTTAAGTTCAAAAGCGGAAAAAGAAATATATAAGTTATTAACATTTGCAAAAATTCCCTTTGAATGTGAAAAAGATTTTGAAGCTTGTTATCCAAACAGTAACAAACCATTTAGATTTGATTTTTATGTTGAAAATAAATATTTAATTGAATATGATGGTGAACAACATTTTAAATCAAATACTAAATATGGTGGAGAAGATTTTTTGAAACGTCAGCAATGGCGGGATTGGTATAAAAATGAATGGTGCAAAAAGAATGGTATTCCATTGATTCGTATTCCTTATACAAAATTATCTTCTTTAACTATTGAAGATTTAAGACTTGAAACTACAAAATTCCGTGTTGTATAATTGACATTTTCTAAAATTTAAGGTATAATATAAATAATGAAAGAAAGGAGTAAGAATCTGTGATTTATAATATTGATTTCCAGCAAGCTATTGAACAAGCCTTTCTTGAATATGGTGCTTCTGTTGCTCAGGAACGTTCTGTTCCGGATGTTCGAGATGGTCTAAAGATTGGTCTGCGACAGGGTCTGTATTCTCAGTATCATAGCAAGCTTACTCATAAAAATAAATTTCAAAAGGCTCAGAAATCTGTTGCTGCCGCAATGAGTCTTTGTTATGTTCATGGCGACGCGGCTATGTATGATACCTTTATTCGTGCGGCAAAGCCTTGGGCTTTCCGTTATCCTCTTGAAGAGGCTCAAGGTGCTTATGGTTCTCCGGCGGCACCAGATGATCATTCCGCGGCTCGATATGTTGAAATGCGTAGTAGCGAATTGGCAGATTATCTGTTTGCTGGTTTGAAGAAGAACGCGGTTAAAGAATGGTATAATAACTATGATGATACCGAGAAAATCCCCAGCGTACTTTGTCCAATTGGTTTTTGGCCGCTGATTAATGGTTGTCAAGGTATCGCGGTTAGTTTCTCTACCAGTTCTCCGCAGTATAATCTTCGAGAGGTTAATGCCGCACTTGAAAAACTTATTTTAAATCCGGAAGAGGATTTTAATAAAATTTATTGTGCTCCAGATTTTGCAACTGGTGGTACAATTGTAAATGCTCAAGAAACTCGTGAAAGTATCAAGAATGGTACTGGTAAAGCTTGTCGTATTCGAGCAAAGCTTGAATATATGAAGAAGGAGCACTGTATTAAAGCAACTGAGCTTCCTTTTGGTGTATATACCAATACTGTAATTAGTCAGCTTGCAGAGCTTACAGAAAATGATGAAAATTATGGTATTGCTAAAGTCATTGACCATACAAAGAAAACAGCGGATATTCGTATTTATCTTACAAAGGATGTCAATCCTGCTGTAATTATGCGAAAGCTTTATGCAGATACTTCTTTGGAAAGTTCTTTCTCTATCAATCAGATTTTCCTTGATCAAGGTCGTTATCCTCGCGTATTTGGTTGGCGAGAAGCATGTCTTGCTTATATTGATCATATGAATGAATGTAAGCGTCGTGAATTGCAATTCGATATGGATGCTCTTATTCGCCGTAATCATATTCTTGATGGTCTAAAAATTGCTCTTGCCAATATTGATGATGTTGTTCATCTGATTCGTCATAGTGAAAACGCAGCAGTAGCTAAAGAGACTCTTATGACGACTTATGGTCTTGATGAAGAGCAGGCTAAGGCAATTCTGGATATGAAGCTTCAGCGTCTTGCTAATCTTGAAGCTATTAAAATTAATACAGAGTATAATGATAACGCCGCGGAAATTGATCGTCTTGGTAATATCCTCGGTAGTCAGGCTGAAATTAATAAACTTCTAATTGAAGCTCTTCATGAGGTAGCAACTAAATTTGGAGATGCTCGTCGGACTCAGTTGATGAATCTTTCTGAACAAGTAGAGGAAATTGAGGAAGAAGAAGTAATTCTTAGCGTAACAAATAATACTTCTATTAAAGTAGTTAAGCGTGGAGTTAAGGATTCTATTAAAACTACCAATCTTAGTACGGTTGCTTTTGTAACTAATGAAGGTAAGTTTTATAAGATTCCGGTTAGCAATATTATTGAAGCCGGAAATGCAAAAATCTCTACACTAATTAAAGATAGTACACCTATTGTCTATGTTGGTGATTTAGAAGAGATTAAAATCAATAAGTATTGGGCTTTTATTACTAAGAATGGTATGGTTAAGAAAAGTAATGTTGAAGAATATAACTATTCCGGCCGCCAAGGTAGTAAGATGCTTAAACTAAAGGAAGGCGATACTGTAGTTGCTTGTGGAGTATTTACTTCTGACAATGACAGTATTAGTTATAATGGTAAAGGAACAGTTCTTTCTGCGGTTTCTGTAACAGGTAAAGCCGCGATGGGTAGTAAATTGTTCAAGGAGTAAATATGAATAAAGGATATCGAGAGTTGTTTCAAATGGTTGCTTGTAATGGAGCAATCAATGCTGAAAAGGTAATTGATACTCTTAAACAGGATAAGGAAAAGGATCACTCTAAAGAGATTGAAAGTATGCTTGCTATGCGTGATAGTTTTAACTCTATTGAGGATAAGCTCATTAATAATGAGGAACTTGATAAGAGTGAATATGTAAAACTATATGCGGGTGCGGTTGTAAGTCGTAATATTATGAAAAAGAATATTGATACCTGGACCGCGGTTGTCAAGGAATATGATGATAATCTAATTCCTAAGCTTTATGAAGTTGGTAAAGAAGAGGACTATAAGACTCTTGTAGATGAATATTTTAATTAAACGGAGGAATAATATATGCTAACAGAAGAGTTCCTAAAGCGAGAAATTCTACATGCAGAACATGCCTTTCGAGCTTTAAAGATTTATTTTAATGAAGAGCTTACTGATGAAATGATTAAGACTATGATTGCTAATGGTGATTCTACTCTTCCCTATGGACTAGAAGCTCTTAATGAGCGTAGAAATTTATTAACCCATGCTAAGAGTATTCTTAATCGCAATCTTGAAATTCCAGAGACCGTTAATGGATAATTGACAAAAATAAAATTTTAGTATATAATGATTATATCAAATGAGAATTTGAGGTTATTATATGACAGAAACTAGTAGAAAAGTATTTGAATTTCTAAAGAAACATCATAGTAAAGAATTTACAAAACACGAACTTGTTGAAGCGGTAGATACTACGATGTCGGCTGTAAATGGTTCTGTAAATTGGCTTCTGAAGAAAGGTTATGCTGCGGAACGTATTGAAGTAACTAAGGCTAAGTATAAGGGTCAGAAAGATATGGAAATGCGTTTTGTTCAGATTACTGAATCTGGAATTGAATATGATCCAGATGAAGAAGAGCGTCGTAAGAAGCGTTTACAACTTGAGGCGGCGGCAGCTCGAAAAGAAGAGCGTGCTAGACAAAAGGCTGAACGAGCAAGATTAAATTCTGTACTGTAATAAGAAAAACAATAATAATACACAACACAATTTGGAGGAAAATAATTATGTTTAGATCAATTGATACCCCAGCCCAGAACAGCGTAGTAATTAACGGTTCTCTACTTGGCTTTGAACTTCGTGATGGTAAAACCAGCACGGCTAAGGGTGCAAAGCCATATCGTGGTGCTAATGCCACTATTCGTGTAAATCAGTATTACAATGGCAAGGAAGAGATTAGTGAAATTCCCGTAAGCTTCATTGCCATGCGTCATAAGAAGGATGGTACCAACAATCCAGTTTATGATACTCTAGGTGGTTACTCTACTGAGTATAAGACTGCGGAGCGTCATGGCATTGAGAATGCGACTAAGGTAAACATCAATGGTCGTCGTGGTAATGGTGCTCTAAGTGAGAACATGTTTGCCGATTCTCGTAATCCAGAGACTGTTATCTCTAGCTGGAATATTAACGCTTCTTTCCTAAATGAAGCTCGTGGTCAGGCTTCCGGTAATTCCGGTGACTGTGCTACCTTTGATGCCGAGATTTTCATCTTTGGTCTTGATCGTGAAGTCACTGCAGAGGGTGAAGAGACTGGTCGTCTAAAGATTCGTGGTGGTCTTGTTAAGTATGGTGGCAAGGTTGATTGCCTTGATTTCTTTGTTGAGAATCCAACTGCAATTGACTTCATCGAGCGTAATTACAATCAGAATGATACCGCCCACTTCGTTGGTCGTATTCGTTTCACTTCTGAAACCATCACTCGTCAGTCTGAGAACACTTGGGGTGAGTCTATTCCACAGACCACTACTCGTAAGAAGCGTGAGCTAATTATCACTGGTCCTGGTATTGGTCATGAGGATGGCCCAAATGAGGAAGAGAATTCCTACAATCCAGAGGATATTCGTGTTGCGATGGCCGATCGTAATACTCTAAAGGAACAGAAGAAGATTGAGGCTCGTGCAAAGGCAAAGACCGGTAAGGCGGCTCCAGCTGCTGCAACTTCTTCCGCTGCACCAACTTATGATTGGGAAGAGTGATTATCACTCTCCCTTTCATTGACCTTAAAGGAGAAAGAAAATGGCAGTTATTGATCTATTAAATATTCAGCCCACACAGCTTTGTAAGGATCTACGCGGTCGTTTTATTATGCTATATGGTCAGGCTAAGAGTGGCAAGACCAGTATGTCCGCGATGTGGCCAAAGCCACTTCTTGTAGCATTCGAGAAGGGCTATAATGGTCTAGTTGGTGTTCGTCCAGTTGATATTACTTCTTGGGCAGATTTTAAGCAGGTTTGCCGCCAGCTAAAGAAGCCAGAAGTTAAGGAAGCTTACGAGACAGTAGTTATCGACACTGTTGCAATTGCATATTCTCTTTGTGAGAAGTATATCCTAAATCGTGAGGGTGTGCAGGCAATTGGTGACATTGGTTACGGTAAAGGTTGGGGTATGCTCAAGGACGAGTTTGAAACAACTTTCCGTGAACTAACTCAGCTTGGTTATGCTCTTGTATTTATCGCTCACTCTAAGACCAAGAAGACTGAGTATACTGATGAAGAGGGTAATGAGCTAGATGCTCTTGCTCCAGATCTTCCAAATGCAGCTTATCAAATTGTAAACCGCATGGTTGACGTTATTGGTTATATTGGTGTTGAGTACGACATTAAAAGCGGTGCTTCTAGTCGTTATCTTTACACTCGTGGTACTCCTACCATTTTCGCCGGTTCTCGTTATCGTTATCTTGCTCCACGAATTCCACTTGGTTATCAGGAGCTTGTTGATGCAATGGCTGAAGCAATGGAAAAGGAAGCTAATATGACTGGCACGAACATTATTAACTCTACTGATGTAGATTATGGTTTTGTTGCAACAAAGCGTCCCTTTGATGAAACAATGGCAGAGGCAAAGGCACTTTGGAATAAGATTCTAGCAACTTATCCAGAGGATGGACGTGAAAAGCTTCGCACTGCGGTTGTAAATGTTTTCAGTCATGATATGCAGCTTTCCAAGGCTACTCCTGAACAGCAGGATATGGTTGAGTTGGTAATTGAAGATTTAAAGAAGCTACTGTAAAAATATTCCCTATCGAAAGATAGGGTTTTATTTTTGACAATTGTGAAAAATTATGATATAATTAAATAAGAAAGGTGGAATATGTATGAGATGTGCAACGTGTAAAAAGCTTGTAGATGAAAAACAAATGATTGTTTATAATGGCAAGGATATTTGTTTTTGTAATCAAACATGTTACACTTCTTTTTTATCTAAAGAAAAAGAAAAAGAAGATCATGATTTTTTATATAAAGAGATTTGCCGTATCTTTAGTATCAGTAAATTGGATGAAAAATTATTTGCACAGATTAAGCGGTTAAAAGAAAACCATGGACTTTCATATAAAAATATCACCGCGGTTCTGCATTATATGTATGATATTCAACGCATTACAATTTATACTCCAACCTTGTATTATGTACCCGATTATATAGATAAAGCAAAACAATATTATCAATCTTTAAGAGAAAGACAGGCACAAACTGTAAAGGCGATTGCAGAAATGAAAACAATGCCAACTAAAACAGTGCGGCCAAACTATAATAGTAAACGAGCAAGTCGTTTAAAAATTGATCCAAGTAAAGTATAAGGAGTAGGCATATGACTTTTAATAATACTGATTTATACTGCCAGGTTCTAGGAAGTATTATGAAAGAGCCTTCAGTATTAAGCAGTTTGCCTATGCCGATTGCTATTGATGACTTTAGCCAAGAAAACCAAATTGCGAGAGTTATTTATTTTTCTCTTTCTAATTTGATTGATAGTGGTACAGTAAAAATCAACGCAGTAACAATTGAGGCATATCTGCAAGATTATCCAACATTTCAGCAAACTTATCGTCGATATAATGGACGAGAGTTTGTTATGATGTGTTTGGATAAAGGACAGCCTGAAAATTTCACGGCATTTTATAATAGATTAAAAAAGAACTCTCTTCTACGAGATCTTAAACTTCATGGTTATGATATTTCTCCATATGATGTAGAAGAGGCACCACCCGGAAGTAAACAGGAATTTGATTGTATTACACGATATGAAGAAGCGACTGAAGAAGATATTCTTGCATATGTAGAAAAATCTTTTTCTTCTATTCGTTCACGACATACTTATGGTACAAGTGGTTATATTCGTGCGAATGAAGGACTTCGTGAGCTACTTGAAGAACTTGCACAGGCTCCAGAAATTGGTCCAGAATTAAATGGTGCGTATTATAATTCTGTTGTTCGCGGAGCCATTCGAGGAAAGATGTATCTTCGTTCTGGTGGTACAAACGTTGGTAAAACTCGCTGGTCAGTATTTGATGCTTGCAGTATTGTATTTCCAATTCATTTTGATGAGGCAAAACAAAGCTTTGTGTGGGTGAGAGATAAAGAACCTCAGAAAGTTCTTTTTATTACCACTGAGATGAAAGCAAAGGAAATTCAAACTATTATTCTAGCTTATGTAGCAGGAGTAGAAGAGCAGGTAATTAAATTAAACGCTTGTACCGCGGCAGAAAAGAAGAGAATTGCAATTGCCTTAGACATTATTGATAAGTATAGTAATTACTTTATTTTGGAATCTATTGAAGATCCAAACCTCAATAATGTTCAAACAGTAATCAAAAAGCATGTTTTACTTAATGATGTTGGCTATGTTTTTTATGACTATATCTTTTCTTCTCCGTCTTTGATTTCTCAATTTAGTTCAAGTGGTATTCGAGAAGATGTAGCACTTGGTATGTTGTCTAATCAGTTAAAAGAAATCGCAGCCAATTATAATGTGTTTGTCATGACTAGTACTCAGGTTAATGGTGATGGTTTAAAAGTCGGTGAAAAACGAGATCAGAGAAATCTTCGTGGTTCAAAAGCGATTGCAGATAAGTGTGATGTAGGTTGTCTTATTGCAAAAGTTGATCCAACAGAACTTGAGCAGATACACGAACTAATTAAAGAATATGGTTCTCCAACACATGTTACAGATATTTATAAGTTACGTAATGGTACTTATAAGGGTTGCCGTATCTGGTCTAAAATAAATTTAGGTACAGGCTTTAAGGTTGATCTCTTTATGACAGATGAACAATATAATCTTATACCGATGAAAGAATATGAATTTATTCCTCCACTTCCAGGTGAGGAAGTTTGGGTGACTAAAGATTTCTTAAAAACCATTCCAATTGATTGCCCTAATCCAAATTTTGAAGAGAAAGCAGATGATGAATTTTAATGTGTAAAACTGATGGTTTCTATGATGAACTTGCAGTAAAAAATTCATTGGATGTAAAAACTATTATTAGTAGTTTTACAATTGATAAAGTTGTGTTATTTCTAAGAAGTTTAGGAGTAGATAACTTAGAAATTCATACTGACTATATTGTCTGCCCAACAATTTGTCATAATCCAATTGACGAAGCAGAAAGTATGAAGCTTTATTATTATAATTTAAATAAAAGTTTTCATTGCTATACAGAATGTAGCGAAAACTTTAATATTATTGTACTTTATCAAAAATATATGGCAATTAATCATCAAGAAGTTTCTTATGATGAAGCCTTATATTATTTAAAACAATTTATTGATGTTGAAGAAAAAGATATTCGACCAGTTGAAATTGTTTCTTGGGAAACTGAAAAAGAACTTCCACGGCAATCTATTATTACCTTACCGGAGGTTAATAAATATGCACTAGATTATTTCGTCCCATTTAGCCATCCTTTATGGGAAATGGAAGGAATCACCAGTGATGTCCAAAGTCTATTCAATATTCGATTCTCTTATGGAACTAATCGAATTATTATTCCTCATTATGATATTAGCGGACGATTAATTGGTATTCGTACGCGTGCAATTGATGAAGAAGATTTGGTATATGGTAAATATCGTCCAGCTCAAATTGGCGAAAAAATGTTTAATCATCAGCTGGGATTTAATTTGTATGGTATTTGGGAGCATAAAAAGGCAATTCAAAGAACTAAACGAGTTGTTATTTATGAGGGAGAAAAATCTGTTCTGAAAGATTCTGCTTACTATGGTCCATATAGTGTGGCAGTTGCAACATGTGGCTCTCAATTAAATCGATTTCAAATTAATCTTCTTATTCAAGAATTAGGTGTAAATGAAATCATCCTTGCCTATGACAAGGAATATGATCATTGCTTCTCTGAAGAAGGAATGAATTATAGAAAAAAGTTAATAAGTAAATGTGAAAAGTATCGCGGGATGGCTAGTTTCTATTATATTTTTGACGAACAGAATATCTTAAATAAGAAGGATGCTCCTTGCGATCAAGGACAAGAAAAACTAGAGTATTTAATGAAGAGGCGGATTAAAATCAAATGAACTATAAGTTAAAGTATAACCTTACTCATTCTCCAGAGAATTGTTTAGTCGAACTTCTTACAGCACGAGGAGTTGAAAATATTGAAGGATATATAAATCCCAGCAAAGAATATGAGTTAGACCCTTATCTACTTGATAATATCTCTGAAGCCGCGGATTTACTTTTTAAGCATCTTGAAAATGATAGTAGTATTCTTATTGTACAAGATGCTGACACAGATGGTATTTGTAGTGCCGCGATGATGTGGCTTTATATAAAGGATTTTTATCCAAAAGCAAGACTTGAATATGTATGCCACGAACATAAAGCTCATGGTCTTGATGATATTATTGAAGATGTAATTGAAAGTGATTATGACTTAATCATTCTTCCTGATGCCAGTAGCTTTGATATTGAAGAACATAGACGACTACAAGAGGTAGGAAAAGAAGTTCTTGTTCTTGATCACCACCACGCGGATTCATATAGCCCATATGCAGTTGTAGTAAATAATCAGTTATCTAAGAATTATTCTAATAAATATTTTTGTGGTGCTGGTGTAGTCTATAAATTTCTTATGGTAATGGACGATAAGTTTGGTGATAGTGGCTATTGTGAGAAATATATGGATTTATGTGCTCTTGCAAATGTTGCTGACTGTATGAGCATGAAGCATCCAGAAACTCGATATTATATTACAGAAGGTTTAAAGAAGATTAATAATGATGGCTTTAAAGCTTTTATTAATCAGCAGTCTTATTCCCTGTTTAAAGAAACAAAAGAGCTGGGCTATATCAATGTTGCTTTCTATATCGTTCCACTTCTAAACGCTATTGTACGCGTTGGAACAATGGAAGAAAAGCGTTTACTGTTTAATGCTTTTATTAATCCACACGAACTTATTCAAACCGATAAACGTGGAGCAAAAGCGGGAGATATGGAAGAAACCTGCGTAGAAATGGCTCGTCGTGCTTCCAATGCTCGTAATCGACAGAATCGTATTAAGGAAAAATCTACTGAACTTCTTGATATGAGAATTCAGAAATATGCTCTTCTTGATAATAAGATTCTTATTGTTGAGGTAAATGATAAAGATAATATTCCACAAGAACTTCGAGGTTTAATTTGTACTCAGTTCGTAAATCGTTATCATCGTCCTTGTGCAATTGTAGCAAAGAACTCTGAAGGATATCTTCGTGGTTCAATGCGTGGCAACGATTCTTTCTCAGAGGTTCCAGATTTTAAGGCTTTCCTCGAAGGTAGTGAACTTGTAGAATATGTACAGGGACATCCTAATGCAGCCGGCTGTAGTATTCATGAATCTAATCTTGAAAAACTTCTTGAATATGCTAACAGTAATATTTCCGATGAAGGTTTAGCCAATGTCTATTATGTAGACTATATATTTAATGATAATGAAAACTTCGGTGATATTTTATTACAAATTGCTGAACACCCAGAACTATGGGGTAATGATATTGAAGAACCGGTTGTTGTTGTAAAAGATGTTCCTTATTGTAGCGAACAATGGTTCTTAATGGGTGAGAATAAAGATTCTTGTAAATTCACTCATAATGGTGTAGAATATGTACGTTTTAAGGATAGTGACTTTGCTCAAGAATGTAAAGCATATGAACGCGGCACCATCACTGTTTATGGAAAGATTAAAAAGAATACTTGGGCTGGCCGCACTACACCACAAATTTTAATTGATGATTATGAAATGACTGACACGACTTATGAATTTTGATAATTTATAAAAATTGTGTTATAATATAATTAATTAAGGAAGGAGTAAAGTGAATGAGAAGATATCCTGGAAGCGTACACAATCACACAGATCATAGTAATAATCGTCTGCGAGATTGTATCAATAAAATCTCTGACTTGATTGATTATGCAATTGAACTAGGACATGAGTGCGTGGCCATTACTGACCACGAAACTCTTTCTAGTTTTATTCAGGTTGAGAACTATGGAGAAAAAGTTCTTGACAAAGAAAATAATATTAAAGTAAAAGATAAGATTAAAATCATTCGTGGTAATGAAATTTATCTTACTCGTAATAAGTTGAATGGCAGCAATTTTAACAAGGATAAGGGCGATGATTATTATCATTTTATACTCCTTGCTAAAGATATTGAAGGCTATCATCAACTTTGTGAACTTTCCACAAGGGCGTGGAAACGTTCATTTGTTTCTCGTCGTATGCGTCGAGTACCGACCTATTATCAGGATTTGAAAGATATTATTGGCAAAAATCCGGGTCATATTATTGGTTCTACCGCATGTCTTGGTGGACAGCTCCCGAAATTTTTATTGAAGTTTAGAGACACTGGAGATACTAAATATTGGGAGACAGCACTTAATTGGTGCCAATATATGGTAGGAATTTTTGGAGAAGGTAACTTCTATCTTGAAATGCAACCTTCTAAAAATCTTGACCAAGAATGTGTAAATATTTATATTCAGCAGATTAGTGCGGAGCTTGGTATTCCTTATATCATCACAACTGATAGTCACTATCTAAAGAAGGAAGATGCTTATATTCATGAAAAATATCTTAATTCTCAAGATGGTGATCGTGAGGTTAGATCTTTCTATGAAACGACTTATATGATGGGAACGGAAGAACTTGAATCTTATTTTTCATATTTTGAAAAGTCAGTTCTTCAAAAAGCTTACGAAAATATTCATAATATTGCAGAAGCTTGTCAGGAATATACAATTAAAAGGCCGCTCCGTATTCCATGTTTGCCTTGGATAAATTATGAGCATAATGTCTCCGACTTAGATTATTATGTAAGTAAAATGCCAACTTTACAGAAGTTTATTGATTCTCCTCATGTAGCGGATAATGAACTTGTATATGCAACTATTGCAGGTATTAAGAAGCATTCCGATCTTCAGAACGACGAAGCATACGCGGCTTTGGAAGAGTGTCTTGAAATGACATGGATTTCAAGTGAAGTTAATAATGCACAGTGGAGTGCATATTATTTGAATCTTCAAAAAATTATTGAGGAATGCTGGAATGCAGGTACAATCGTTGGTTGTGCTCGTGGTTCTGGTGGTGGCTTTGTACTTCTATATTGTCTGGATATTATTCAGATGAATTGTTTACGTGAAACGACAAAGTGTTTTCCATGGCGTTTTCTAAATCCAAAACGTGTTTCTGTTCTTGATATTGACTTTGATATTTCTGGTTTAAAGCGTGGACAGGTACTTGAACATCTTCGTAAGGTTTATGGCGAAGATCGTGTTTGTAATGTTGCAACTTTTAGAACTGAAAAGTCTAAGAGTGCAATTCTTACCGCGGCTCGTGGTTTAAATATGCCACCAGAAGATGGACAATATTTTGCATCTTTAATTACTTCTGAACGTGGTCAGCTTTATTCTTTAAAGAAGATGTATTATGGAAGTGAAAAAGATGGTATTGCACCAAGTTCTACTTTCGTTCAGGAAATGGATACTCATCCAGATCTTTGGAGAATTGCTCAAAAGATCGAAGGATTAATTTGTGGTGTAGGTATTCACGCAGGTGGTATTGTTTTTAACGATGAACCTTTTACGAATACGGCCGCGTTAATGCGAGCACCTGATGGAACCATTATTAGTGCATTCGAGCTTCATGACCTTGAAGAATGTAGTCTTATCAAATATGATGCTCTTTCTGTTGAAGGCATGGATAGAATTCAGGTTTGTCTTGAACTTCTTCAGGAATATGGTTATGTTAAACCAGAAGCAACTTTAAAAGAGACTTATGAAAAAGTTATTGGTATTTATAATATCGAACGAGATGATCCAAAAATGTGGAAGAAAATTTGGGATCATGAAATTGTAAGTCTTTTCCAGATGGAACAGCAAAGTGGTCTTCAGGGTATTGCTCTTTCTAAACCAAAGAACGTTAATGACCTTGCGGTTCTTAACTCTGTTATTCGTCTAATGGCTCCAGAAAAGGGTGCGGAACAGCCGCTTGAAATGTGGGCGCGTTATCGTAAACATCCGGGTGCTTGGGTCCGTGAGATGCGGGTATATGGATTATCTGAAGAAAATATCAATTGGTTGAGTAACCATAGTGCAATTACTGATGGTATTTGTGAATCTCAAGAAGGTCTAATGTCTCTTGTACAGGAACCAAAGCTGGGAGGAAATGATCTAACTTTTGCTGATAAGTGTCGTAAAGGTCTAGCAAAAAAGATTGGTGCCATCTTTGATGAATGTGAAAGAACTTATTTTAAGAACGCACAGGATAGTAATTGTGATGATAAATTAGTTCATTATGTCTGGGATGTAATGCTTAAAGTTCAGCGTGGTTATTCATTCAACCGCAGTCACTGTCTTGCCTATTCTCTTGTTGCTTTACAAGAGATGAATCTGGCATATAAGTATCCAATTATTTTCTGGAATACCGCAAATCTTATTGTAGATAGTGCAGGTAAAGAGGAAACCGAAGAGGGCGATGATGAGTGTATTGTTGTCGAACTTGAAGATGCTCCAGAAGATTCCGAAGAAATTGTTGATATTTATGAACCAGAAGAATGGGAAGAATTTGAGTATGAAGATATTCCTGAACAGAACGTAAAGAAGAAAAAGAAGAAAACAAAGAGTATTAACTTTGGTAAAATTGCAACTGCAATTGGTCGTTTTCAGACCGCAGGTATTAAAATTACTCCTCCAGATATTAATAAAAGTGGTTTCACTTTTACTCCACTGGTAGAAGAAAATAGTATTGCTAGCGGCCTAAGAAATATCACTCGTATCTCTGCGGATTTGGTAAATCAAATTATCGCAAATAGACCATATGAATCTATTGAAGATTTTCAGCATAAGGTTAAGGTTAATCGAACTCAAATGCTGAATCTTTTGAAGTGTGGTGCTTTTGATAATTTGTATCCAGATCGTATGAAGATAATTGAAACTTATCTTGCCACAAAAGCACAGACCAAAGAAAAACTTACTCTTGCAAATGTTCCAATGCTTATGAAGTATCATATTTTGGACGAAGAAGCTTCTGAATTTTGTGAACTATATGCTTATAATCGTTTTTTGAGAAAGCACATTGTTGATGATAAAATTATCTTCCCAGAAAAAGCTTTAACTTATTTCTGTAATCGTTTTGATGTAGACTTGCTTTTAGATGGTACGAGTATTGCAGTAAAGACTTGGGAGAAAATTTATAAAAAAGAGATTGCTCCGTTATCTGTATTTATTAAAGAAAATATGGATGATTTACTTAGTAAATTAAATGAGGCATTAATTCAAGAACAATTTGAAAACTATGCCAAAGGTACAATTTCTCATTATGAAATTGAATCTATGTCTTTCTATTATCATGAGCATGAACTTGAAAAAGTTGATCCAATTGCGTACAATATTGTAGATTTTAATTCTTTACCAACTGAACCAGTAATTGAAAGAACTATCCCTACAAAAGATGGCAAATTTATTCAATTGTTTGAACTTAACTGTATTTGTGGTACAGTTTTGGATAAAAATAAGTTGAAAAATTCTGTTACACTTTTAACTCCAACAGGAGTTGTAACCGTTAAGATTTGGAAGAATCAGTTTGCTAAATATGATAAACAGATTTCTGAAATCCAACTTGATGGTAAAAAGAAGGTTCGAGAGAAGTCTTGGTTTAGCCGCGGCAACTTATTATATCTACAAGGTATTCGTCGTGGAGATGCTTTTATTCCAAAAGCTTATAAGAATAGTTTGCATCGTATTCCAATTATGAAAATTACTTCAGTTGAAGGAAAGCATTTTACATATACCGACAAGAGGTATGATGAAGAATGATTGGTATCATAGATTATGAATTACTGATGGCGAAGAGAGGCTTACCGCCTCCTTCGTTGTCAGCCATGAAAATGGCGGCTTATTTAAAAAGCACACAAAGTGATTATGTAGTTTTACTACAAACAATGGAAAATATTGAACATTATGAACGAGTATGTTTCTTTAGTGATTGGATAATTGATAAACTTCCAAAAGAAATATTTCAATATTCTAATGTAGAATTATATGGACTGTATTTAAATCCCATTCCAAAACTTGCAGAACATATGATTCCAGATACAACTATTTACAATGATATTATTCAAGAAAAAATTGTAAATAAAACTGTATCCACTTCTCGTGCTTTACAATTTTTAGATTCTATTTATTATAAATGTTATGACCAAGAAGGAAAAAGATTACCTTTGCCGCCATCGGCAAAGAGAAAAAGATTTTATATTTATGATAATGATTTTCTTAGTCTCTTAGATTGTTGGCAAATCATTGAAGAGATAGTAGAAAGAAATCCTTCTGCTATTTACATGACGCGGCCAATTCAATGCCATACAGTAAAACAGTTTTTTACATTACGAGAAGATTATGAAAAAGTAAGTCGTAATAATAAAATATTTTTAGACTATTTTGTTCCTCTTCATCATTTAGAAACTTATTTTGGTAAATATAAATTAAAATTGTTAGGAGAAATCACTAAGACATCAGATGTTTGCATTTATCTTGGAAAGAACTATGGAAATGATGTTTATAGTGAAACTTTTTATATACGAAATATTTTTTATTGTTTAAATCTAGCATACAGCTATTATTCTCGTAATATACCTATTAAATCAGATATTTACCATCATTATGACACAACTAATCCTTATGAAGATGTTTATAATGCAATACGCTTGTGGATAAATTCTGAGGATTATGATATGACTTTAGCTCAAAGTTTTGGCACAAAGAAATTAAAAGAAAGAATGGCGGAACTGATCGAAAAAAATTCTGCTTTTGAACCTTTCTTTAATAAAACAAAAAACGATTTAATACAGACAAGGGGGATTTGGAGAATACCATGACTAACGAAGAAATTTATGAGACAATTGAAAATCGTAAACAGAAGATTCGCAATATTTTAAGTGATAGTAATAATTTTGAACTTAATACTGATATTGTTCGCTATCGTAAAGAAATTAATGAATTACGTAAACAGTGTACTCATACAAATAGTAATTTTGAAAAAATGGTTCGTGGAGGACGCTGTCTCTACTGCGGTTCAGAGGTGAAATGAAATGGATTTTGTTATTAAACGTGATGGTTCGCAAGTAACTTTTAGTAAAGAAAAGATATATGATGCTATTGAAGCCGCGGCCTTTGAAGTATCAGCAGAAGGTAATTCTTCCATGAATTATAAAGAAATTTGTGATGCAGTAGAAGATATATTTACTCGTTGCAAAGAATTTACTGGTGACATTGAAGTTGAACATATTCAAGATATTGTCGAAATGGTTTTGATGGTTTATAATGCTAATGTTGCAAGAGCATATATTCGCTATCGCTATAAGAAAGAAGTTGCCCGTGAATATAAGGCAGATTTTTTTGAAGCAATTGGAAGTAAACTCGCGGCAACAAATGTAGAAAATCAAAATGCAAATGTAGACGAGCATTCTTTTGGCGGCCGCGTGGGAGAAGCTTCTGACCTTATGATGAAGGAATATGCTTTAAATTTCTGCATGTCTGAGAAATCAAAGTATAACCATTTAAACAATTATATTTACATTCACGATCTAAGTGCTTATGCAGTTGGTATGCACAATTGTTTATCTGTACCTTTTGATCATTTACTTGAAAAAGGATTTAATACTCGTCAAGCAGATATTCGTCCCGCTAATAGTATTGATACCGCCTTTCAACTTCTAGCTGTTATTTTCCAACTTCAGTCGCTACAGCAATTTGGTGGAGTAAGTGCTACTCACCTAGACTGGACGATGGTTCCTTATCTTCGTAAGAGTTTTACCAAGCATCTTGCAACTGGTATGGAATATTGTGAAAACAAGTCAACCTATAAAATTGATCGTTTTTATAGATGGTTAAAGTATGATCTCCATATGGATGGAACTGTTCATTTTGAAGATGAAGCTTTCCGTCAGTTACATCCAGAAGCTTGGGATTATGCTATGAAACAAGTAGAAAAAGAAACTATGCAAGCTGTTGAGGGTATGTATCATAATTTAAATACTCTTCAATCCCGTAGTGGAAATCAACTTCCTTTTACCTCTATCAATTATGGTACTTGTACTAGTCCTGAAGGTAGGATGATTATTAAAGCTCTACTTCTAGGTTCCCTAAAAGGTGTAGGTAAACATCATCGTACTCCAATTTTCCCATGTGGTATTTTCCAAGTTGGAGAAGGAATTAACAAACGTCCTGGCGATCCAAATTATGATTTATTCCAGTTAGCTTTAGAGTCTACTGCAAAACGCCTATATCCCAACTATGCTAATATTGATTGGACAGGTAATGCCGGATATGATAAGAATGATCCTCGCACTTACTTCTCTACAATGGGTTGTCGTACAGCAAATGGTTGGGATGTAAATGGTCTTGGTCAGCAAAAGGATGGACGTGGAAATATTTGTCCAGTAACAATTATTATGCCTTCTGTTGCTATGGAAGCAAAGAATCTTTGGAAAGTAGATGCCGCAAACGAAGAATCTCTTGAAGAAGTATTCCTTGCAATGCTTGATATTAAAATTCATGAAGCAAAAGATATGCTAATTGAACGCTTTGAATATATTTGCCGCCAGAGTCCAGAATCTGCAAAGTTTATGTATGAAAATGGTTTAATGGCTGGTTATATTCCAAAAGAAGGAATTCGTTCTGCCTTAAAGCACGGCACAATTGTTATTGGTCAGCTCGGTTTAGCAGAAACTCTTGAAATTTTAATTGGTTGTAATCATACCTCTCCAAAGGGTATGGAGCTTGCAAAACGAATTGAGCAGTTATTTAAAACTCGTTGTGCTGAGTTTAAAGAAGAGTATAAGCTTAATTTTGGTGTATACTATACTCCAGCAGAAAATCTTTGCTACACTGCTATGAAGAAATTCCAAGATAAGTATGGTATTATTCCTAATGTTTCTGATCACGAATATTTTACCAATAGTATTCATGTTCCAGTCTGGGAGAAAGTTGGAGTACTTGAGAAGATCGACCTTGAAAGTCAGCTTACAGGATATAGTTCTGCAGGTTGTATTACTTATGTAGAACTCGAAAGTGGAATTAAGAATAACCTAAAAGCACTTGAACAGATTGTTGTTTATGCTATGGATAAGGATATTCCATATCTTGCAATTAACGTACCAAATGATACATGTCTTGACTGTGGATATTGCGATGAATTTAATAATCAGTGCCCAGAATGCGGCAGTACTAATATTCAGCAGCTTCGCCGAGTGACAGGATATCTAACTGGTAATTATAAAACTGCTTTTAATTATGGCAAACAAAAAGAAACCGAAGCTCGTGTAAAGCATACCGGTAATATGGAGGAATAATATTATGCGATATGCAGGAATTATTTATGATGATACAGCCGCGGCTCCGGGATTAAGTTTGACATTATTCACTCAGGGTTGTCCTTTCCATTGTAAAGGTTGTCATAATCCTGAAACTTGGGATCATAAAGGCGGCTATGAATATACCAAAGAAACAGAACAAAAAATCGTTGAAGCTTTAACAGCAAATGGAGTTATGAGAAATTTATGTATTATGGGTGGAGAACCTCTATTATCTCATAATATCGAGCCTCTTTATAGTCTTACTAGGGCAGTTCGAGATAATTACGAAGACGAAATTAAGATTTATCTCTGGACCGGATTTACAACTCAAGAACTACAAGAACTAATTAAAGAGCATCCAGATTTTGCCGATTTCCTTTATATGTTTGATTACATTATTGATGGCCGATATGAAGAAGATAAGCGAGATGTAACACTTTTGATGCGTGGTTCAACCAATCAAAAAATTAATCGTGTAGTCGATAGATTTTGTGATGAAAAAGAATTACCACTTAAAAATTTTGAAGAGGAAGTATACTTCCGAGTATAAGAGAGCTTCGGCTCTCTTATTTTTTTTGAAATTTGACTTTTTATTTTTTTTAAAGTATAATATATGTATAGAATAAAGGAATATAGGAGAGTCCTTATGAAGTACAAATACAGTAGTGACAAAGATACTGTAAATTTTATTCAATCTGCTCTGCGAGATAATGATGGATACTGCCCCAGTCATAGCGAACAACGTGGTAATCCTGACTACGAATGTCCCTGTAAAGATTTTCGAGAAAATGTCGGAAAGGGTGAAAGTTGTGCCTGCGGGCTATATGTAAAGGTGAAAAAGTAATGGGAATAATACTTTTAATTTTATGTATTATAGTTATTGCAGCAACATTTTATTATCGCGTAAAGTATAATAAAACAACAACTTTACAAAATTTAAACCAGAAAATTCGGAATCGACAGGATACTTTAACTGAAGTTGAGCGAGATCTCGCGGATGCCCTAACTACGGTATCAATGTATCAAACTCTTAATCTTGATAAGCAAGAAGAGTTGTCAAGACTTGAAACAGATATTTCTGCTAAAACCGCGGAATTAAAAGCTTTATCAGCTTCGTTGCAAACAGTACGAGATAGTAATGAAATTGAAAAAGCAAAAATTTGTGAAGAGTTTGCTGAAAAGATTCAAGAATTAAATACTCAACATCAGACTCTTATGCGTCTAAAAAATGAAGAAGTAAAAAATGAACTTGCTCAAATGGACGCAAAGCTAGAGAGTGAAAGAAGTAAATATCTTTCTGTTATTGAAACAGTACAACGCTCATAGAGTGATGAAGAAAAAGATTTAAACCGTCATATTCAAATATCTTCTTCTGATCGTTCTGACATTAATTATTTACTTAATCATGTAGCAGAAGAGTTACGAAATCCCGATATTTTATATAAATTAATTTGGTCGGAATATATCCAAAAGAAAGCTAATGAAATGCTTGATTATATTCTTCCAAGCCGCGAATGTAGCGGTATTTATAAAATTACCAATGATAGAACAAAACAAGCATATATTGGTCGTTCGACTTCTGTAAGAAAACGTTTAACTGACCATATAAAAAGTTCAGTTGGTATAAGTACAATCGCGGACTAGCGAGTTCATCAAGCAATGCGCGATGAAGGAATTTGGAATTTTACTTTTGAACTTATTGAAGAATGTTCTAAAGAGCAACTAAATGAACGTGAAAAGTATTATATCAATTTCTTCTCTACTGAAAAATTAGGATATAATCAAAAGGCCGGAGGTTAATATGTTAGTTAATCAAATTGTTCCACTCGATGTAAGAGAAAGAATCTGTGTTCATTGTCCAAAGGGAGACCGTGAAGATCCTGTTGTATATCTTATTGCCGAAGCGGGTCAAGGTAAAACAACTGAAACAATTCGTCAAGCAGTTTTTAGACGAGATACAATTCTTTCTACAGAAGATGATTTTTATCGTTCTGCAGGTATGAAGCACGCAAGTGAAGCTAAAGAAACCGAAGTTTCTTATTTAGGTCTAAAGGATATCTTCAATGAAGATTTTAAAATTGCGAGTCGCCGCATAAATCTTTGTGTCGATAATGCCCGTACTATTTTAGAGGAACTTCTAACAGAACGTTTTGGTGTTCCTGTTGTAATTGACTTTATGTCGCTGGAGGCTTAATATGAGTGAAATTAATACAGAAGTAAATACTGAGCCTTTAACAGTTATAATTGATGGTAAGGAAATTACTTATACAAAAGCAGTAATTGATGAAAATACTAAGCCACAGGATCTATGGGAGCCAGCTAAGCCAGGTGAGCGGCCCGATGATGTTTGGATCCCTAATCGAAAAGAACGTCGTCGAATGATGAATGCAAAAGGCCGCAAGCGTGGTTTGAGAGCTTTGGGACAAATGTTCCAAGAAACTGAAAATTATGCTAAACAGAATCCACAGTTTAGACAAGATTTATATAAAGCACTTTATGAAAATCTAAAAGTAAAAGCAGCAGAAAAAGAAAAAGAATTTAAAAAGGAGAATAACGAAAATGGTCGAACTGATGAGGGAAACTAAGGTCTGGAAAGTTACTGATGAAAATGAAGCAATTTCTATGATCGAAGAATATAAGAACAAGGGCGGTTTTACCGTAACCAAAGGCGGATATACTGTTAAGACTAGGAAGTCTAAGGGCGAGATCGTAGATATGTGGTATGTTGTTACTATTGAAATGTCCTATGAGGTGTAATAATGGATAATGTAATTGATACTAATTTAAAGGCAATTGAAGGTTTTAAGAATGAACTTCTTAAAATCTTTGAAGATACGGATGACGAGCTTTTTGGCGACATGAAAGTAGAGCTACTCAATAGTATCGCTAAAGCTTATTCAGGCCCTGAAGCAGAACAAGCAATTGATCAGCTTCTAATTGAAGGAGATAAGAATGGATTTACATTAGATGTATATGTTCAGGAACTATCTCATACGGTTGAACTCTTTTCTGGTGTAATAGAAGAGATTAAGGAAAAGTATAAAGACCAGCCTAATAAGTGTGAGTTCTGTGACGAGTTTATGTCTCTCATTGAAGCTTACATCTTAACCGCAATTAATAAGATCACTAATCGTGATATTTTCAATGTTGCTGTTGAACTTTGTCATCCAAATGCTAAACTTCCTACTTATGCTCATGATACTGATTGGGGTGCCGACGTTTATGCAGTAGAAGATATGACTATTCAGCCCGGTAGTTATGGCGTCATGGTTCCAACTGGTCTACGAGTAGCAATCCCTCATGGTTGGATGATTTCTTTCCGTCCTCGTAGTGGCATGAGTCATAAGACACCACTTCGTCTTTCCAATAGTCCTGGTACGATTGATGAGACTTATCGTGGTGAGTTAAAAGTTTTGTTTGACAATTTCAGTAATATTCCAGTTGAAATTAAAGCTGGTGATCGAATTGTTCAGATGGGACTTGAAAAGAGTTACAAAGCACGTTATCACGTTGTTGATAATGTAGAACGAAACACCGATCGCGGTGAAGGCGGGTTCGGTTCTAGTGGCAATTAATATTTATACTGTTTAGTCAGATGTAGAGGCGGCTGGATGGTAGCTTATCTCTACTACTTATAAAAACTTAAAAACCCCTTTGAATTTTATTTGTCCAAAGGGGCATTAGGTTAGTGATACTTATGATAATTGGCGTAAGCATCACATTTGCGAAGAGTGTGTAAAACTTTCTAATGGAAATGTAACAAGAAATAAATTACCTGCTCGCGGTAAAGATACAAGAATGAGAGTTCTTGCTCTTGATGCCGCAACCGGCACAACCGGATACGCAATTTTTGATGATAAAAAATTAGTAGATTATGGTACTTTTACTACCAATGAATTTGCTAATTCAACCGGCCGCATTAATGAATTAAAAAGATGGGTTGATTCTGTAATAGAAAAAACTTGTCCTGATGCAGTAGGTGTGGAAAATATTCAGTATTAGAAGAATGTAAAAATGTTTTAGACGCTAGCTAATTTACAAGGTGTATTGTTAGATTATCTTTATGAAAAGAAAATCGACAACAAGTTAGCTTATTCTTCTACTTGGCGTTCATATCTTGGAATTTGTTCTGGAGAAGAGCGTGAAAATGCTAAACAATAGGCGTAGAATTATGTGCGGCTTATGTATCATATAAAAGCCACATAGGATGAAGCGGATGCTATTTGTTTGGGTTATTACTTTGCTTAGCAATTTGTACCAAAGGTTGCTACTATAAAAAAACAATTTGAATGGGGAGACGAAATACTGTGATTACGACAACTATTGAAAGTCTTTTAACTATTAAGCCAGTTCTTTAGAAACTTGCTAATACTTCAATGCCAGCTCGTGAGGCATTTAGTATTCTGAAAATGTTAAAGCTTGTTGATAAAGAATATGAATCTATTGAAGTGGTTCAACATAAAATGCTCGATACCTATGGTGCCAAGAATGAAGACGGAACCTTCACTACCGATGAAAAGGGTAATTACATTATTAAGAAAGAAGGTATTGAAGATTATGTCACTGAAATGCGGGCTTTCCTTGAAGAGAAGGTTGAATTAAATTGTTCTAAGATTAATTTTTCCATGCTTGAAAAGATTGATCTTACTCCTGCTCAAATGATTTTAATTGAAGATTTCATTGATGAGTAATTATATAAAACCGCATAGAGATGTGCGGTTATTTTATTGGAGGAATTATGAGCAAGGAAATTGCTATAATAATCCCAGCATACAATGCTTAGGATTATATCTCTAATTTAATGTGTACTATCTAGGCTTAGACCTATATCGAAAAATGTAAAATCGTTATTATTAACGATAATGATAATAATGCTTTATACAACTTTTTATATGACGAATTTTCAAAATTAGATATTGTAATTTTAAAAACGAAGGTTGCTCAAAGTGGTCCAGGCGCGGCAAGAAATATTGGTTTAAAATATGTTATTAAACAAAATATTCCTTATATAATATTTGCTGATGCCGATGATATTTTTTATTCTACAATGGCTATATAGATGTTATACACCACAATAACAATGGATTCACAAGATTTTGTTTTTGCTCCTTTTTATAAAGAAGATAAAACGCTTGAATTTAATGATGATTATGATGTATGGCTATTTGGGAAAATATATAAAACTGATATAATTAAAAAATATAATATTCTTTTTCCTGAGACTTATTATGGAGAAGATAATGCTTTCAATCTTTTTTATTAGTTAGTAACACAAAAACATGCAAAACTAAAATATCCAATATATGTATGGAAAAATAATGAAAATAGTCTTACCAATCAAAAACGTGAAGCTGTTTATTATGAATATTTTGTCAACAACTATAAAGAACAATTTAAACTTTTACAATATCTAATTAATAATAATATAGTTAAAGAGGAAAAGATTGAAAAAATTTTACCTGAACGAGTAATACGATTATATTTTGATTATAATCATATGTATATTATGGTTGAAGCATAGAAATATTTGGCAGATATAAACAAAATAATAAATGAAATTTATTGGAACTTTTTAGATAAATATTGGCTTAATTTTACTCAAGAAGATTGGTAGAAAGCTTGGAATTTAACAGGTGGTTTTGTAGAAAATATTCCAAATATTGGATTTATGGACTTTTTAAAAATTCTAACAAAAAAAGAGGGAGCCTAAGCTCCCTCTTTTAATCTACCGCCCCAATAGCAACTACACAGCCCCAGTGGGTTTTACTAGTGCCCGCATGACACCAATAAATTACATTACCTTTAACATAACATTTAGTTTTTTTATGATAACCGCCAAAACCTGATCCTGCTGTACTATCTCCATCCTCATTTTCATTAATAGAAGCACCATAATATACAGGTGTAAACGAAAGGGTTTTACAAGACCAACTTGTTGTTATAATATATCCTTGATCATACCAATAGTTAAAAGAACCGGTTCTACGAGTTGTAGAAGTATTATAAAAAGTATACGGATATACTACATCTATAGAAGAAGCATTACCTGTTAAGCTAACGCTAGGCGCGGTAACTGTAATACTAGTATAATAACCCGCACCACCAGTAAAAGGTGCTGCCTGAGATACTGCTCCATGATTGGTCATTGTACCTTTTTGCTAAGTACCACTTGTAGAATAGAAAGTTTTATTAACTAAAACATCTGAAGTTGTCGCATTTCCAGATAATGTTGGACCCGTTACTTTAATACTGGAATAATAACCCGCATTAGTATTTGTATAAGTTCCTCCAACTGTAACAGAACCAGTTAATGCTCCATAATTTGCCATTGAACCATTAATCATTGTTCCAGTATTAGAATAAAAAGATTTTCCACTTAAAACATGAGAAGCCTCGGCATTGCCAGATAAGGTAGGACCAGTTACTGTAATACTAGAATAATAACCAGCATTTGTATTTTTATAAGTGCCTCCAACACTAACCGTTCCATTCGGATCACTTCTAATGACAATAGAACCAGACTATGTTTTTTTACTGGTATTCGTGAAAGTTGCATTACTTAAAACATGACCAGCAGTAGCATTTCCTAAAGAACTGGCATTAATACTAACACTAGAATAATATCCAGCACTTCCAGTATCTCCTACATTAATTTGTTTGGTACCATGATTACTCATGGTGCCAGTTTGTATATCATCACTTGCATTACTATAAAAAGTAGCTCCAGATAACACCTAACTTCTGGTTGCATTTGCGGCAGAAACATCCATTCCGCCGCCACCACTTCTTACAATTGTTGGCATATACTCCTTTAACCTCCTTGTATCATTAAAAGAATTGGTATATCTATATTAGGAACTTTACCATGACAAATTAATGTACAGCTACCATTTTGCTAAGTTCCTCCAATTATATTGGCCTTCTAAAAAGTTTTTAATTCTTCTGTTGTAATAGATGGTGATGGTAAAATTTCCTACAAAGAAGTTGTAGTTATATCAGCATCATAAATTGTATAAATATTATTATTCCAATTAGAAGAATTAATAAAAGTAGATATTTTTTTAATATGGCCAGAAATAACAATATTTTTATTATCCGAAGTTTTTTTAATACTGCCAACTTCATTTGCACCAACTCTAAATATATTAAAACCAATTCCTTCTTCATTGGCATCCATATCTATTATTGCATTAGTACTATTACTCTACTAATTAATTTTAATAGTTGGAACATTTGTTTCCCCATGGTCTAAAACACCAAAATCTTTTTCAACATTTACTCCTAAGCGTCCTTTGCGTATTGCAAAAGTTGCTCCACCTTCACGAATAACAAAAGTATTAGAGTTTACAATTAAAAAATTTGTTTCTGTATTGTTAGAAGTATTAACATATTTAATTTTTGCCTACAGTGATAAATTGGTTGAGTTTATTTGGATATTTTGGAAGTTTACTGTTAATAAATCAATTTCAGTACTCGTAAGTGCTGTCCAATCCTATAAAATTTTATTCTAATTTAAATCTATTAAACTATAAGAAATTTCTTTAGTTGAAGTGGTCGTATTATTTTTTAAATTAACTCCACTTTGACTACATAATAAATTAGGTAATAATAATGACCCTTTTAAATTATTATTATTAATACTTACTTTAGTTAAAGAATGCTTATCTTCATACCATCTATAAATTGGTACTGAAATTATAATAGTAGATGATAATGGTGTTACTTCATTATTATTATAAGCAATATTATAAGTTAAATAATAGTTTAAAGTCACTTCTGATGCAGTATATAAATCATAGCTATCATTGATTTGATTATCACTATTAATTGATAAGTTATTATTATTTCTTTTAATTGTTTTAGTTATAGTAGCTCCAGGATAAGTTCTTTCTCCAGAAGCTCCAGTCCAATCTATCAAATCCTTACAAGTAATTGTTATTGTTTCAAAAGGATTAAAATAAGTTCGATTATTGGAATAATGGACTAAATAGTTTTCAGAAGATAACGCTCCTAAAGTTCGTATAAAATTAAAATTGAAAGAGTACAAACTTGTTGCGGTATAAGTAGAAAAACCTTCATAATAATAAGTTAAAATTAATGTTCCAGATGGTTTTGGATTATTATTATTTAATACTTCCTGGAATAAAGCAGTCTAAAAATTATTACTTACATCTAAAGAAGTTGGACAAGTAACCGTAGTTGTAAAAGTATTAGAATTCGTATTAGAAAAAGAGCCATTTATTGAATTTAAGTGTTCTGCAATAAAATTATTATAACTTACTTTCAAAGAATAAATAACTTTTGTTGAACCACTCGCTGCAGGAATGATTCCAGAAAAAGCACCGGTTATTTTATTACCAATAGGCACTGAAAAATTTGAAGCATTTATTTGAGTAATAGAACAATTATTCCAAGTAATTGTTGGCAAAGAAAAACGTTTTATAGAAACATTATTTGAAAGTGCTGGTGTGCCATATTCGTCTGTAGCCTCTATCTAAAAGTTAATTGTAGAATTAGAGGATAAATCATAATCACTTTCAAGATCACGGTCTAAAACGATTTCAGTAGCAGTACCACTTACAGAAAGATTTTCAGTTTTATATGGTTCATTATTTTTCCAATAACGAAGTTTATAAGTAAAATTACTTCCAGAACCATTGGCACTATTTTGCGTAGCAGGAGAAAAATGAATTTTAATATATTTATAACCAATAGACTAAATTCCATTTAACATAGAACTTGGTCCTTTTGTATCATACAATTTAGTAATTGTTGGTGCATTAGGTAAACCTGTTAATGTATATTCTCCAATAGTTACCGTCCAAGTATTACTTCCTCCATCTCTTGCAGTTGCTGAAATAGTCAACCATAAAATAGTGCTTACACCAGATTGTATTGTTGTTGGTAATGTTACTGTAGTATTAGTAGTCGTAATTTTTGAAACTAAATCACCTGTTAATGCGTCACTAATATAGCTAATTGTATAAGTGATATTACCAGAAATTTTTCCTGTTGTAATTGTTGGAGTGCTCCAAGACAAATTAATATTACGCTAGGTAATTTTACCAGTAGTAGGATTTGAAGTAATCGTAATATTAGTATCTAAGGCTAAAGCTTCTACAGTAATTTGATTAGAACTATCACTATTACTATAAGAACCTTTAATTTTACCATAATAAGTATGGCCGGCAGTTACTGTAACTGTAGTTGTATATGATGTTTCAGCTGAACTAAATGACTACTCTGTTCCAGTAGTTGCATCTACTAATATATACCCTACAATACTATTATTTGTTCCTCCTGTTCCACTCCATTTAATAGTTACCTACTAAGTAGATCCTCCAATATAAACATTAGAAGATTGACCAGCAATAGTAAAAGTAGAAATAGTTGGAGAAGTGGCAGTAGCTTTTACTGTGGCATAATTAGTTGACAAACTACTATTATAGTCTGTATCAGAGCAAATAGCCTAGACTTTATAATAATAAGTAGTTCCATTTGAATCTGGAATTGTAACAGGAGCTGGAGAACTTGATTCTGTCTAAACCTTGGTATAGCCGCTATCACTTGAAGTACTGCGGTAAATATCATATTTTGAAATTGAAGTATTAGTACCACCAGATGCACCACTCCAACTAAGAGTAAAAGTTCCACCAGGCATTACATTTTCTGAACTAGCTGTAACTGATGTAGGAGCAGAACAAGCCGTATATGTTTTAGGTAACTCATAATTAATCGAAACAGAAATATCTGATTTAAATTGTAAAAAAGTTCCACTACCAGTAGAAGTATTACGATCGCCGGTAATTGAAATAGAATTGCCATTTAATAAAGCCTATATTAAATAACCTGAAGTGGGTCCTGACTAAGTAACATCAACTCTAGTACCTGCGCTAATAGGATATGAATCAACTAAAGTTCTTCCATTTAATTCTAATGTAATATAAGCTGTTGTTGAAGACATATAATTTTCTATCTCAAAACCAACTGATACCGAATTAATTTTATATCCAGACCAATTACTACTAGAAGGCCAAGTTCCGTCATAACCACCATAATAGGCTGTGGCATAATTGGAACTGGTACCAGGCTTTCCACTTAAAGCTATTCCATCTGCGCTATAAATCGCGCCAACACTATAACTCATCCTTTTTTCTCCTTTATATAAAATTGATTCCTTCAATAGTACTATCGACTTCTTGAATTAGCATATTACCGATACTAATTGAAATATCATTAGAACTATTATTATTTAAGTGTAAATAACCATTAAAATATATATCTTCATTTTCAAGAATTATTTCTTCACTTCTTATATTAAGTTTATTTTCTTTTTCATAAATACCAATTTTTCCATGAGATTCATAAGCTTTTTTCTCTAATGTATCTAAATTATTTTGTAGAATAAAATCTTCATTTGTACCGCTAGAAAACCAAATACCATTATCTAAAAGAACCGAAGACCATTGATACTTTTCATCTAACTAAAAAATATGATTTTTATAATTTACTACTCTATTATCAAGTGATAAACCCTCTGACGTAATATTGTGAACAGCATCTACTAAGAAAAAATAGGGAAGAGGAGTATATTTCTAAGTATTATCATAACCATAAATTTTATGGGTATATTTTTCATTTGTACTTATACTTGCAAAATCACTAAAAGCACGAAGAGCACCTTCCCAAATAGATATTCCATCTTTACCTATATTTAAAACATAATCATCAAAAGAAACAGGATTTTGAGAATAACCAACAAAAAAGTGATCTTTTCCTATTTCAGGAGAGGTATAATCTGTGTTTTTATCTAAAATGATTCCCGCGGCCTATATAACTCCATTAAAATAACCGTTTTCTGCTATAACAGTGCCCTAAAAGACTCCTTTTTTAGCATATAAAGAACCATCCTAAGTAACAATAAAAGGTGCTATTATTTCACTATCTGATTTAGGTTTTTCCGCGCCAGCCCATATTCTTATAGCGTTCGAACTATCTTCGTTTATAGAAGTATAATTTTCTAAACCATCATAACCAACCTTCTATTGATTGGTAATTCCAGCATTTGGTAAAATTAATTCACCGGTTAAATAAGCATTAGAACTATATAAACCAAAACCTTCTAAATATCCAGTTTCCGTACCAAAAATATCATTGCGAACTCCAGAAAGATTTCCTAATCGTACCGCAGGACTATATTTAACTTTTCCATCTGTACTAATATCATAAACATCAATATAAGGAGAAGCTTCTTCAGAAGCTGTTAAATAAATACCACTTTGTTGTATTTTCTAAGTAGCTTCATCCCAAGCACCATAAAACATTAAAAGAGTACCTTCGATTAAAATATAGTCATTTAATGATTTTTCATTTTCAAAAACAACTTCAATATTTGTTTCATTATTAATAACTTCAATTTTCTAAATATAACCTACAACATTGTTTAATATAACCTAATTTTTATTAGACTCTAAAACAGCAATACCTTCTAAACGAATTTCATCTTTTTCTTTCCAAGCACGGCCACTAATACCTTTAATATCAGAAGAGGAATGAGTTAAAGTAACTACAAATTTTCCATTCTCTGTTTTAATCGGACTAGAAGCTTGTTCGAAATAAATAGTAGGAGTAATATATAAGTTACCACCAATAGAACTTGTTTTTTGATATTCAAAAACTGAACTTGATATTTTTCCTCTTGCACGAATATCAGTAAATTCCGCTGTACCGCCACCACTAATATTCCAACCATAGCCAAATGTACCAGAACTAAAATTATTTGAACCTATATAGCTATCGTTCTCATTATTACCACCATAAATTGTGATACCTCGGAAACTATCTTCTGTTCCAATTTTAAAGAAATTTAAAATAGAACCATTTATAGCATGTATATCACCGGTAATATTAGCATCTGCGCAATAAAGATAACCATTATCAGTAACAATAAAAGAATAATTTAATTCTTCATCGTCTTCAACGAGAGCCTGAGTTTCGCGTAAACCTGTTAATATTCTAGCTGAAGACCCATGATAATTCATACCGGCTCCACTATAAAAAATAGTTTTGTTATTGCTTGAAGAGAACTATTCTTTTTTAATAACCCAACCACCAAATTCACCATTTTCAGCATAAATAGTGCCTTTTAAAACTAAATCGCCATCAACAGTATAAAAAACTGGTACAGAATTTTTGTCTAAAATTGTTAAAGCACCGTTAGCAACGGTTAATCCTTTATCGCTAAACGTTAATTTTGTTTCACCAATTGACTAGACAATTGAATCAGCATTCACCTAAAAAATAGCTAATTCTTTTGTCATTTCATAAATACCAATAATAGTTGAAGATGCCTAAATTTTGTGGATTATACTTACTTGTTCTTGTCCGTCTTCATTTATACCAATATTTTCCCTTTTTTCATATAAAATAATATCAATCTAATTAATTTTTTGATTAATATTAGATAAAGATAATTCAAATGTACTTTCACTTAAATCTTCTTTAATATATTTATTATCTATTGAACCATCTTCATAATAAAAATTTATATCAAAACAATATAAATCTTTATTTAAGACTATACGCTCTGCATTTGCTTCGGCATAAAACTCAATTTTTATTTCATCCGGTGTACAAGCATAAACGTTATTTTTATCGACTTGATGATTAATTATTTGCGCACTAGTTTTTATATAAAAAGATAAATTAAAATCAACAGTTGTTTCTAATGAACTCCATGAATAATCATCAAAAGTTCCCTATAGCTCTTCAGTTGTAGGCTTTTTTTCAACAAGTCGAAAACCAATATATTTTCCTAAAGTGAGGCCATCTTCCTCACCATTATCATTGGTTGTAAAATGTTTATCATTTAAATTATCACTATAGCGGATATCAACTATCTAATTTGCTCCATCTCCATCTAAACCATCTTGACTAAGTAAAAACCAAGAACCATCTTGATAGATATAAGAGCCCTTTAATCCTATATCATAATAAGCCCAACCATTTTTTGGAGATCCCTATGCCTCAATTAAATCTGCAACTGAGGCATAGGAACCCTTCCAAACTAAGGTTGTACCATTTTGACCATCATTAACTTCAGTAATAGTTATAGAACTAAAAGCTTTGGCCATAATGTATAACCTCCTTATTAAGTTATGACAGCTTCTTCAGCAGTAACATCTATAATAATTTTACCTTCAATAAGTTCGCTATCAATATATAATACTCGTCCGATATAATAATTCTATCCTTTATAAGTAGTAGCATTTCCGTATTTATCTCTAAAAGAATAAGTATAAATTACACTCGTATCATCCTCTGCTAATTCCCAAACGCCATCATTATTAAAATAAAGATTATAGGTTTTATTTTCATTATCGAGAATATAAACATAAGCACTTTCTAAAGATTCGTCTAATGAAGTAGTAAAAATAGTCGTTTTTATAGGACCCACTTCTAAATTACCTCGATAAGAACGAGCATAAACCGCCCCTATTCCTTCGCCATTTAAAATCTAATCACCTATTGTACTATATAGATAACACTGTAACGGATCAGTACTATCTTGAACAGAACCATATGCTAAATATATATTATCATTATAGATAGCTTTACATCTATATGAACCATAACTATCTATATCTTTTATAGTTACACTTAAAGAATCGGTTTTTTCATTACTTAATTCAATATATTCTTTATTTTCAATATCATATTTTTCCCAAATATATTCTATATTTTCATTTATTGTAACACCATTTTCAACTAAAGAAGCAATTAAAATAACTTCAGTATTAGAGCTATTTAAGATATTGCCATTTGGAGTAATAATCGAAAAAATTACGGCATTTGATTCATCTTCAGTAATCGCAGTTAATAATAACTCATTACTAATGATTTCTTCATTATCATTTTTAAAAATACAACGTATATAAGTTGACTATGATAATTCTTCGTTATAATCATAAGTTCTATTTAGATTTAAAGTAATTTGTGTATTATACAAATCTTTCCAACCAGAACCATCATTATACTACCATAGTAAAACATCGTAATCCAAATATTCTATATCTGTAAATAAAATATTTCCTCGATAACAAGAAACAACAAAATTGGCATCAACAGCTTCTCCTCGTTTTACCGTGGTTAAACCTTCAACTGATAATATTGCAGAATTTGTAGTAATATCTCCACCTAAAGCATCAATATCACTAATAGTTAAAGAACCAATTTGTCCAGATTTTGCAGTAATTTTTCCATCTTCGGTAATTGAAAAATTATCTCCTACTTGAATACGAATATCGCCATTACCAAATAATTTGGTCTTACCATCTTCACTCATTAAATAATCAATTTCAATAGAAGTTTCTTCGTCAGTATCCTTATTAATTATCCAGCCACCAATACTACCACTTTCAGCATTGATAGCACCTGAAAATTCACCGTCTTTTGCATAAATAGTACCTCTAATAATACCACGATCAGCAATTAATGTACCATCCTACCAAACTTGAAAAGGCGCAATTCTACGGTTGGAAAAACTATCGCCAGCCCAAAATCTTACGGACTTACCAGCTGTTGCTTCAACTTCGCCAGAAATACCAGCAAAATCTCCACCATAAACCACTACATTATCAACAGTTGGATCTTCATTGGCATCTCCACCATCAAGTATGGCACCTGCTAAGCCATCAGTTACTCCAGAAGTCCCAGCAATATTAATATTACCAGCATCATCAGTTTCTTCAATACCAACAATGATGTAATCTTTTAACCAAAGCTATCCTTTATTAGAAGTAATAAGCGTTTCATGGTATTCATTTGTTTCTGGATCTTGTTTATAAAGCCGCATACCATAGTCAATAGGCTAACCTTCTTCTTCAAACTTACCAATACGCACAACTGGATTAAGTGGAAGACCAGTTTCTTCATCATTTTCTGGTTCTCCATCATAAATTGTTAAACCATACTCACCGGTTAATTGAGTAGCACCATCTTGAGTAGAAATAAGTAAACCATTCCAACCCAAATCTACTGCAGTATGCTCTCCACTTACAAACTATAAACCTCTATCAGAATATCTTACGTAGGTATTTAAGTCAACAGAACCAGTTTCTTCATTTTGCTTATAAGCAAAAATACCTTCACTATTCCATTGAAATGCAACATTATCGCCAGCAAAGACACGAATCTTATTTACATCTAATTGACCAGCAGTAATCATCGCGGCATTAATACCATTAGGAGTAATACCAGTGTTCCAAATACGAGCACCTGATCCATCAATAGCATTTGATAGGAATATGCCGCCGCCCATCAGTTTAACCTGGCCATAAACACCATTTAGATAAGGCTGTTGATTGGTAAGAATAATACCATTAACATCATCTATTGCAACATTAGTATTAGAATAATTCATTGCAATATTGTTGTTAAGAATAGAGTTTTGTAGAACCGAACCTTCAATTGTACCATCAGCATTAAAGCTTCCCGCTGCAATATTGTAAGCAACTTGATTATTTCTCATTGCTTCGCTGGAAGCAGTAATGGTACTAAAAAGATCCTCAAACTTTGTTTTATAGTTTTTAATTTCAATCTCGTCATCTTGTGGATTGCTTAATTTATAGGTAATTCCACTAATGTAACCAGTCGCGGCGGAAACGCCCATAAGATAGTCGTTGATAAAAACAAGTTGACCAAGTTCATAAAAACCAATATTATCAGGAGTGTTAGCTACGCTAAGTTTATAAGAATATTTTGGATAAGAATTTTCACGTGCAACATTTTTAGCATCTAAATAAAGCATTTCATTGGCACGAGAAATTTGATATTCTATATGATAAGAATAACTTAAAATTTTATTTAAATTATTGTTCTCAGTAATCTTTAATGTAAAATGTGGCTTGCCGCCTCTTATTAAAATGGTATAGTCCTAAAACTTTTCTAACTTCTATGTTTCCTCTGTTAAGGTTCCTGTATAAGGAATTATCTTTAAATTATCTGAATCATAATTTACATTAGAATCATAAATAATAATACGAGGATAACAGAAAATTGCATTGGCAGGTGGAATGTCAATACGTAAATTGTTAGTAATTACTCCACGATTATTACCATTAAAAGAATACTAGACTTTCTTATAACGTGAATATTCTATATCTAAATTATTTAGAAGTAAAATAGGAGTAACAATATTATTTTCTTTTAAGAAGCCAAAAACAAAACCGGCATTATTATAAACTAAACGTTCACCCAAATAATTACCGATACCTTCAAAAATAGAGGTTAAATTTGTTGCTCCCTCTAATTCTGTTTCATTGGTAGATATTGTTGTATTACCTATTTTAATATAAGGCTTTGAACTATCATTAATAAGAATTTCAACAACGGTTCCTTCTGTTAAGTCATTCGGAATATTGAAATAATATTTTGTAAGACCATTATAAATTACAAAATAATTACCTGCGGCAATTTTATTATTACCAACAGTATATTTACATTCTGGATTTAAAAAGTGTAAAGTTAAATTTTCAATATTCTTATCTGACCAATCTTCATAAATACTAGAAATATCAATATAAGGATAATAAGTTTTATTATCATTAGCTACATCATCAATATTAGCATAATAATAATTTAACTCTTCTCCCTCAAAAGCAGTATTATCAAAAGTTAAAACCACTCCAGTTTGCGCGGCAGTAGGAACCATAACTAACTCAGCTTTTCGGGCTTGGCCAGGATCTTCATAACTGTCAGGAGTCCAATAACCCTCGCGAAGTGCAGGACCAAGAGTAAGTTCAAGCTTTTGATTTAAGATTTCTTTCTTATCTAAAAGTTCTTTTTGATCTAATTCTAATTCATCTAATTGTGTCTATAAATCATTGATTGAAACTTCTAAAGTTTCTACTGTAGCGGCTTTTCCTATAATACGCTATTCTAGTTGATTACAAATATCAACATAAGCGTTTTTAGGACTATATTCCAATTCTAAATAAATAATTGGACTATTATCTACTTCAAAATCTGAATTATTTTTAGAGGTATAAATATATGTTGGATAACCAAACTCATCTAATACTAAATAATAACTTGTATCATTTGCAGTAGTAGACCCCAATTGATTTACAGTAATAATATCATTATAATCAAAAATTCTTTTACTATAAGAAAAATTACTATAACCAACAATTGTCGCAGGTGCAATACCTATCTAACGTAAAGCCGCCTTTTTAATATCTCCATCTTCAACAAAGATAATTGACATTGGATTATCCTTATTTTTTCTAATTGGAGTATTAGTTACCTCACTATCTCGTAAAGTTTGATATTGCTACAAGGTTTGTTCAGCAGACGTTTTTTCATTTTCAGCATTGGTTTTTGTAGCTTTAAGATTATTAATACGAATCGTTAAGTCTTCAATCTATGGAGCTAAATTAATTAATTCTGTATTTAATTTATGTATCTCAACTTCATAAGTTTTTACATAATTTAACTAATATTGAGAAATAGAACCTATATTATAAAGATAATCAAAATTTAAAATGAACTCATCCAATGTTGGATTAATAGGAGTATCTGCAATAGAAATATAACCAGTCTCCATTGTTGAAGACTCAATTGGAGTTACATATAGCTTTGTATAAATTTCAGAACTATCACAAGTACGAGTAATCGTAGAAAGGTTCTTCTTATAATCAATTACAATAGGGTTATCAGTTTTAATTGCTCGATTGTAAAATACTGCCTTGCGGCCAGTCCATACATTACCATTTTCGTCAACATATTCATGAATAAACTTGCCGCGTGAATCACACTTATATTCATATTGACAAAATACTTCAAAAGCTTCGGAAATATCTTGAGTGATATTGTATTTATTACTATTGGCACAATCAATATAACGAGCTTTTTCCGCACCAGATTCTACTCCCTATGCCTCTAGACCTGCAGCAGTAGTGATGTTACCGTATTCATCAGTTAAAGCATCTCTTACTCCCCAAGAAGTAACATAAGAATCTTCATAAATTTTATTAGAAAGGCGACCCTCTACTGCATAATGAGACCAGTCCATTCTAATCTCATAGCACCAAGGAGTAAGCCATTTTATAACTTTTCCGTTTTCATCTTTTTCATTAGGAAAAACATAATCCAACCAGAAATCTATATAAGGAAGAATCTCAATATCTTCTTCCTATACAGATTCAATTGTATGGCTATTTAATTCTAATTTATAACCAGTTTTACCTAATTCCGCGAAGGCCATTCCACTGGCTTCAACTTCACGATAAACTGAAAAATGAGAATCTCGTTTATCAGTTATTTTATCCACAATAAAGGGATAAACCTTTATCTCATTTCCATAATCCAGAAATATTTTTAATACTCTGGTATTTTCCGCCAATACTCCATTATTTATATCAGTCCAGCGAGGATTCTCAATTTTTAAATTCGTTTCAGGATCAATATAAAATTTAGGAATTGAGCAAGTAAAAGTTTGTGTGCCATCATCAGAAAATTTGATTTCTGGCGAAACAATTTGCCCAATAAAAGAGTCATTAAAGGACTGTAGGGTTCCTATAAAGTCGTCCTACAGTCCATAGACTTCAATCTTGTATGGGCGAGATTTTTGAGATAATACAGTACGTACGCTCAAAATTATCCCTCCATGTTATTAGAAATAAGTTGGTGTATATACTAAAGATACCCAATTTGCAGTGTGGGTAGTACCCTCACCTTTTATAAACTTCATATGATGACAAGAAGCAATTGTACCATCATCATTTAGTACATCTCCTCCATCTAAGTTAAGGTATTCTGAAAGAATCATGTCTCCACAATTTTCTTCTGCTACGGAAATTTTTTCTAATATATTGATAATTCTATTATAAGAATAAGTCATATATGTACGATTCTCTTCTCCATTAAAAGTAATTGTGTAAGGATTGAAAGTCCAAGTACCTTCAGCTTCTCCTTCAAGATGGAATTTTTCTGGATCTGCACAATTGGCTAACATATATAACATATATACATTAAAATATTGCCACCAATTTAATCCCTGAGTTCCCGCGCCAATTGACGAGCAATTAACAGATAAAGTTCCCGAATTAAAATTACCAGTATTACGATTATAAAAAGCATCTCGTGTTTTTATAATTCTTAAAACCGCCGCAGCCCAAGCCATAACTTTAGAGTCAACGATTTCTAAGCGTAAAAGTTCTTCAAAATCCAACGCAGGGCCGGTAGCAGATTTCATGTAAAAACTTGCCGCAAGCTCAATAGCGTGATTAATTTGCTAAATCACATTGGGGGTAGTATATTTAAATTCTTTTGGATAGTCACAAGATGTACGTACAATATCTTTATCAACTGAAACTGTAGTTAATATACGATTATAAGGAAAAGTATTGCTATTAATATCATCTCTAATTTCATGAAAATAAATTGGGAAAGATACGGTGGTCTCTCCATCAGCAGTAAAGGTTGGTTGGAATTTCATTTGAATAATAGCTTTAGTTTTACTGGTTGCTGGATTATAATAAGTAAGAGCACTTTGGCTACTCAGACCGCCGCTGGTTAAAGGTGACACAGCACCCTTAGTTAGAATTTTTTCATTGCTACCCACAAAACAAACATAATTATTATTACTATTCCAGCTTGCTGAATATGGAGTTCCGTTCGTATACATAGCACGAAGTTTTAATTCATTATCCTCTGCGAAATCTTCAATTAGATTCATAGTAGCTTTCATATGAGGATCATCAAATTCAAAAGTAATACGACAATCTCCTTTATATTCATTAATATAAATAGTTTGTCCCATAATCTTTTTTTCAACGCGGAAAGGCACAGTATTAAAAGTTGTTACCTAACTAATACGAGCATATCCATAACGACTAGAAAGTTTATCTTCAATAAATTTACCATACTTACCCGGCTTAAAATGTAATTTAAAAGCATTTACTTGTGCTTCAGTCATTCCATCTGTTGCCAAAGAAAAAGTCATCTTTTTTGAGCCAAAATGTGTGCCCCAATAATATTGCCCATCTATACCGTTCACCTAAGAAGTTTCATCTTCAAAAGTTGGAGCGGCATCAAAGGAGTGGCGGTCGCCGTCCGCGACGGCGACCATGCCAAACTCACTTACATGTTTTCCATCGAATTCAAAGTCGATGAACTCCTTTTCGTGGCAATTTTTTCCTTGGGTTAATTCAGTAACTTGAATACCCATAATTAATTACCTCCGACTTACTCCACGATTAGTGGATTTATTACCAATGGCATACATACGATTCATGATATCTGTTGCTACATCATCAATATCATATTTATCATTAAGCTATTGTACCTATACAACAACAGCTCCAGAAGCAATATTAATATTATTAATTTCACTAACAGCGCCAACAGTATTTTTTACATTTCTCTTCAAAACATCTACCAAGTTTCTTAAATTAGATAACGAACTTAGTTCACCTGATAGTTCTAGACCCTCTCTAATAATTGCAGTCTATTCAGCATTTAAGAAACCCTCTGGTTTGGTGGTACTACCATGAACCATTGTAGGACCGGTAAAATCAACTAATCCACCATGACGATAACCAGAACTGTGTTTACCAGATTTTAAAGAATTTTTTGCTGTATTATAACGTCTTTGTGCAGTTGCATTAGCTGCATCAATTTCTTGACGATCACTAGCGGTACGTAATAAAGCGGCCTTGTCTGCCTCATACATCTCTTTCATTGCACTTTCCGCACTGGACTTCTGATTAAAGCATTTACGGACTTTTCCGTTATAAGTAAATCGCCAGTGAGTAGGGCTAGTTTGCTATTGCTATTGTTGAGAGCCTCCTCCTCCGTCATCCTCATCGTCATCATCGTCATTATTTCCGCCAGGATTTTGTGGATTTGGATCAGTAGTTGGTGGAGTATGATCTTCTGCATCCGCGGCATCTTTTTTACGCTTCAAAGTCTTAGAAACTTCCGCCGCGGCCAATGCTGCAGCTTCCTCATGACTCTTGCCATCAAGACGAGCATTTGCATAAACAGAAGTAAATTGATCACGAATTGTGTTTTTTTCTTCCTCAGTGAGATTATTGTAAGTAGACTGATACTTACTCATATCTCCAAGATTCCAAGCCTATCCATTGTCCCAAAGAGTTTCACGTCCATGATTAGCATAATTTTGGTATTTCTAATCTTCCTTATAAATACCAATTTTATGCGCCCAATCGGTAAGCATTTGCTCTTGTTGTAATAAGGATTGGCTAAAGAACTCAGTAGAATTACCTTGCATAAAAGCAAGAATCTCATTACGAGACTTAGAAAGAACTTCATAAACTTGAGTCCAAATTACACCATTCTCTTTTTGATATTCTAGGGCCTCTTCCTATAGACGAATTTGAGTTTCAAGTTGTTGTACTTGAATGTCATTTGCCTATTGAATATCCTCAATCATTCGCTCTTGATTGCTAAAGTATTCATCCTTTAGCATATCATTTAATTGCTCTTCTAAATCAGCAATTTCAGAAGCAGAACCTCCACTACGACGAAGTAAAGAAAGTTGACGTTGAAGTTGTTCACGATCAGCAATTTTCTGATTATCATCATACATCTGACGTTCCGCGGAAAGAGCCTCGTTTAAACCATTAATATAGGCTTCGTTGGCTTCCTTAATTAAGTCCGCTTGCTCTTCCATTTCTTCAATTTGCTTTTCCCAAGCTTCAACAATAATATCGAAAACAGCCTCTTCAAGATCCATTTGGTTCTCTTTAATCTATTCATTAATATCTTCAATCTGAGTACGAAGATTTTCAAGAGTTTCCTCTGTTCCATGAACGGTATCATAAAGAGAATCATACTGGTCAATCTGATCTTGCAACTCTTGGAAGAATTGCTCTACAAGTTCTTGTCCCTCAAGCTTTTTACCATCATTATTAGTATAAGAATAACCAATACGCTTTAAATAAGCAGTTTGTTCTTCACCAGACATTTGGTTAAGTTCTTGTAGAACTTGAAGGGCACCCTTACCACCATTAGTTTCATTACCTTCGATATATTGAAGTAATCCATCTTCGCCAACAGTTAAGAATTGAGACCAAATACGATTTTGATTAATATGATCTGCTTGGCGTTGAAGCTGAAGTTCTTGATAATCAAGAAGTGCTTGTTGGGTAGCCATTTGCTTATTTAAAAGCTTTTGTTGTTCACGCAAACTCTTTAAATAAGCTTCACCATTAGACCATTCAATATTCTCACGTTCAGCAAGAAGATTGTTAATATCTTGCTCAATATCAGCAATTTGGCGAGAAAGGTTATACCATTCTTGTAGTTCTTCAGTAACTGCTTTAATACTGTTACCAGAACCGCCACCTTTGTGACCGCCAGAGCCAGACATAAGCTCAGAAAGAGAAAGCTGGTTAAGTAATCCTTTCCAGAACTCACGAGCTGTTTTAAGTTGTTCAATTGCACTATCAATACCACCAGCGAGTGCGGGACCGGTTACATTACCAGTTGCCCAAGCAACCGCACGACGCTCGTTTGTTACAGGAGTTCCGCGTCCAAAAGAATGACCAGTGTTTAAAATACGTTTAGTTTGTAGATGATTGAAAACAATCGCGTCATCTGCCAGATCAACAAATTCTGGACCATTGGAACCGGCAATATGATAAGAACCATTTTGAACATATAATTCTGGACCAAGTTCTCCCATAAGGGTGCCTTTGGCAAGAGCTACATTACCCTTAGCCATAAATTGATCAATCCATCGACCAGAATTACCACCGGGTGGAATAGTTGATTGTTGTTGTTGTTGTACGGGTCCATAAACTTCTGGAGTTTCTTCAGCCTTTTCACGAACAACGACATCTACATAACGAGTACGAGTTAGAGCGAGTAGTTTTGCATTAATAGCATCAATACCACTCTTTGTACTATCATTAATAGATACTTTTGGCCATACTGCTTTTTTATCTAAAGCATCTAACTCTTTATTTACCCGTTCAAGTTCTTTATCAGCCTAAGAGGCATCAATACCGAGAGTAGTGGTTACGTCGTAAGAGGTGCCTTCTCCATCTGCGTTCTACTGAGCTTCTAGCTATGCTTTAACATATTCGTCGATAGAAGCATATCCTGTACTTTCACCATTAATTAAAAATTTACTTGCATCATCCTCGGCAACTAAATAATTAATTTTTAGTGCTTCGTTATATTTAACAGTATATTTTCCACCATCGGCCGTAGTAACAGTTTCTCCAACTTTCGCTGCACCCTCTTCATTAGAACCGGAAGTTAATGCAGCTAAGAAAGAAGCTTCATCAGTAAAAGTTTTAGATCCAAGAGTATAACTTGTTCCTACACTAGATTCATCTATTGTAACAGTAGTATTTGCTTCTGCATACTGCTTAAATTTAACAGTATGAACAACTCCTTCTTCAGTATATGTCCATGCTCCAGGACTAATACTTCTACAATAGGCTTCTAGAGCGGCCTCGCGAGTGGGATATTTACCTTTACCATTTAAGGCATATGTACCATCACTATTAATACTTAACTAGGTATTAAAAGGAATTCCAAAGGTAACTCCTTCTCCAAAATATTTACGAATAATATCTTGTATTTGAGTATCTACAGTATATGGATCAATATTTTCACTAGCTAATAAACGCTATATTTCATTACTACAATCTTGTAAAAGATTTGGAGTAACAATTCCTCTAGCTAAAGCTTCGCCAAGATTAAATTTACCATTATCAAAGCGGATTTCTCCAACAGCAGTTTGTAATCTCTTCCACCATTCAGTAAAGGTGTCGGTAAATTCACTAATGCTACCATCATCTGTAATAGTAAAAATCTCACCAAGATCAATACCGTTTCCATCTTGATCAAGTTTTAACTCTTCAATAGTCTTTAGAGTTTCTAGCATGGCAATTAAGCCATCTAGCATCTTAATCTATTCTTCAGCTAAAGCTTTTAATCCTTTTTCAAGACCGCCAGCCATATCATCAATACCGCCGGCAAAATCAACACCAAACTTAGAGAAATCGACTACAAGATTTCCATTAGCAGTAGCAAGAGAGCTTGTTGCCTTAGAAATTAAATCTTCATAAGTCATGCCAGCGACAGAGAATTCTTGTCCTGCCGCGGTCATATATTCACTAGCAGTAGTTACAATTCGGTAGAAATCTTCGGCTCCCATGTAGCCATTTTTCTTAGCATCTTGTAAAGCACTTGCTGCATCTGCTGCATTTTGCCATACATTAAGAGGAGACTGAATTTCATCTGGAATTGCACGATCCATGAAGTTAAAGCTATCTGAATCCTAAGAACGAATACGAGCAATTTTTTCTGCAACTGCAAGTTCTTGTTCATACTGTTTACGTTTTGTTGGATCAGCTTTGTCTTTTAAATCACGAAGCTCTTTAATATGTGCAAGAGTAGAACTTAAATTATCATATTCACGATAATCTTCTGCAATCATCTCAAGGATACCTTGAGAAGCCATCGCGTTACGACTAGCAACTACTCCATAAATATCCAACAAGCCTTGTTTAGTGAACTTTAATCCTTCGTTGGTCGAATAGACCATATTCTACCAACGTTCCCAGTCCTGAGAAACGGAACCATCTGATTCAAACTAATTAACACCGATATCTTTTAAAAGTTGAGTGTAATCAGCATTAGTCATTGTTCCGCCAATACCAGCTTCAACAGCTTGAACAATACTTGCCATCATAGCAAGTGCTGCATCCTACATGGCATTTTGAATTGCAGTAGTGTCTACTTCAATTCCTTTTGCTTTAGCTTCTTTTATTAGATTGTTAGTAAAATCGGTGAGGAGGTCAACATTACCTCTTTTTGCTTCACGAATCGCGGCCTAATAATCATCAACTAATCCGCTTTGCGCAAAAGTATCTTGTCCATGAATGGATTCGTATAGATTAGCTAAATCTCCAAGAGAAATTTCTGCAATATTGCTATAAAAACCACTTATAGTTTCGGTAACAGAAGTACCTAAATCATCAAAACGAATAGCTTCTTCAACGTTAAAAGAATTACTTCCCAATGTAAAAGCTTTTACAAAATCCTAGCCCCAGCCTGAGAATAATGTACTAATTCCTTCAGAAGTTGTAGCAACAAAACCACCTGCAATGGAGCTATAGTTAAATGCTTGTTTAAAAAGTTCTTCGTTAAAGTTTAAACCATTTTCAGTAGCATAATTATATAAATTAGTATATAATTCTTCTCCATATACACCCGCGGAATCAACGATAGAGCTTAAAAGCTTACCTTTAGTAATGCTATCACCAGGATTAATACCAACACTCTTTAATTTTTCAGTATTGAAAAGTCCTTCAGCCTAATTTTGAACCTCATCTTCAACCTCAGACCAGTCAATTCCATTTGCTAAAGCATTAGAAATAATTAGAGCAAGATTACTTAATGAATCTGTTCCACCTTGTGCTAGAGTATTTACTAAATCAACTACCCACTGATCACTTTGGGGAACAAGATCGGCCATCTCTTGTTTTTCCGTTTCTGTGATAGTTCCTTCTGCTTGTTTTTGAGCTAGTTCAAGATAGCGTAGAGTATTACTGGTGATGCCGTCTTTATAACCAGCCATTAATAAATTATATTGACGAATTACTTCTGGATCATCAATATAAACATTTTTATAATTTTCTGGATCAATAGCTCTTAAATTGGCGGCAATATACTACTTTAATGCTAAACTACTATAACTATCTCCAGATGCTGCACCAGTAATAAAACCACTTATTTTTTTATCAGTTTCTTGTCTATCCCATTCATTTTTTTCAATTAAAGCAGAAAAAGCATCTGCATAGATACCTCGATCACTATTTCCACGAGAAGCGGCTTTAGAGGCTCCAAGAGATGCGATAGTATCAGAAGCTTGTCTAAATTCCGAATCTATTGCAGAAGAAACTAAATTACGAACTTTTTGTGATAAAGCATTAGCATCAACAATTTTTCCTTGAGATTGAGCTTCTTTAATTAAATCTTCTAAATGACTTTGTAATAGTTCTTCATTACCATTTTTCGCCGCCTAAATTGCTGCCTGCCATTTAGCAGTTTCACCAGAATTAGCAAAAGCATTTTCACCATAAATACTGTCATATAGTGATTTAATACCCTCTAAAGTAGCTTCTTCGGCATTGGTATAGAGATTTGTAAAAGAATCAATAATTGCATTTGCAGTATTTTCCGCATTTACTTTATTATTTAAATCCTTAACATTTTCACTGGTATCAACAGCTTTTTTGATATATTCTGGGATTTCTGCTCCTAAAAGATCTTCAAGTCCTTTGCCTGCTGCAAAGACCCATCCTTTCTTTACTTCATCCCATTTTATGACTTCATTAAGAGTCTCTTCTGTAACAGTAATACCTTCTCCACCAGCCATAGCAAGTAGGGCAGATATTGCTTGTTCACTATAGACACCACCAGCGTTAGCAATTTCTTCAAGATCCTCAGAAGAAACATGTTCTGCATTTTCATCAGTACCGGTTTGCTTTTTACGATTGCGGCTTAGCATGCCTAAATAAGTTTCTTCAAGCGTAGCTTCAGCCTCGTCCCAAGAAACCTCACCATTTAAATAAGCCTAAACTGCAGCAGTAACTAGTGCAGCAGCTTTTTCAGCTATCTTTAAAGTTTCATCAGAAATGATTTTTTTAAGTGTTTCGGCGTATTCCTTATTATCAAGTTGTAAGTCTTTTAGTTCTAATTCTTCAGCTTCTGTTAAGGTTCCTTTAATGGATTTTTGAGATAATTCTAGTAAACGCGTTATATTATTATTAATACCATCATTATAACCAGCAATTAATTCATTATATACTTTAATTACTTTAGGATCGTTAATTCCTGAAACTGTTTCACCTTTAGCAGTAAGTTCATCTGCAATAAGCTTTTTTAAATGTTCTTGAATATTTGTCTATCCACCTGCCGCAGCTTTAATAAACTGTGGAATATAAAGTTCAGCTGCGTCATAACCATATTCTCCAACATAATGAGAAAAAGCTTCGGCATAAATACCTGGATTTGCTCCTTCAGTCATTTCACTACCAAGAGATTTGATGGCTCTAATGGCGGATTCTGTCTCATTATCTATACTAGCTAAAATAGCATTATGAACATCTTTTGGAATATCATTTAATTTAGTTAAATCAAGCTACCAAGTTCCATCACCATTAGCGATGAAAGCTTCAGACGGCAATTTTAAATCTTTTGTAATTTTTGCAACATCAGTAGCTTTATAACCGTTTAAACCAGTATTCTTAATAATATCCCAAGATTCTCTAATACGTTGGTCCTCTTCTCCACCTAGTAAGTCACGAGCATAAGAAGCAACCTCAGAATTATAGGTAGCCTATTCTAATAACCATGCCTTTTCCTAATCATAAGCTGCTACAATACCTTCATATTGTTTAGTTAGATAAATTTCAACTAAAGTTTCTTTTGGTAGATTTTTTAAAACATCTTCACTTGCACCCTATGCTAAAGCCCATTGCAATGCAATATCAAAATTAGAATCAATTAAACTTTGTTTTTTTATTGCATTATTTTCATCAGTGGAAGATAATACAGTTTTTGCCTCTTCTAGCGAAGTTTCTAAGTTGGAGCGTAATCCTGAATATGTTTTTTCAAGAGCAATTTCAATATCTTTTATATCTTTTATAAACCACTTACCGTCAATAAATTCGAATTTACTAGTATCATTTAAAGTTGTATTTAACTATTTTGCTAAGTTAGATGCAGTTTCAGTATCAAAACCATCAGCAGCATTTTTTAATACTTTAGTAAGAGACTCCAGTCCTTTACCAATTTTCTCTGATAAAGAAGCAAATTCTGTATTAAAATTATTAGACAGTGCGTTTAAATTATTTAAACCAATTGATTCTGGACTAATACCAATATCTTTTAAAGCAGTTACTATATCAAATAAACCACTAATACTAAAAAGATCAGAAGACTCATTTGTAAGAATAGCTTTTGCTTCATGTATCTATTTTTCTGTTAAACTTGTATTTGTATCAATAGAATCAAAAATATCAATATATGCTTTAATCCATTCCTAACCTGATAAAGTGTCAATTGTTCCAGAATCAACAAGATTTCCAACATCTTTAATTACATTAGAAATACCACTTGAATAACCGGCTTGATTTGTAAAAATTTCGGTTAAGTTTTCTTCATCAGTCCATTCAAAAAGTGTAGGAAGATTTGTAATAGCATACTGTGCAATATACTTGGCTTGTTCTTCTATTTCTTTACTATAAGAATCTAAGTATTGCTAAATTACCTTTGGAATCTAATTATTAAAAATCTTGTTTAAACTTTCCTAAATTAATTTAGGAGAAACTTTTTTACTTTGTATATCTTTAATAACTTTTTCATATTCATCAGTTTGTAAATTTTTCTTTAAATATGTCTATACTTCAGTAATCTATTTTGTAAAGTCATTATAAGCTTTCTAAATTGCAGCTTTACCTTGTTCATTTAATATTTTTTTATTATTTTTTTCATCAATAGTAAATAACTCTTCCGCAGTTGTAACCTTATCAATAATATATTTTTCAAAATAGTCATTTACGCCCTATAAGGTTTTCCAACTTTCGCTTTGAGTTGGATCAATTTCATAATCTAATTGAGTTAAGTAACTAGAAATAATTGAAGCATTATTTGAATCTATTTGACTCTAGTCAGTAGTCCAAGCTTTTCTAGCTTCAGCTATTATCCCTTCAAAATCAGACCAAATATCATTACTATTAGTTAAATCAACATTATATCTACTTTTTAAGGATTTTTTAAGAGCATTAATTAAATTAATACTACGTATATCTTCTGTACCATATGCCTAATAAATTTCTTCAATGTAGCCTTTAATCATTGAATAAACATTGGTTTCACGATATTTATTAGCATCAAAACTAATAACTTCTCTATCTGCAAAACTTAAATTACCATATAATGTATCATAAAATTGTCTTGAAGCAACATCAGTAGTATAAAAACGTGCATATTCATTTTTAGACTATTTCTCTTCTTGAGTTCTTAAATAACCCTCTTTCTCAGCTGCATCTAAGGTCGCATTTGCTGATTGTTGACGAGCTTTCATTAATAAATATTCTGCATTAGAAGATTTAGAAATTACGTCTACAATTGCATTACCAGTTTCATCAAAAGTGGCGGTTAATTGAGGAAACTATTCAAATGCGGCATTAGAAGCTTCAATAAAAGCTTTTTCAGCCTCTTCACTAGAATAGCGTGCTTGTTGTAATTTTTTTAAATTATCAATTGTCGCGGCTAAATTACGAGCTTCTTCTTTTTTCGTAGCTCTTACAATTTCAGCATCATCAAAAACTTCCTTAGCTTTATCTATTTTTTCTTGTAGAATTGTGTCTAATTCGAAACTATTTATTACGGCAGGAAGATTAGCTAATGCTCCAGCAATAGCTCCTACAAGTGCTCCCTTAAGACCAGCAATTGACATTCCCATGCTAGCCCCAGACGCGGAACTACCAAGCATTGATAATAGTGAACCAGCTCTCTAATTTTTTTCAGCCGTTTTAGTACCTGCTATAGTGGCAAGACTTCCTACGGCAGAAGCACCCAAACTAAATTTTGCTGGATTTTTTTTAATCCAATTAATTAATCCTTTTCCAATACCCTAAGACCAATCAATTTTTGTCGAAGGTATTGGTATAGAAGTCTATGTAGGAATAGAATTTGGTATGGTTTTATCGGTGGCAGTAAGAAAACCTTTATAATGTGCTTCTCCTGCTTCCCTACCTTTAATAAAAGCTAAATTTGTTATTTCATCAAAACGCTATCTATAAACTGAAATAACTTTAGACATTGGTTCAGAAAAACCATTAACTAAAAGAGTTCCAACTGTTTTTAAACTCTGTGCTAAAAGAGCTATATTAAAAATTGAAGTCCAAGAGCCAATCTTATTTAATCCGTCTAGTAATTTAGTAATAAAATCAATGGCACCTTTAAAAGTATCACCATTAATTATACTCATATAAAATTGCTAAAAACTTGTAGAAAGAGCATTTAATTTAGTTTCAAGACTATCGAGTGTTTTAGCATATTGTAATAAACCCGCATCCTCACTATCATATGCTGCTGCGCTTACTTCCTCTAAACGTTCCCAGTTATCAACCAAAGCAATGAAACGGGACTGTTGACGGTTACCTGCCATAATTGTAGCAATGTAACGTTGAGTATTTTTATCAAGGCTATCCCACTTTTTAGAAAGTTCGAAAATTACATCATCAAAATCACGGAATTGACCTTGAGCATCCTTAATAGAAATACCTACAGATTGTAAAGCAGTATCTACTTTATTGTAGTCAATTGCTTCGCCCTCACTGTCAATAGTAAGACCGGTTTTCATTTCACCATAACGAGAAATAATAGACTTTAACGCGCTACCTAAGTTTTGAGCAGATTCACGAGTAGTTTCAATCATAACAGCTAACATAGCAGTGGTATTTTCAAAACTACTTCCTACACTTTCAGCAGAAGAAGCTGTCTTACTCATAGCAATAGCAAGTTCTTGGCTATCAGATGCCGTAACTGCTGCAACTTTAGAATAAACATCAGTGATTATCTATGCATCAGACATTTCCATCTTAAATGCACGAATTGCTACAGTCATTGCATCAGCGGCTTCAGCATAGTCCATACCTGCGATACGAGCCATTTTAAGAGTTTCTGTAGTTGCTTCCATTACCTCATTAGTATTTAAACCTTGTTGATAATAGAGCTAAGAAACTTCATAAACACCTTGAGTAGTTACACCATATTCTTGGGCAATTGCCATATAATCGTTAATTTTTCCCCAAAGGTCAGATACCGACATATCTGTAACTACTGCAATATTCGTCATTGCCTTATCAAGACCTTGAATATCTGTCCAAGCTTGACGAATACCCTCTTTGACCATTGTAATAATTTGCTAAGCACTTAGCCAATGAGCAATGGCCGATTTTAAATTATCTTTAAATTGTTGAGCATTACGTTCAGCATCAAAAACGTAATCAGTTGCTTCTCTACTTGGAGTATCTGGTAAATTATGCTCCGCCCTCGGTCCTTGTGCTACAATAGCTGATTGTAAAGAAGCCATTTGCTATTCAATAGCATCAATCTATTTCTATAAATCTCCAGCTTCTCCTTCAGTGGCTCCAAGAACACCACGTTTAATTAATTTATCTTTTAATAAATTAAATTGTTCTTGGATACCTTTTAATTCTCCACCATAATCTTTTGCAGTAGAACGAGCAGTTGCTAAATTTGCATTAACTTCTGCAATTTGTCTTTCAACAGCCTATCGTTGAACAGATTCTGCTGCGGCATCGCGATATTTAATGGTTAATTCATTTTTTTTAGTATTGGTAAATTCAGTATTAATGGCTTGACGTAAACGTTCAATTCGATCTTTACTGGTTTCAAGAATTTTTGCAATTGATTCATCTGAAATACCAAAAACTTTTAACCAATCTTCTACCTAATCTTGACTTACTCCCGCTTTTAAAAGACCTTTCTTAGTGAAAAATTTATTTTGAGTAATGTTTAATAAATTTGTTTGTGCATCCGCCAATGAAACAAATTGGCCTTTTTTAGCTGTCTTACTTCCTGCAGTTCCAACAATTCCTGTGACAGATTCTGCTAAAGAATCGCTTTTTAAATTATTAGCCTATTGCTATAAATCTAATAAACTTTGTTCAAGAGTTTTTATTTCTTGTTCTGCTTCATTAGATTTTATTCCAAGACGTTCAATTTGAGCAGCCAAATTATCATAAAAACTTTTACCTTTACTGGTAAGTTGTTTTGCAGTAAACTTGCCAATATTAGCATCACCCTAAAAAAGCTCTCCAATATTAAGGCTTTCGGCATCTGTTAAAGCCTTCTTAGCTTTAGTTAATTGTGATGCAGCATCAACTAAATCTTTTGCTAAATTGCCAAAATTTTCAGAATTTATATTTAAATTCTTAATAGACATTGTAGTATAGGCATCATTAACACTTTCTACCACTGTCTGTAAAGAAGAAAAATCTTTAATCATTCTTTCAATTTCAGCATGAGAGGCCACGCCCTAGCCAATACTTCCTTCCAGTTTTAAAATTAAACTGTTGGCCTTTTTTAACTAAGATGATATATTTTCATATATCGCAGTACCAGGTTTAACCTTTTTTAATTCAGACTGCAAAGAAGCTATAATTTTCTTATACGACTAAGCACTATCTTGAAAATTAACAGGTATTGTAATCTTTACTGCCATATTTCCTTTTCCCTCCTTATAACAAAAAAAGAGCTCCCGCGTTAACGGGAGCTCTTATATTATAAACCATAGATATCTTCGTCTAAATATGTTATTCTACATACTGTTGCTTCATGATTATCTAAGTCATCTGGCATTGCCACTATCCGGAACGTGCCCACAGTGGGGTCAGCTCTTTCTCCCATACGCAAGTTAATATTACTCATTATATAAACTTTAGGCATCTCTAAAATTCCAGTATGAAGAAGCCCTTCATTTTCATCCTTCAAATAGAAGGTCGCTTCCAAAGTATATAAGTTCGGTCTGCGTTCCCTGTCCATTGTATAAGTTATTGCGCCATTTTTTGGGATAAAATAGTAATCCGCGACAATAGTTTTATTTTCATATATAGAATCAAAAGTTACTAAAGTTTGACCATCTATAATTTCTTCAGAAATAGGGGTTATTTTATCTTGAAGATTTTCTCTTTCAAAAATAGAATAAAAACGTTTTCGAGATTTATTTATCTCATATGGTAACCATAGCTTTCCTTCTTCATCTAATTCATAGACACCATGATGCGGCACAAACACTTTCATTTCATGTAACATATTTGCTTCTAAAAGCATATTTAAACTCAATTGATTTAAAGTGCCATTAGAAAACTAAAATGTTGTATTATCTCTATCTTCCCACACAACCCGTGGTTGATTTAAATAACCACCCTAGGCCGCGACCATTCGTGCGTTTTCTGATAATACTGCAATCTAAATATTTTCAAAATAAAGAATTGGTTCTCCTGGTTCGTAAGTTCTACGTCCCAGAGACATGCGTTGTTTAGCCTTTAATACAACATGTTCTAAGTCTTTTATACCCATTTCCTGTAAAAAATTCATTATAAAACCTCCGGGTACAAAAAATAGGGGAAGCCGAAGCTTCCCCTTGGAAATGCTCACAAGGAGCAATTTATTAGTACTTAATTAGGCTCATCATGTTGCCGTCATCGTCACGAAGGACGTTGAGGGTCATATTGAAGGTAGAAGGATCGCCCTCTGCCTGCATGGTAAGAGTAACTTCAGATAGCATCTTAGCCTTGTTGATAACGAACTGGAAGGCCTCGTCCATACCAGTCTTCTCGGAACGAATGAGGGAGTCGCCAACAACACGATAGGTACCTGGATAACGATCTGGAGAAATGACGAGCTCGGTAGCACCCTGAGCTTCTGCGGTAGCATTATCTTCCCAGAATACACGGACCTTAAAGGTTACTACGTTACCGTTTTCATCGAGGAATGCACCAGAAGTCTCGTCAACGCTATCATAATCTTCTCCTTCAACAGGAGCGTTAGCAGCAAAATTGGCCTGAGTACCACGGAGGCCACGAGACATATCAACCCACTTAAATGGAACGCCAGCAAGGCCAGCTTCTGGTAGATTATGCTTACCATTATCGGTTAGGCCGGCACGGTTGGTTTCACCCTCAACTGGTACATACTTGAGCTCAGCAGCAGCCCAATCAGCTGGCTTCTCAATAATAACCTGAGCATTCTTACGAATCTTAACAGGCTTATCAGCGGTAGCCTTGTTCATAACCGCACCCATTAGGATACGCATCTCTTCCCAAGAAATAACAGCGTCCTCTAGGGTAACGTTAATGTCCTTGCCGTAATCCCAAGTAACGAGCTTTGGATTGCCCCAACCACCCTGAGCAGAAACGTTCTCAGCAGTGGTCTCAACAGTAGAAACCTTTAGAGTATCTAGGTATAGTACGATATCGCCCTTGGTAATACCCGCCTTTGGTTCGTCAGCGAGAGCTTCGAAGTATACGTTAGCAACTTCCTTAATACCATAGCGCTCAAAAATATTTACAGCCATGTTAATTTTCCTCCTTAATTAAAAGACATTGTCTTTATCCAATGAGAAAGTTTGTTTTTATCAAGTTTCGCGCCTGCAAGAGACGCTCGGGTATTTATATCAAACTCTTCATGCCAACTCATTCTTTTGAATTGATCTTGAAAAGCATAATATGATAAATCCCAAATATTTATTAAATTGTAGGAATTATTCCCAATTGCTAAAGAAGCAATTAAGTCTGAAAGTTCTAAATTACCATCCCCACTTTTCTAACGCTATCTACGTTTAGCCTCTTCTCGTTCTCTTCGCCCTCGAAGCATTTGTTCTTTTAAAGCCCTTACCCGAGGAGTATCAGAGTCAAGAAATTCAATTGTAGATTCATGAGGATCTCTCATAGCACACGCAAGTTTGACCTCTTCCTAAAAATTATAAAACTTTTCTTTAGTAAGAATACGTTTCTCGTTTATAGGACCGAAAACAATACTAGGCGGATTTATAAGAATGGTAATTTTTTCTTTCGTGAAAAATTCAAAGGCATCCTTTATTAACTTATTATCCTCTTTATCCATCTAAGTTAAAAGTAGCAAATACTCAAAATCAGAAAGCGGAGATAGTAGCTTTTTAATTTCTGGATCTTCTAACTTAGTTGGTTTAGAGATCTAGGTCGCAGATATATATTGATAAAATTTATCCAATCCTGCAGTGGCTATATCATGTAAACGAGGAGAATGAATTACACAAATATCATCAAATATCACAGGAAGCCCATGAAGATAACGCATTACTTTAGAATCAATTGAACTCATTGATTTGATACACCATAGAGTAGCCACCCATCTGTGGTGATAAAGTTAGCGGTTCACATTTAACAAATTGAAGATTGCCCAAACCATTTAATTTTGCTTGATTAAACATATCGTCAATTTCTTGCATTAATAAATATGGACGTAGATTACCTTCATCTATAATCCATTCAGTATAAGGACAAACAACTTCAAATCGAATTGTCGTTAATTTAAAATCGGGATTAGTAGGATTAATTATAAAATTATTAAATACAGCCATTACATAAGAGCTTTCAACTTCGTCTTCTGGGTATTTAGGAACATAAAGAATTTGTTTTGTAAGTAGTTCAGAACCATCTACATCTTCAAATTCTTCACTAAAAGGATTTGGGCTTTGATATTTTAATAAACGACAAAGCTTTTGATTATGGCATAATTTATTTAATATCTTAAACAAATTAATACCCATTACTGCAAATCGACGCTGACTTTCCATTTAATTCACCTTCCACAAAGGAATAATTTCAATTTGTTTGGTAAAAACTGCTTCATTGTACTCAGCTGTTAAAGTTATAAAACCAAGTTTGTTGTTTTCATTAGCTTTAACAGTACAAATGTTAGAACCAGTTTTATATTCTATTGTAGCCAGCTTCTTATCAGAGATACTAAATTTAATATCTCCTTCCGCGTTTAAAAGTTCATATTTAGCACTATAACCAACCTTAATCATATCTTTACCTACGATACCTGTGGTATCTTCAGGTTCTTCTATAATAATTTGGTCAGCGTTTGCAATTTTATTTTCAAGGTCATCACGTTGTTCATTGACTTTAGTTTCAGTAAAAGACATAAAAATTACACCAGGAACTGAATTCTAATCATAATCAACAAGATACCAAGCTTCATCCATAACAATAATCTCAGTATTTATTGGCATTAATACATGCGGCAAAATAATTTGAATATATTTGTTTGGCTGAGGAGTAATTACATTGTGCCATGTACGGAAATTATCTTTAATCTTAGAATCTTTAGATCCTAAGAGATAAATCCAACTTTCTTTAAGTTCACCATTATCTACCCATTTAATATAGTGATTACAGCGAACCATATAGAACTTTTGATGCGGTTGATAAGAAGAAGTAGTAGAACGATAAATGAGCCAATGCTCATTATTCCAAAGAATTAAATCTCCCTTTTTTAAAGGTGTTTCTAAATCCACCAAAAGAATTTGTGATACACGATTTTCATCTTCTTTATCCGTTAAGATAACACCGTCAAATATTTGGCCGGTTGTTTCACAAATCAAACCTCTTACGGTATGAGAATTGTATTTAAGATAACGACGAAATTCTAATATACCAGATTGAAAAGCACGTTCTTGAGGTGTTATACCTAAAAAAGAAGCACGCTTTTTATAGGTTTCAAAGTAACTCATTTTTACTTAATTCAGTAACTAAGTTCATACATTCAAAAACTGTTTTACGAAAATATTCATAACTCAGATAACGTAATGAACCTAATTTACCAATTAAAGTCCAATAATTAATTGTCTTATTGTGAGATTGAAATCCCATAAGCTCAATTATAATTGTATCCAAAAATTTTTCCCAAGCTCCTTCTTTTTCCTTTTCACAGAGCAGCCCATAAAGGCGGCCCTTTAATTTATTATAATAGCCTTCCATACCAAACTTAACCCTTTCCGGCTAACTTGCCGAAGATTTTGTTAGGTTTATAACGTACAGCACGGCCGTACCTATCTAACATTAGGCGACAAGTATCATCAACCTGCGCTCCTGTTTTATTAAGCTTGTCAAGGAAATTAGCTTGAGAGAAATCTTTATCACTATATAATTGTCTTAAATTATCCCATACTGCAATAGTACGATTAATCCATTCAGACTTCATAAGATTTGCAAGTAATTGAATTTCATCATTACCAAGAGTGTCGATAAAAATGCCAGTTTCAGCATCGTAGTCTAACGACACATGTGGATAGCGAACGCGGAAAATTGCCGCGTCCAAAATCTATCTCCAATCATCTTCTACGACGTTCACGTCCTCTGCTAGCATCCACTCGTCTTCTTCAAGTTTAGCCAGAAAGGCATCGTAAACTTTTTGTAAAGGAGTAGCCATGAGGCCGCACCTCCTTATCGGTTGGTTTCAACAGAGCGCTGTAGAGTAATAGCATTTAGTACATCTACATTGCAATTGTGCTTGATTAAAGAACAACGAGCAGCATCAGTAATAGATAGACGAATTGCTTCAGAAACAACTTTTTCCTTAAAAGCAGGAGAGCCATTCTTTAGAGCAATTGCAAGTTCATTTACAGACTTATTAGTTAGAAGGTCCGCAATATCAATATCTACATCCTTTGGAGTGTCTCCAAAGACATCCTTAATTTCCTGGTCTTCAGTAATAACCTTGATATAACCGGACTTTACATAAGAGCGGCAGCCGGGATCAAAATTAAATTCCTCAACTACATCTTCTGGAAGAGAAGTCTCCTGACCAGGATTTAGATCTCGGCGATAACGAACGTTATTAAGAATGATACTAATAGCAAAGTTGCTGACGTTTTTAATTTTCATCTTACTCATAATAATTACTCCTTTTAACTCCGAGGGGAGGGCGGAGGCCCTCCCCGAAATTTATATTAATAGTAAATTAGGCGATTTCTGGATGACCCCAAGCATCAATGCCGGAGTTGTAATAGATTCCCCAATAGTGTGGTGCGGCAACAATGCCGACGCCGAGCTTCTTGTAACCCTGAATCTCGAGGGAACGATCGGTGTTCTTCCACTCGTCGATGATGGTCTGGCCAACTAGAGCAACCTTAACGATCTTCTCCTTGCCAGCTGGAATTACATAAGCAAAACGTGGGTCGAATACTAGCTTCTCGTTAGTCTCATCCTCGAAGGAATTTGGCATAACGACAACTGGAGCACCAGCAAACTTACCAATGTAGCCATACTCACGAATCTCGTCGATTTCCTTATCAGAAACCTTGCAACCATCTGGAGTAGCAACAACATTTAGCATGGTAGCAGCGAATAGAGCGGAGCAGTAGATAACTGGAGCGCCATATGCACTTACAACCTGAACGAGCTGACTCATCTTCTGCCAGTCGAAAGTATTAGCAGAAGCCTTATTCTTGGCTGGACGGCCAGTATCATTCCAAGAAGCAGCTAGACAGCCCTGAATGTCACGGAAGATAGCGGTCATCATACCATCAAGGATAATATCATAGATCTCAGCGATGTCCTCAAGACCATCGAGGTAGCGCTCGAAATCAATGATACCAGCGCCTCCGATGGTGTGGCTGGTGAGTTCCATGTAGTCGTAATCGAGACGGAAGGTCTCGTAGACACCGGACTCAGTAGCACGGGTAACGAACTGCTTGCCGCGCTGTGCGCCACGCTTTACCTTGAAGCTTAGACGATCATTATTACCATACTGAGCAACCTCAGCAAAAGAACCAATTAGGTCAAGAACCTTGCGTGGGAGAATCTCTTCAGCATTCTGCTGGAGTAGATCAAATAACTCGTACTTATTCTTGCGATAGAGGGAATAGGTACCTACGAGTTTCTTAATTTCATCGCGAAGGGCGGATTCGTAATCAACGTTCTGGTTAGCGAACTCGGCTGGAATATTACGACCCATCGCACAGTCATGTAGCTGTTGTAATGTCATATCCATAATATTTACCTCCAAATTAGACGCGTACCATTACGTACTTAATACCAGGGGTTCCAGCAGGAACAGTATAGAGCTTAACGACTTCAGCATATGGACCCTCAGCTGGCTTCTCAGCAGTTACAGTTGGAGCACCATCGTCAACGGTTGGAACAACATATAGGGCACCAGCTTTGAAAGCTTTCTTTAGCTCTGCCCACTGTTCAGCAACAGTTTCACTTGCGAAATCATAATGGAAGGTGTTGGTAGTAAAGGTGTCGCCCTTATTTAGAATACCTACACGTGGATAGTCGCCAGCAACCTGATGGAACCACTTTAGGGCTGGACGTAGACCAGTGTAATCCTTCTCAGTAGTATAAACGATACCGTAGATTTCGGTTTCGTCAGAAATTAGCTTGATCGCGTCATTAGCCTTATTGGCATCTACCCACATACCGTTCTCGCAAGGAGCGGCCTCAGTGAATTCCTCACTTAGTGGAGTCTGGGAGACGATCATGCCTGTCTTTAAATATTCAGCACGGTTCATTTCGAGAACGCCGTACTTGTCAATCATAAAACGAGCCATAAACAATTACCTCCGTAATTTACTTCTTGTAGGCATTTAAAATATTAAATAGCTTCTCTTTAGAAGGATCGGAAGGAGGATTATTGTTTGGAATACGTAGCTCCTGCTTCTGTTCCTTTGCCATTGAGAAATTAGTATACTCAATAGAAAGAGCAGTATTTAATTCATTAATAGTTAGGGTGTCCTTCTTCTCAACAATCTCCTGAATAATATCAGTAGGCATGCAAGTAGAGAACTTATTAATTAGGGCATCCTTTTCTTTATTTTCATAATCAGTAATAGTCGCAGACTGAGTAGCAATAGTAGCATCCTTCTCAGCAATTACGGCAGCCTGATTATTAAAGCTAATTTGTTGCTCATTAAACTGAGCCTGTAGTTCATTAAACTGAGCCTGAAGATTTTCGAACTCAGTTGCGAGAGTAGACTTCTCACCCATGAGAGCTTCATACTGAGTATTTAGCTCATTATAACGGCCCTCTGCTTCACTTAGCGCAGTAGCATTTTCAGTCTTGAAAGTTTCGAACTCGGCCTGTACGGTTGCGAGCTGACCCTTAACAATCTCAAAATCAGCAACTGCCGCTTGATAGTCAGTTTCCTCAACTAATTCGACAGTTAGCTCATTCTCCTCATTGAAAGAGTAAGAATACTTATTTACCTTGCCAGCCTTGTCGCAAGCGAGAGCATAGAAGTACTCGTCAGCGATTTCACAAGGAATAAAATTGAGTGAGTAAGCGCCTTCTTCATTAAAGTTGGGATTTAGAGCGGCAAAAATTGCATTGAACTTCTCATGCTCAAGTCCCGCTACCTTTACGTTCATAGCGTTCTTACCTCCATTATTGGAATAGTATTTTTCGAGAGCCTTTGTGAATTTCACATAGCTTTCGTCGTCCATAGAGAAGAATGCCGCACCTTCAAAACAAGGAGTCTTCATGTCTCCTAAAACACAAAAGCCAGCCATAACACCCTTTGTATAAACAAATTCTTCCATGGGGCCATTGTTCATAAAGCGCCATTCACCCTGAACAGTATTTTTGTCAATTTCCATGCTTTGAGCTTTTTGGAAAATATACTTAGCTTCTTCCCAATATTCTGCCCAAACCAATACATCATATGTAGCATAAGTGCGAACTACGCCGTCATCATCTAAATGGTCTTCCCATTTAAGTGAGCCTGGAATTACGAAACCGTAACCCTTGACATTCTCAGGCCCCTCATGCCCTAAAAAGTCTTTGTGCTCATGACTATAACAGCCAAATACCGGCTTCATATAAGCGGATAAAGCAAGCTTTTCCGCATATTCGTCGGTAATATAACTGCCATTGCGATTAGAATACTTATAGAACGCTCTTACCCTACCGAGCTGTATTTCTGGGTCTTCAGTGGAATGAAAGCTACCTTCTACGAAGGATGCATCAAAACGAGTTGGTATCTCTCGTGACATTATTTCACTCCTTACGTTGAACCGTCAATATTTGCATTGGTTCGGTCCGCACGTTCTTCTACACTTTTCTATGGCCTTCCGCCTTCATTTGTAAGGTCTTGACCAGTTGTTTTCTTTTCAGAAATTTTTCCCGAACCTGTAGAATTTTCTCCACCAGGAGTTGTATAAGAAGATTGTAGAGGAATCATAGATTTTTCAAGATGTAGTACATTATTTTCAAAGTCGGTAACTTGAGCCAAATCAACCATATCAAGACCAATTGTCGCAGATACAGTAGAACGTGGATAACCATACTGTGCCATCTTTAGATACATGTCCGCATCTTCTTTACGGAAAATAGAAGATGTAGCAAGGAACTTTATAGAGAAATAAAGTTGATCATTCTTTGCCTTGCGACGAAGAATAGAATTAACAGCTAATTCGTATTGCTTACTCCAAGCATACATTAAAGAAATATCTTTCTTAATAGAGAAAGTTAGAGCGGTGGTAGCACTATCTGCATTAAAGATTGCGGAAGAAGTACCCAACTCATCATAAACACTATTAAGGTATTTCTCTAAACGAGTAGAAGAAGCAGTAGAAGAAGCTTCGGTATCCTGTACACCCTCTAAGCTAACTTCACCATAAGTAGTTAATACATTAATAGTCTCGTTATCTTCTAGCATATTACAAATACTTTGGTGTAAAACTTCTGCTTCGGGAAGTGTAAAAAGTAATTCACCATCTTCCTTATTAATTGGAAGCTTATGAATTAAAATCTTCTCCAACTCATTGTTATCTCGTTCCGTTTCGCGATCACGAGCATTTTCTAACTCAGCCGCGGCTAAAGTGGAAGAAACAAAGGGAGGAGTTTGATCCTCTGTAAAGTAGAAACAGAAACCGCCCTCGGAGGGAGGAATTTCTACCCACTTTAATTTTTCTTTACGACTGTTATAGGATTGTTGAACATATTTAGGAAATAGCTTTAAAATTTCTTTTCGTTCAACATCAGAGTCAGTGATGTACTCAAAATAAGAAGTATGAAGTTCAAGAATTGGTAATCCGTAACTATCGGCGAAACGAGTGCGGCAATACTTTGCCGGTAAACGATAGAAAACTGGACGTTCTTCAGAATCTTCAATTAACAAAGCATAGTATATACCTTCAGTAAGAACAATATAATTGATCTTAGGAAGAATATAATCAAAATTAAAGTTCTTAATATACTAAGAGATTTTCTTGTACGCAGCCTTTATTTTCTTAGGTTTTGAATCAATGTCATAATGCGGAACAATTACATAACCGTAATTAAGTAACGTTGCATAGTATTGCAAAGGTCGAGAATAGGTACCGCAAAATCTACTAAAATATTTCGATAATTCACGTATGCTATTAGGATCTCCAGATTCTAAAATCTGGCGGATCTCCTCTTTGGAGAATCCGTCAGACGAAATGGAGGTATAGCTTCTACCGAATCTGTTACGATAGCTCGTAGATTGTTGTGGCACTTTCAAAGCGACTTTCTTGGCGAAACTTTCGAAATCCGTTAGTTGACGAACTTTTTTGTTGGTCTCTTCAGCCATGCTTATCAATGCCTCCGTTTAGATTTTTTAGAAGAAGAAAAGAAAGCTAACTTTGAGGCATCCGTTATTCCGGTACGCTTTCTCCGCACTTCTTTATCTTCATAGTATTTGATACGATATAATCCATAAGAGAGGGCGGATACACGGTCTTTGTTAATACGTCGAGAAATTTGTTCGACGGCAACAGTTCCGGCAGCTCCACCAACTTTTAATTTTAGATTATTCATCTCATCTATAAGTCGCGAAGTCATGATATAAGGTAAGAGAAATTTTTCTCTTGCTAAATAATTCATTCGTTGTCCTTTTTTAGTTGCAAGTAGTTTTTCTTTGACGATACGCTCAGCAGCTAATAGTCCAACATTACCACTGTTTATTTGAACATAGAGATTAGAATAAATTTCACCGTTAAGAGTTGCATTGGCTTTAATGTTATAAATAGAAGCAAGCCTATCCATACCGCGTGGAATAGGATAATTATCAGGATCGTTAGTTACGTATATTGGTTCATAGGTTTCACCATTCTTACCGAAAGAAGGAACAACCATCGCGTCAATTAAACCGGCACCAACGCCGTTACCGTCGATAACGATTTCTTTTGGACGATAAATACGATTAAGTTCTTTTAATCTCGCGGCTTGTGTGAGAAGATTCATCTTAGTAAGGTTCTCTGTATATACAACGTCCTTTTTCCAGCCGTTATCCCTAGGCCGCACCTTAAAGACGAATACAGAAGTATCATTCTCACCATAGCGAGCAACGTCGACAGACATTAGATAGAACCAGCCCGCATCTACTTGCTTCTGAGTGAGATTGTAATCTCTCTCACAATGCATTAGAGAACGAGACTTATTTAGCTTATTTGTATTAAACCAAGAATCACTTGAACCACCTGTCCAAATACTCATAGACTCACGAGCGAAACCATCACTAGAGAAAGTAGAGCTAAGCTTTTGGTCTTGAATTGTTTTTTTATCGAATAATCCATATTTCAACGGTAGTTCATAACTTGCACCGCATATGAAGTAATCTTGTGGTTCAAGTACAGCCAATGTTGTAAGTTCTATCAAACGTTCATAGGCGAAAGTATTCTTACTGCCAGCCGATGTAATATACACCTGCTGAGAGTGCGGTTCTTCTGGATTCGAACCGCCAGAAGAATGTTGACGAGGAATGTTCATCATAGGAATGATAACTTCTGCCAACAGGTCACCATCAATAAGAGCAGCCTCTTCTATCAGACCGCCAGAAGCACGTTGTCCACGGCTGGAGGCACTGAGAGAAAGAATTTGTAGGGTAGAACTATTTTTAAAGATAAGCTCAATATAGTCTGTTGACATATGTTGAGTAAGAATTTCTGTTTTCAGTAGTGGCCAGTATGTCCAAATTTCTTCGAGCTTCTGCTTCGTAATACTTAGAGAAGCTTTCTTGAATTGAGATACTACAAATCGCTTAGAACGCGGCAGGAACATACAAGCAAGATACTGTGAAATAATTGCTAAGAACGATTTAGATGTCGCACGAGTAAAGGTTCCGTAAAAATAACGGAAACGCATCATCGCACGCAACATAATTCGCTGGTAGTAGTAGAATTTAATTGGACAATCTTTGGTTGCGATCAGATCCAAAAATAAATCTGGATACAACATAAAGTAGGCACTATATTGCTAAAAAAGATTTTCGTTTCTCTCTAGGAAATCTTCAGTAACTACTACACCTTTTTCAATAGGGACTCCATCTCTTAATTCCCCCTAAATGGGGCGGGAGGTAGTGTTAGTTAAGAGCTCCGTCATCTAACTCATCCTCCAGCTCGGCCGCACCTTCATACTCGATTTCGACGTCCTCATCTTCAAGTGGAGTATCGTAGTCTTCCTCAAGACGGTTAGCAAGTTCAAGTTGCTTACGGCGATTTTCTACTTGGTCTGCTAGGGCACCCTCGCCCGTAACAAGACGTTGTAGATATTTTTGTATATTCTTTATAGTAAAGTCCACGCTATCTTGCGGCTCGGTGTGCCACTTTGGTTTCCAGCCACGTTTTTCAAGCCAAGTGTAGAGTTCTCCTACGCTGTCGAAGTCTCCAATATTTTTGGCGTTTTTCGGTTCAAAACCTTCGGTCTTAACGATGTTGTGGTAAATTGCCATTTCATTCTTGGCATCAAGACCGGCACGAATTTTTTTGGTAGCTAACAGTCCAACTTCGCACAAGCGTTTGGCATCGTCACGTTGGGTAGCACTTACAAGATTTTGGGTGGTGCAAAGATCGTTATAGAAATTTTCTAAATAATGATAGTCTTCATCATCACGTTCTTGGTCGGATGGCCATTTACGCATCATTTCGCGTCGCCAGCCTTCGGCAACAACAGGCACATTATCAATTAGGGTGCCGCATGTTTCTGCATCTTGCCATTTTTCATTTACGGTTGACCAATCAAGGGACGTGTAGGAAGGGTTGTCTGATAGTAGCTTTACATATACGTGTAATGTGCGTTCTTTCGCCGCGTTCCATATCCGGGTCCATTCATTGACAAAGAAAGGAATGTCTAGCCACTGGCACATTTTGTCGACCTAATTTAAGTCTTTGGGATCAACCAATTTCTCCAAACAAGTTAAACACATCAAGGAGCGATCCTTGGGATGAAATGGTGATTTGGTAGGTACAAATTCTGTAATAGGTTTATCTATCTTACATTTGCCGCATACAGGCATAATTACTTCGCCTCCTTAGCCGCATCACGTTTTGCTTTCTGACAAGCCTTACATTGACTACAGTAGCCGGTACGCTTGTCGCGAGAACGTGCAAAGTAGAAAGGATCTTTTGGATAGGACTTGCCGCACTTGGAACACTTGAGTGTTTCTATTTCACCATTACGCATCTGACACTCTAGGCGTAGGCGGGTGGCGGTTTGGGCGAGCTTCTTTGGGATTTTATTTCTTGTATAGGTACGGATTTGAACGTCGCTCATTACGATGTCGTCTTCCAATAGGGCTTTTTGTATTCTAAATATGTTTCTATGTGCTACACGTTGGGTAAGAAGGAAATGTTCTAAATCGGTGAGACCAGCGTTTTCAATTAACCATTCTATGTCCCAACACATGATGCGAGTAGGACTGTGAAGGTCGCCATAGGAATGTTTTAATAATGAGCAATAGTTATCTAAAATTGCTAAAATGTGATCGGGATTTTCATAATCTATTTCGTTATCACTGATTTTCCAATAAATGTGGCCTTGCTCATCTGTAGGTGTATCTTGTAGTGGCGGCTGTTCAAGGTCAAATTCTTTAGGGTTGCGTTTTCGTTCGCACCATTCTTCGGGCGACAACCATAGACCGGTGTTGCCATTGAAATCTAGTATGGGTTTTCCGGGTGGCTGGATGTTGAAGAATTTGATTGTGGGTTTCCAATAGTCTTTTAAATAGTATTGGTGACGTCTAATGTCTATTAGCATGTGGCCCATCTTATACAACTGATAACTATTTATTGGATGTGCCCTAATGTTGTCATCCGGAGGAATTTTACCCCTATACATATCATAGCGTTTCTGGAGGTCATCAATAATCTCCCATAACTCCACCATGCCGGGTACATCGGAGTCACCGGGATCAATCATGTTGCCATCAGCATCGTAGGTGGGACGCTTAATCTCGGGCTTAACTACCTTGTAACGTGGCCCGCGGTCGGCGGTTTTTGATTCTATCTCGGGGGCTGTTACTGGGTCTTCCAGCAGGGCATCAAGAGATTCGGTTTTTTCTGCTTTGGTTTTCCAAGAATTGAAACGGCGTTCGGGCTATAAAATGTCTTTGGTGTCGACGGCCGACAAAAACTTTTCATCCTTACCAAAAAGAATATAGTCGGTCATTTGTTCTATTTCTTTCTACGAAGGATCGGTTTCGAGTGAATCGAGAATATCTATTACGGCCTAATTTCTATCCACTGCCGTCTTTATTTCAAAATTTAGTGAGTAGGGTTTCTTCACGTCTTTGCTCCTTGACAGTTTATTTCTGTCTAGTTTTTTCTTATACTAAAATTTTATCACTTTTTTACAAAAAAGTAAAATTTGGGGAAAATAGAGTGCGGGGAAATTTGATTGAATTACAGTTGTAGTGAAATTTTTTGATTGGTGAGATGGGTGCTGATTTTTTAAAATTGAATTCTATCGGATAATGTGGAGACCACGGGGTCGGTCGTTAGGGAGGGCTAACAGACGCCTGAAACCCCTGCCCCTTAGTAGGATTTAGCACGCTAAAGTGTGAAAGTAAAATGCAAGCAATCCTGCAAAATATCCTGCAAAAATTTCTTTGAAAAAATCTGAAAAAAATTCAAAAAAGCCGTTGACAAATAGCCTTGTATCCCTTATAATGAATACAGTTGATAGAGATCAACAGTTGCCGACGATGCTCAACCGCCGGAGTCAAGACCACTGACGGGATCATAGTCACTCATGAACACATTGACAAACATTTAACAGAAAGAAGGTTATACCATGGCATACACGAATTTTGAGATGAGCAAAAAGCTCCGCGAAAAAGCAAAGGCAGAGAAGGAAAACAGAGCGGCGAAAATCGCGGTTGATCTGTTTGAGCATGGAATCATCAAGCACACTTCTCAGCGTCAGATTAGCGGCGACGCAATCCGCATGGCGTGGGAAAATTACGTCAGCGGCGAATTGAGCCGACAGGCTGAAAAAGGCTCAACTGGCACGTTCGGAAAAGCGGCTGATTCTTTCAACCGTTGCAAAAAGGCGGCGGCTCGTGGGCTGGCTCTCGATATCGTTGATATCGCCTGCCGTCCGGCTGGTCAGCCTGATATTACGATTCAGTGCGACGACGACGCGGCGGATATGCTGGAAAAGTCTCGCATCGTGGTTGAGCTGAAAAGCGGCGGCGGTTGCGTTGCCAACGGCATCAGCATTGATGAATGCTGGCAAGTGCTGGCAGACGCTTGCGACGCTGGCAAGTGGCTGGTCTGGTACTTTGACCCGTCCATGCGTGGCTGGGAAAAGTTCGACGAAAATCCCTGCATCTTCCTTCCGATGGATGAGCTGGTTTATCGGCTGGAAGAGTTCAAGGGCGACATGCTGACATGGTTTAAGGTCAACGGTGAAACCTGCATCAACTTCCAGTCGGTTGCCAACTCTGGCAAGAAGCTCAGCTGGCTCTACCACATCTACGACGAACACTCCTATGACTGGCCGACGTTCCGCGACACCGGCAAGCTCGTAAAGGTCAAGATTAACGGCTGACAGGAAGGGGCGAAAGCCCCTTCCCCCCCCTTCCCCCTTCAAAAAGCTACGACATGAAAGAGAGGTTTCTATTATGATGAATATCAACAAGTACACCTTCAATACTCGCGAAGGCAAGCTGGCTTCCTTTGACCTTGAGTCTGAAGAAATCACCGTCCGTGTTCTCAAAGCTGGCGATGACTGCACTGTGATGGACGACAGCAACAGCCGTTTCTACATGGTAAAAGCTGATGAAGCTGAGAAGGCTGTCAAGGCTTACGTCGACTGGTGCTATGGCATGGTCAAGGTGTGGGCTCCTGACCCTGACGAGTTCGGCTGCTATGAGCCGACGACGCGGGAAGTGTGGGCTTCCGAGTGCTGTGCAATCTACGCACAGCTGGAGGACTGGGATATCGTGGTGGAGAGCTGAGGCTCTCCACCTTCTTAAGAATTGAAAGTGAGGTTTAAGCTATGAAGAACTTTGAGAAGAGCCTGCTCGACCTGACCATGCGTGAAATGCTGGCTGCTGCTGATGAACTGTATGAACACTACAACCTGCGACTGGAAACGACTGACGTTGTGCTGGTCTTTTCGTGGGATGAGAACCTGCTGCTGCATTGTGAGAACCTGCATAGCGAAGAGATCTTCGAGTTCGAAGATGTTGAGTTTTCTGGTGAGGTTGCCAACGCTGTTGTTAGGAGCTGTTATCTGTCTACGGATTCGCTGTAAAGCGAATCCTTTTTTTATAAAAGTTAGATGTAGAACGTCTAAGAACCTGCATTGACAAACAGCCTGCAATATGCTACAATAATGCTATCAAAAGAAAGAAATGAGGTAGTCTCTATGGAAAGCTCTGTTCGTATTGGTGAATACATCTTCTCTGTTGGCTCTGATGATGAATTGGCCGCATTCATTGAAGCGGCTGAAAGGCTCAAGGATGAACGTGAAAAGCAGAAGAATGAGCGTAGTCGTGCGGCAGCTGAAATCATCACTCTGATTGACCAGTTTGTTGCTGATTATGGCCTGATGAGCATTCGCAATGAAGCAGGAGAAATCTTCATTGATTGCTCCAATGTTTCTGCAGTGAATGTTGGTTGGAATGCGGAAGATGACTAACGTCATCTTTCCTTTTTATTTTTAGATGTTCAACATCTAAAAAAGACTATTGACACCTCCAGCATTTTGTGTTATTATATACATGTCGAAAGGAAAGAAAGGTAGTTGATGAAACTTGATTTAGTGTAAGGGCAACTTGCGAAGGGGAACAGCCAACGCACGAACCCACCTTATAATTTGATAACTGTTCCAAACGGTCACTGCACGGCCTCGCGGTGATTCGGGCGATAAATATATTGAGGTGCGACCCGATGGAGAGTAGCTAACTCCATCGGGAAATTTTTTATTTTAGGGGTTGACAATTTCATTTTTGTGTGCTATAATATAATTACAAAAAGAAAAGAAAACAAACTAAAGGAGGCAACCCCATGAAGACCATCTCTGTTTACGCCGATCCCACCATCCTTTCCTCTCTGATTCACGAACGCCTTGATGAAATCGCAGAACGCATTCCTTGCTTTGCTTATTTCCGCAATGGTGAAATCACGGTGACTTGCCGTGTTGAAGATGCCGCCTTTGTAGAAAATAAACTCGCGGATTTGGTTTAATACCAAATCCTTTTATAATTAGATGTTGAACATCTAATTTCAAGTATTGACAAATTTCATTTTTTATGTTAGACTATAAACAACAAAAGGAAAGAAGATGATTCCATGAAGTACTACGCCCTTACATTTCAAAATGGTTTGACGTACTATATTAAGAGTGATTGCATTTTGAATGCGGTTAAAGTATCACGGGGATTGTGCGGCCGAGTGGTTAAGGTTCGCAACCTTACGCCGGAAGAATATGCTTTTAGAAGGAGTTATCAAAATGAAAGAGTTCGTTGAACAACTTACGCAATACAGTTTCAAGGAACTTTCAGATCGACTTCATGCTAACGGTTACGAATACATGACGGACGTTGTTGATGTATATACTACCGGTAATGAGGATGATTTCTTTGAAATTGATATTTGGTTTGATAATGGTTGTTTCGTGGTGATGTATTACAGATTCGATGGTACATTCAGACATTATGAAACAAACGATTTCTAACAGGGGTTAACCACCCCGACATAATTAGATGTTGAACATCTAATAAAAAAGTGTTGACAATTTCATTTTTCTGTGGTACAATATAACCATCAAAAGAAAGCAAGGAGCGATAAACATGAAGCACCCCGAATACGAAGAATTTGGTTTTGAATGGGTTGACGAGATGTACCCGACGAACGAAGAGGAGGACGAAAACCATGATGAGTGAATGCGAACGCCGCAACTGCGGCTACTTCTGGAAGGACGAGAACGAAGCCTATCCGCGTTGCCACTACGATGACCCGATGTTCCCGGCTCCGTGCGATCAGGATGACGATGATCCCTATGAGGATTGGGATGATGATTTCGATGTGGAAGAAGAGTATGGATGCTCTGAATCCGCGGATGATTTGGAGTTAGGATTCGACCCCTATGTTGGCGGCTATACATGGGACTGTTAATCAGTCCCACAATTTCATCTTTAGATGTTGAACATCTAATATACTTTTAGAAGAAGTAAAAATATTTTTCAATAACCCCTTGACATTTCCTCCAGCATATGATAGAATAAAGAAAAAAGGGGATGAATAAATGAAATATGAAAAAGGCATGAAGGTCACCGAATCTCAGATGCTCGCGGATGGATGGGAACTGACCGCGGCAGGCAAGAACTGGACAGAGTATGAAAGTCCTTGCGGTTGCTATGGCGTGGGCTTTGAGGATGGAAAGGAAGGTACTGTGTATGACTTCTGATAACTGGATCAAAATTGACGAACAGCAAGCAGAATCTTCTTGGATGGGATATGAAGATTTCATTTCCGCAGATGGCAAGACTATTAAACGTGTATGGTATGATGGATGTGAAGAAGAATGGGAAGCATAAAAGAGTTCTTTGGAATTGAAAAGAAAAAGTATGTATTTGAATGGGGCGACGTTTCTGCCCTGTTCACCGTGTTGAATGTAATATTCGTCGTACTGGGTTATTGGTGGGCACCTATACTGGGCTTGATAAATTCTATTCTCAGCATTGCATTAAACACGCGGCACAAAACCCATTTGAATCTGTACATTATTCAAATCGCTCTGATAATATTAAATGTATATTTTTTGAGATAAGGGGTTGACAAATCCCTAATCTCATGGTATAATAAAACCATCAAAAGAACAAAGGAGTTGTAAAACATGGTCACCAGCTATTCTCGTATTAACTTCCTCACTATCAACGATGCTCATCTGTTTACTGATGTTCTTATCAAGAATAACATCATGGATTTCAAGTGCTCTGATGCTCACCTGTCTTTCTGGTGGAATCGCAGTAATTGTCAGTTGGTTGTACGCAACATCGACACACAGGAAATCATGACCTTTGAAGATGTTGAAACGGGTGATGACCTTGTGCGGCCTATCCTGTTGGCATGGATGTACACTGGTTGGGATAAGAGAGATTAAACTCTCTTATCTTTTTTATAATTAGATGTTCAACATCTAAAATTATTTATTGACAAATTTGAAATTTTATTGTATACTATTATCATCAAGAAAGGAGATTGAAAACATGAGAACAACCAACCGCCCAACACTTATTAGTATTCTTTGTACTCTTGGTATTCTTCTTTGTGTCTTTTGTATGGGCAAGGCCGCGTTTGACTTCGTGGTTGATTACAGTATGAAAGAAGTTGAAAGTTATACTGAGAACGTCACCATTGTAGAAACCTTCTATACTACCGATGACGATGGTTATAACTCTTACTATCTTATGTGGGAGAATGACCACGCCACCGACATTATGAAAGTCTGTTCTGCGTGCTATGCAAAATATAGAGATGCAGAAACAATGCCGCTTGAAATTAAAGTGCTTGATTCTCGGTCCACCAGCGGTTACAACTTCAAACTTCATGAACATTACAATTATGAAAGGACGGATAAATAATATGAGTTACGAAAATGTAATCTTCCTCGTTATCCTTGGCGGCATTGTTCTTTGTGGTATTCTTAGCGGTGTAGGTATGGTCTTGTATTACAAGCATATCGACAAGAAAATTGAAAAGGAATATCCGGAATATCTTCGTGCTTGTCATGTTGCTTCTACTTGTGACAAGGAAGCAGGTGCATATTTTATGAAGCACGTTCGCAAGTATGAGAAGGAAATTGAGAAGAAAGAAAGTGAACTGCGATGGTTGCCCAAAGCAGAACGCGATGAAATTGTTGAGGAAATCGAAACTCTCAAGAAACAACGCTTGGTATACTATACCAATTATCAGTCTATGCGTGATGACGCCGCGGAAAAGTGGGAGAGAGTTAATGCAATTGTAAATGCACATCCGTTCCTTCGCAAGCACAGGGGTTGACATAATGTCAACCTTCTTTTTATTATTAGATGTTGAACATCTAATTTTTATTATTGACAAAAAGAAAAAATTATGTTACACTATAATCAATAAAAGAAGGGAGCAATTAAAATGGAAACGTTCATCGGACTCATCAAAGCATTTGCAATTCTTTTTGGTCTATTGCTTGGTCTTAGTGTTGCATGTGCAACCATTTGGGCAATCTTCGATTGGCTTTTCAATCGTGAATGGGATTGGACTGATAAGTTTATTGTCATGCTTGAGTTCTGGTCTGATGTTATCAGTCATTCTTCCCATCGTTCTCATCGTCATCGTTCTTCCTCCAGCGGTTTTAAGGGCGGCAGTTCTCGCGGTGGTGGAGCGGGTAGAAGTTTCTGAAAAGAAACTTCTTTCTTTTTTTAGATGTTCAACATCTAATTTTAATTCTTGACAAAAACAAAAATAGATGCTATAATAAATCATAACTTAAAGGGAGTTGACAAACATGCTTAATGACACTATTTGGGACATCATTCTTACTTGGCTTATTTCCGCTTTCTGCGGCCTTGTGGTTGGTCAGTTCGTAGAACCGCGTGAAATGATTCTAACCATCATCATGTGGTCTATGTCCATCGGTACTGTGCTTCTGGTCATCTATTATGCGTGGCTTGCATGGCGTGAGTGGAAGCGTGAGCAGAGAAAAAAGAACCGTAACATTTACAGGGGAGGATATATCAGATGAGATTTAATATCAGAATCGAAGATTGTGTTGACTACGAATTGCCGGATGGCGTTGCAGAAGATGAAGAAATGGCAATCGAAACCGCCCTCGAATTTTGGGCAATGCGTGATCCGGTTGTCACAGTCACACCCATGGAGGAATAACGAGAGTTATTCCTCTTTTATAGTTTTTAGATGTTGAACATCTAAAAAACCTTATTGACAATTATCTGTTTCTGTGGTAGAATTAGTCATACGAATTAAGGGGAAGCACCCCAGAAAGAAAGAGGTAAATGCTATGTATTTCAACCGTTACACTCCTGCCACCAAGTCCCAGAACCTTGAAACCGCCCGTGCTCAGCTGGTCTATAACGCTGTGTCTCGTTTCTCTGGTAAAGCTGAGCCGCGTACTAAGGACTATATCGAGTACAGCCGCGAAAAGCTGAGTACCTATGACATCTGTTCCATGATGCTGGAACCGGAAGAAGCTCGTCTGTGGGAGCTGGCTTGTCGCTCTGAATGGGCTGAGATCGTGGAGCTGGTTCGCAGTCAGGGTCAGCCGCTTCGTGGTCAGCATGTGGTATACTTCTCCATCATCTCCGGCGGCGTGAAGCCGGGTGAAACCAAGGATATCATTCAGCGTTATAACACCATCAACCGTGCTACTCCTGTTCAGAAGATGTGGTATATGGAAGTTGCCAACAAGGCACAGGCACAGGCGGCAGAACATGCACTGCACAATATCTTTGACCACGCACGTTGCATGAACCGTTGTCAGAATAAGAAGGACTACTATGAGTGCGATGAAGAACAGGCACAGAAGTTCATCACCGCCAATGTACACAAGATTCATCAAGCAATCATGGAAGCAATTGAGGGGATTGAATAATCCCCTCTTCTCCTCCAGCGTTTTAGATGTTGAACATCTAATAAATCTTGTTGACAAATTAAAGCATATATGATACAATATAGAAAACAAAGCAAAGGAGTTGCACAACATGAGTATCGTACCTTTTGACGGCTATCAGGCAAGCCGCGACGAATTGATTGCTAATAATTGGCATCTGGAAGAATCTGGCAATATTGGCGGCTCTCCGCGTTTTTGGTGGGAACACTGGGTAAGCCCCAATAATGATCTGATGGCTACATTCTATTGGACACATGAAACTGCGACAGTTTGCCGCAATCCCTGAAAGGAGCGTTGAATATGTGGGAAAAAATTAAAAAAATCTTCTTGCCTCTGAATACTGCGTACTATTCTCGTCCGACCTTTGTGTTTACCTTCCTTAATGGAGACGTAGAAGAATATACTCCAAATCTGTTTACCATTTATGGAAGCAAGGAACCGCGTGAAAATTGGCGTTTCTTTGAAGAAAAAGGAATTATTTGTGGAAAGTTCCCTGTTTCTTCTATGCGAATGATCGAAACAAAAGATTGGGAACATATCCGTATTCAATGGTATGGGTCATCCTTCCGCGTGTTTGACTTCCCAAGATGGGAAACGAAAGAACGTCTCATGTCCGAACATATTCCGGCACTTTATGACTATTATGTAACATAAGGGCGGCAACACCCTTTTGTATATTTTTTACAAAAACAGATTTGAATATTTGTCTAAATGGCGAATTGAAAAATGTTTCCAAGTGTGGTATAATATATATAGAAAATGAAAATTGAGAAAATTAGATGTTGAACATCTAATAAAGAATTGACTTTCTTAAAAACTTTTTTCATTTTTCTATTGACAAACTTCTGTAACTATGCTATACTGTTATTGTTCCAAAGGAACAAGGAAGGAGACAACCAACATGGCAAAGCTCACCAAGACCCAGCTCACCAACATGCGACGCGACGAAATCCTTGCTCAGCTTGCACAGTTCCTTACTGATGAAGGAGAAGAAGTTCTCCGCGTCAGCGGTAACGCGATTGCTTTCCCGACTGTTGATGCAGAGGGTAACGAAATCTTTGCAAAGCTCACGCTCTCCATTCCGCGTGGTGATCGTTCCGGCGAAGCCTATGATGCTTATGGTGAAGCCCAGCAGTATCAGGAACATCTCGAAGATGTAGCCGCGAACAAGGCACGCAAGGAAAAGGAAAAGCAGGAAGCCGCCAAGAAGCGTGCAGAGAAGGCCGCCGCGGCAAAGGCAAAGAAGGAAGCCGAAGAAGCCGCCCGAGCCGCACGCAAGGCAGAGGAAAACAAGGGTGAATAACCCTTGTTTTCTTTTCTCATTATTAGATGTTGAACATCTAATATTCTTTCCTCAAATAACAAAAGAAATATTAAAATAAGTGTTGACAAATTCTAAAAGATTTGGTATACTATAATCACTCCAAGGGAGTAAGACAAAAATACTTCGACCGCCCTGATAAGGGCAGAAAGAGAGGAAACCTATGACTATGCAGAACCTGATCGACACCATCTCTACCGCTTGCACTGGTGCTACCATGTGCCGCCGCTCTAACTCCAATTTCCTCGCTGTTCCGGGCGATGTGGTTGACGGCGTTCAGACCTACTACGCGGTTAAGGTATCCGCCCTGCTTGCCAAGGATACCAAGGTCAACAAGGCATTTGATTTCGATGCCGCTGTCGCTGAGTACGCCGAGTTTTCCGCTAAGCAGGCGGAAAAGGCGGCTACCCCCAAGAAGTCCTCTGGTGCTGACCCTGCCAAGCAGGCGGCGAAGGAAGCACGCAAGGCGGCTCTGACCGAGTGGATGAAGGACAACCCCGGCGAGCATACCTGTACCGAGATCAAGGAAGCGATGCCGGAGGTCTACGGTGAGTGCGTCATCATGACGGTCGGTTCTGATGCCAAGGAACTGTTCACCGCTGGCGTGCTTGACAAGCGTACCGAAAAGGGCAAGAACTACTACTTCTACAAGGGCGAGTAATCGCCCTTTCCCCTTTGGGAAATTTAGATGTTCAACATCTAATTCCCCTCCAGCAAATATAAAAAATTGTTGTTGACAAATGGTGTTGCCTATGGTATAATCTTATTAGAAATTAAGAAAGAAGGTAATCACCATGAGCAAGCCCATTTATTACATGATTCTCGATACTGAGACCTGCACCCTTCCTTTTGTGAACGAATGGAATCTGTCTTCTGATGATAAGAAGAAGATTGCTATTGCAAAGCCGCTTGTTTATGATATCGGATGGACTATTGCTACCCGTTCTCATGGTATCATTGAGCGTAGGAGCTATCTTGTTGCTGAGACGTTCGCTGTTCCTGCTATCTTCAATACCGCTTACTATCACGAAAAGCGTCCTCTCTATCTTGGAATGCTTGAGCGTGGAGAAATCGAAATCTTGCCATGGAATACTATTATGGAAATCCTGATTCAGGACTTGAGCAAGTGTTCTTGGATTTGTGCGTATAACGCAATGTTTGACTTCAAGAAAGCAATCATCTTTACGGAACAGTATATCAAGCGTCTCTACTCCCCCTCTTACTACGAATGGGAAGAACAGCAAAAGGAAGCGTGTGCAAAAATTCTCCGCACAAAGTCAAAGCGTGAATCCCATAACTTTGACAAGGACAACTTCATTCTTCGCGGCGTATCTTATCCGATGATTGATATTTGGGGTCTGGCTTGTACGTACATTTTGAATTGTGCGGCATACAAAAAGTCTTGTCTCGAAAACAAGCGTGTCAGCAATACAGGCATTTACTTTTCGACTAGTGCGGAAAGTGCAATGCAATTCTTTTCTAAGAAGTTTGACTTCATCGAAGATCATACCGCATTGAGTGATGCTGAAATCGAAACCGAACTTTTGTTCGCTTCTCTCAAGCGTGGCAAACTGATTCAAGGCATCGTCTTCTTTCCATATAAGATGCTTGGTGATACCGTTGAATTCGTAATGAAAGGACGCGGCGTTACTTGGGAAATGGCAAACATGGTTCTTAATCAGATGAAAGATTATCTGCCGGATAACATCGAGTATGAAGAATGTAGTAACTATCAAAAGCAGATTCTCCGCAAGATTGACGAACTGGAACAGTTTATGTATACAACATGGGATGTATAACATCCCATCTTTTTCGCACAAGAATTAGATGTTCAACATCTAAAATCAATTGTTGACAAATAAAAAAATCTATGCTATAATGTATTCACAAAGAACGAAAGGAGCAAAAACAATGGAACTTGGACAGAAATACTATCGCGTTACTACTCATCGTGCCCATCAGGGACGCGGTCGCTCGTCCTCTATCACTTTTTACATTGCGGCAAAGAATGCCCTTCACGCGTCGAATATCGCAAGGCGTATGCCGGGCGTGAAGCATAGCCGCGGCGTTATGAGTTGCATTGCTATCAGTGCGGAAGAGTATATACAAGGTCGCCAGCAGTCCGCATACCATCGTACAGGGATGATTTAATCATCCCCTTCTTTCTGTTTTAGATGTTGAACATCTAGTTCTCCTCCAGCAAATAACGCAAGAAATATTAAAAACAGTATTGACAACGGTACAAAGGTATGCTATAATCTAATTACAAAAACAAAGAAAGAAGGTTACACAATGAACAGCATTTGGTTTGACATGGATGGCACTATCGCGGAACTGTATAAGGTCAAGGATTGGTTGCCTGCTCTCCGCTCTAATGATTGGAGCGTCTATGACAAATGCTTGCCGCGTGCCCACTTTGAACGCATCAACGCCGCCATCGAAGCACTGATCGAAAATGGTTGGCAAGTAGGCGTTATCACTTGGGCAAGCAAGGGCATTGATTGGGGTGAGGAACTGGACGCCATTACCGAGACAAAATTCGCTTGGCTTTGCCGCTTCTTCCCTGCTCTTGCTGATGGTAAGTTTGCTTGCATCCCCTATGGATGTGACAAGGGACAGTTTATGTGGGACATGCACAACAACTATTGTCCGTATGATGTTTCTTATTTGGTCGATGACAATAAGGAAGTCCGTTCGGCATGGCGTAAGTTTGGCGACAATATCAAATGTAATTTCAAAACTATTGACGCAAGCCGCAGTTTTCACCGAGCGATTGAAGGATTGGTGCTGTAAAGCACCTTCCTTTTGATATTAGATGTTGAACATCTAAAATTAAATATTGACAATTTCAAAAATTTAGTGTATACTATATTTACAAGGTTGAGAGATGAAAACAACAGTTGAAAAAAGAAAAAAGAATTTCAAAAAAACTATTGACAAATCTCAAAATCTGATGTATAATAAGTATGTAAGGTTGAGAGAGGAAAAGCCTAGTCGGATGAATTTCCTAAGACCTTTGAAACTCTCAACGCTTACCGATGGGGTAGCAGTTGTTAATTCGCTACTACGCGCTTAGCCAACTCAGGACGCGTCCCGAAATACTCCTGAGATCCGCACTGGGCAACGATCCCAGACTACGCCGGTGTGGTGGAACGGCAGACACAGCAGACTCAAAATCTGCGGCCTAAAGCGTGTGGGTTCAAATCCCACCATCGGCACCAAATTCTCTTATGTATATAGGGTAGAGTTCGGCACCATGCGGCAAGACGGTGCGCACCTTGGCCGCGAAAGGAACTGCATGAGAGAAGGTTGCAACACGGCGAAGGCCGGTTAAAGTCTAATCGTCATCAGGGCAGGAACAGCAACCGCCCGGTCACGTCGGGGTACGTGGCATAGCCAGACCCCGTTTCCTTGCTCGTGTAGCTCAGTCGGTAGAGCACCAGACTTTTAATCTGGGTGTCGAGGGTTCGATCCCCTCCACGGGCACCATATGGGTGAGCAGGTTATAGTAGCCCTGCCTAAGGGGCGAAGTTAAATGGAAGGTTCAAATCCTTCCACACCCTCACAATATTAGATGTAATACATCTAATAAAAAGAATTGACAAACCTCCAGCATTATGCTATACTATGTTTGTCAGTAAGGAACACAACAACTAACAGAAAGGAAAATGTATCATGTCTATCGTAGTTACGGGCGCACCTAAGGTAATCGAATTTAAGTGCTACAAGTGCGGCACAACCTTCCTTGCAAGTTATCCGAGTTGGAGTAACACCAAGAAGGGCTATTCCTGTTCCTGTCCTACCTGTCCCTATACTGCCTATAAGAAGAAGTAAGAAAGGAAAATGAATTATGAAGTGTACTGGTATCGTGCGTCGCATTGATGAACTCGGTCGTGTGGTTATTCCGAAGGAAATCCGCAAGGTTATGAAGATCAAGGAAGGCGAGCCGCTTGAAATCTTCCTTGACAATGGAAGCGTTGTCCTTAAGAAGTATCGTCAGGATGTTGCCGACGCTTGGCACGACGCTTGTGCTAAGTATGTTGAGAAGATTCATGAGCGTCCGCATATGCAGGACATCCGCTACATGCACTCCAACTACATTACCACTTGTGTGGGTTATATCCCTAACACTTGGGGCAAGCTTAAGAAGCATGTGGGCACTGCCCGTCTGAACGTGGATGAAGATCGTTATGATCCTATCATCGGTCAGGCCATCGCTCACTGTCGTGCGGTTCATGGTCAGGACTGCGACTATATGAGCATCATCGGACTGGAAGATTAAATCTTCCTTTCCTTTGAAATATTAGATGTTTAACATCTAATAATTATTATTGACAATTTCATATTCCTATGCTATACTAATATCGTTCCAAGAGAACAGAACAAAAAGAAAAGGAGAATATCCCAATGTTCGCAATTATCTTTTCCGTTATCCTTCTTGTCGGCGGTCTGTGTGCCATGATGATTCTGCGTAAGATGAAGGCCAAGGGTCTTGGTACTATCGTAATGGTTGCATGTCTCGTTGTTGCAGGCATTACCATGTTCCTTGCTTGCACTTCTACCGTTCCAACCGGCCATACGGGCATCCTTTCTACGTTCGGTAGGGTCGAAGATGTTTCACTTGGTAATGGTCTGAATTTCCACAAGCCGTGGCAGACGATTGTTACCATGACCAATAAGGAACAGACCTTTACTGAATCTAATGTCTCTTTCAGTAAGGATCTTCAGGAAGTGACTTATACTTATACTGTAAAGTATAATCTGCTTCCCTCTGCCGCACCGAATATTTACAAGACTGTCGGCGTAGATTACTTTAATATCCTTATCAAGCCGCAGGTAAATAACTCTGTTAAGGCCGCGTTTGGTCTGCGTGAAGCCGAAGACATGACCGAAACTCGTACTCTGATTCAGTCTGAAATCAATGAGCATGTTTCTGCGTATGCCCAGAACTATGGCATTGAAGCAATGGTGTTCCTTGATGACTTTGACTTCACCGATGCATACACCAATGCCATCGAAGCCAAGCAGGTTGCAGAGCAGGAAGCCCTTCGCGATAAGACCCAGCAGGCAATGGAAACCGAGCGTTCCCGTCAGCTTGCCGAGCGTACCAAGATTCAGGCAGAAAATGACGCGGCTATTCGTAAGATTAACGCCGACGCAGATGCCGAAGCCGCAAAGGTAAAGGCACAGGCAGATTATGAAGTCGCCCAGCTTGAGGCCGATGCAATCGCATATAAGGGTCAGAAGGAAGCCGAAGCCATTGCCGCACAGGCCGCCGCAATTACTGATGAAATCGTCGCTTATGAATATGCCCAGCGTTGGGAAGGTACTCTCCCGACTTATATGATGGGTGGTTCTGGTGCTCTTCCGATTATCGACATTCCTATGGGTGAGGAGTAATCCTCCCCTTTTTTATTGGAAACTTTTAGATGTTGAACATCTAATAAAAGGTATTGACTTTCTTTCTATACTATGATATACTCTAATCATCCCAAGGGGATAATAAAAGAAAGAAGGTAAATAAACATGGCAAATCACTTCCAGAATCGCAAGAAGGCTAACCACGAGATGGACATTCTTCGTATGCAGTTGCATGATCTCCGCGTCCGAGATGAAATCGAGCATCGTGAATATCTGCAACAGCTTCGCGGCGTAATGGTGAATCATCCCAACAAAACCGCCGCTCAGATTGCCGCTCTCATGACTGACGATGAAACCGAACGCACCAGCATCAAGGCAAGCGTCGCCGGACTTGGTTATGCTTCCCATGATAGCCGCCGCAAGTATCCGACCGTGAAGAAGCCGACCATGCCTGAAATGCGTCGTGATTCTAAGAGGGTCACTCGTCGTTTCCTTGAAGTTGATGACACCGGCATGGTGCTTAACACCTTCGTCAAGGAAGAAGAACAGTATATCTACTCCATTGAGGTCTATTAAGACCTCTTTTTCATTTCTAATTATTAGATGTTCAACATCTAACCTCCAGCAAAAGAAAGAGGGGTTATACACCCCTCATCTTCTGCAAAGCATTGCGAAGCATGTCCTTGCGTCCATCTTCCAGTGCTTCATAGTAGTTGCGTGCCGCCATCTGACAGACAGGATCGGTAGACACAATCTGTTCGATAACCTTTTCTTTCAGTTCGTGCGGCAGAATGGAAAGCGTCAGTTCGTGCGTCTTTTCGATATCTTCGATACCCTTCTGATACCAGCGGATCGACTGAGCCATGCGGCTATACCAGCGGACATAACCACGGGTCTGACACTTCTCGTATTCTTCATCATTCTGGGCAAGAGACAGGGCGAAGTTCTTCATTTCGGTGCCGATGTCCTCATAGTCGCTACCGAAGTACTGCGGCTTTTCATCCATAGAACCGTCGGTGAAGAACATCATACCAGTCACCACAGTAGGATTAAACTTCAGAATCCTGATTGCCTTGTGGGCATCGTCAGTCAAACGGTCATACCATCTCTGAACCATGCTCAGCATCATAGCATCAAAGCACTCCTGAGCATTGTTGAACAACGGATTGACGCGGATTTCATCCGGTACATAGTGGGAACGCAGGTTGATGAAGTTCTTGTTAGTCATGTTTGTTTCCTCTTTTCTTTTATTTGTTTTGTTCCTTGGAACAATTATAGTATATACTATGTTGCCACTTTTGTCAATAGGTTTTTTGAAATTATTTTATTTTATTTTCAAAGATTTTTAGATGTTGAACATCTAATAGTATTTGTTGACAAATTCTCTTTTTTATGATAGAATATAATCACAAAAAGAAAAGGAGCGAACAACATGGAAAAGACTATCACGACAACCGTACTCAACGCGGCGATTGAAGCGGCGTGCGACAACCTTCGCAACAACCTTGGATGGTCGGATGAAGAATGTGTAACCTTCGCCGCCAATCTAATGGAAAACCTTGACAAAGATGGATGGAAGATTGTGGAAGGGTAAAACCTTCCACAAATGAAAGGAGAAAAATATGGATATCGTTTATCGTGCTTATGACGGCAAAGAGTTCGATTCTGAGGAAGATTGCGAACTGTATGAAACCGTTTCCACCATTCCCAAAGAACATCTTGGATTCAAGTTGTTCGACCGCTACGGCGAACCGATGCCACTTCTGAACGAGGACAATCTCGTTTATGAGGACTTCTATTACATCAAGACGCACAGTGCAGAAGAGGCGGCGACCTTGCACGAAATTCTGCGTACCGTTGGTTATGGCTCTCCGTGGGACAAACATGGTTGGCAGGATGCCTTTGAATACGGTGCAGGTTGTTACTATTACGACTGCGATGATTCGGAGTGGAAGGACTTCAAGGAGTTTGAGCACACTTACGAAACCATGCGAAACATGTTCAAGGATGATGAATAATCATCCTTATTTTTTATATATTAGATGTTGAACATCTAAAATCACGCATAAAGAAAGAACGGATGTTATCCGTTCTTTGTCGTATATTTAACAATGTCCCCTCGCCGCCACTTCTTGATGTACTTTCCTTCTGCGACAACTTGTCCATCAACGGTCACTTTGAACGGACGTTCAATCACTCGTTTCTGATGCACAACCGGATATTCTCGGTCAGGATATGCCCCCATATTCAGACAATGCATCAAAATGGTTGCTTCAATTCGTGCATCCGCAAGGGCGGTGTGTTCTTCTACAAAAGTCGGGTCATCGGTGATGAACCTATAGACTGTTTCTGCGGTGATGGAATACTCGGTTTCGGATTCGGTGAAAAACTCGTGTTCTTCGCAGTAACTATGATAGGTATCATACTGCGTGATACAGTCGCAGGCAAGTCCCATAAGATCGTAAATGGGAATCGTGTCAAAAGGATTCTGAGTTTTGAACCAATCACAGTTAAAGGTAAACACTTTGTCATCGAATGGAGAGTTATACGCATACGCACAAACCACTTCATGCCGCTTGAAATCACGCATCATAGTTTGCATGATATAACCCCATTTATCCATGACCGCTTTACGCGAACGCATTTTCTTGACATACAGTTCACGCTTGTCCGCATAATAGGCAGTTGCAAACAGTTCAACATTATGCCAAATCTGCTCCACTACAAAGTCACGCTCCACCAGCTTTTCACCAGTAGAAATGTCAAGGATAACATACCCGACATTATAGCAGAAACGTTTCTGCATGTTTGCGGTTTCGGTGTCGAATACAACGACATTCATTTTATGCACTTCCTTTCAGTTGGTACTGATAGTATAGCACACCTAAAACAAAAAGTCAATAACCATTTTTAGATGTTGAACATCTAATATTAAGCATTGACTTTTTCTAAAATTTGATGTATACTATATTCGTACCTGAGAGAGAGGAACAGAACAAGAGAAAAAAGAAATTGAAAAAAGTTTCAAAAAACTCTTGACAGATTCCAAATCTTCTGGTATAATGAATACATCCTCAAGAGAGGAAAACAAAACGACAGGTGATGCGACCACCTAAAAAGCAGAAAGGGATACCCTATGAAGAACGAGATTCGTGTTGCCGCCAATGCCGCTGTTGAGAACCTGATCGCCGCTTCCGTTGCTGGTCTGATTCCGGTTCGCGTTGCCAAGAAGGACTGCTACGCCATTGACACCGGCGTGAAGGACGAGAACGGCAACACCGTGTTCGCCACCGTGGAAATCACCGTGAAGAACACTGAAGCCACCAAGACTTCTCCGGCTTTCGATCTGGATGCCGCCATCACCGCCCGTGCGGAGAATGACGCGAAACCCAAGACCGAGAAGAAGGCGAAGGAAGTCGATCCCGAAGCCGAAGCGAAGCGTGCGAAGCGTAACGCGGAGCAGGAGCTTGTCAAGGACTGGTGCATGGTCAATCTGACTGACGAGCCGATGACCACCACCGACATCAAGGCGGCGATTCCGGAGCTTGCCGAAGTCAGTGTCATGCAGGTGGGTACTTACCTCAAGAACATCGCCGCGGACAACGCCGAGACGGTCAAGCGTGAAGTCGTGAAGGGCAAGCCGTATTACAGCCGTGCCTGATGGAAATAACAGGGGATGCAAATCCCCTGTTATTTTTTTGTAGGCGATTTTTAGATGTTCAACATCTAATAAAAAAGGAGTGTACGATTATTCGTACAACTCTACGGTATAAAAATGATAACCCATCAATTCCAGCTTAGTATGATCAAAGGAAAGATACTGCTCTTCCCAATTATCACCATAGACATCCTTCAATGCACGGAAGTCTCCGGCATCCATGAGAGCATCTTCACTCATATCAGGACACCATACATCAGAGAACTGGTCTACCCAATTCGTTTCCAACAGGGCACGCTTTGCCGCGTCATCATTCTTAGCATAAATGATAGGGCCATGATTTTCTTCGATAACAACAGTAATGGTCATAATTTTACTCCTTCCAATTTCTAACCAGATACAACAACACCAAGTCAAAGCACAACAACACAGAAAGAATCTCTACACGCCAAGGAGAAAAGATTGCCGCAATGATGATTAAAAACACAATACGAATAAACTCATGCGGATGCGTATACATCCAAGTAAGAAGAACTTTCATGCAGACAACTCCTTTTCTATTTCTATGGATAGTATACCACAAATATGACCATATGTCAATTTTAATTTTTAGATGTTGAACATCTAATTATATTAGGGTGATTACTCACCCTCCAGCCAATCATCCCGCCAATATGCATCAACATCAAGAAAATACCCATTGACTTCATTAGTGGGATCCTTATACCAGCATTCTACTTTGATTTCAGTGCGGCCTTCTTCCTCTTTGAACAGTTCGGTGACACGCGGTGCAATCGCATCACTATCGAACAGAACGTCCAGAATCTCCCAGTCATCGCAATCCCATACCATTACAATCCAAATCTTCATAAGTTTTCCTCCTTCTTGTTTATAGGACTCCTTGCAAGTATTATTATACAGGATACCCACTAAAAAGTCAAGTCACGTTTTTAGATGTTCAACATCTAATCTCCCACCGGTGTTAGTTATGACTAACAAACTATTATCCCTCTATAACTACCCTCCAGCGATCCCTCCCACCTTCCCCTCGCGGCCGTGCCGCACCCCTCCACGGATGTCAAAATTTGACACAAGCTGGAAAGCTGGAACAAGCTGGGTTGGAAGCTGGAAGTAGGTAAGCTGGAGGCCCTGGGTGCCCTGCACCCTGGGCCGCGCCCCTCCAGCAAGCTGGAGGATTTGTTTGTATAAGCTGGAGAATTTTAAATAAAAATTTTGTTTATTTTAAATAAATTTTATTTTAAAGAAATTTATTTTATTATTTTAATTTTTATTTTATAATTTATAATTTTATTTTACTTATTTTAATTTTTATTTATTTTAAATAAATTTATTTTAAAATTTTATTTTATATTTTATAATTTTATTTTATTTATTTTAATAAAATTTATTTAAAAATATTTTATTATTTTATTTTATTTTTTATAATTCATTATTTATTTTAAATAAATAAAATTAATTTTGTTTTAAAAATTTCCCACAAATAAAAAAAGAAGCGAATTACTTCGCTTCCTCATTGGATTAAATTATGTGTGAAGAATTACCGGGCATTGAGTCGTCCAACAAGCTGGGTCATCCTCTTTCACCTGAATTCTCACATTAAGCGGTTTTCACGCTAGGGTGTAAACCTTATGACGCTTCTCGTCAAGCTCGAACTTAAGCACGCCCTCTTCAACAAGAGCCTTTAGGTAGGTACCAACCTGCATCTGGTTGAGGCCAGCAAACTCAGGAACATTCGCAGCGATAACAGAAGGAATCATGCCCTCAGCTGGAAGATTGGTCTTAACCCACTCACGGAGGATCGCAACATTAGCAGCCTTACGCTCCGCGGCAGCAGCCTTTTCAGCATCCTTCTGAGCCTTCTTAGCTGGATCAGCAACACGACGGCCGGGACGCTCAGCAGCCTTAGCAACCTCGGCATCAAGGTCATAAGCCTTGGAACGAGCAGTATCCTGAGTGTTCTTAACAGTTACCTTTAGCTCAACTGGGAAGAGCATACCGGTAGCCTCATCAACAACATCAGAGAGGAACGCGACGCCGCCAACAACCTTCTGGGCGCCTGGGAAAGTAGACATAAGAGTATCCATTACCTTAGAACGGAGTGCCTCACGAGTTTCAACAGACATATTATTATCTCCTTGGGCTATTTGCCCTGTGGGCGTATTTGCTACCCACACTGGTTTACAGGGTTTTCCTTCCCTTAATATTAGTTAGGCTGGAGGAAAAGGTTGTGGGACACCACCAAATATATCAAGCTGGCTTGTCTTATCATTCTCTTTTCTCTCTCAACCTTATGTATATATTATAGAATAGATTTTCAGTTTTTTCAAATTTTAGCAACTACAAAAACAGTTGAAATTTTAGAAGTATGAATTTGACACCACAAAAATTTGACCGCATCTTTCTTGTCTATTATCTGGAAATTAAAAACGAGGAGAAAGAAAAATAGATGAAAAAATTTTTTTACTAACACTCATACCAAAGCCTTTTCGATTGCTAATTTTACAGTTGTAAAAATGAACTTTCATCTTCAAAATACAATTGTATTTTAACGATATAATCGAAGCCAGAGAATTCGAAAATCTTGGATTATATAAACTAAAAAACAATTGTAAACAAATAGTGAGAAATCAAAAAGCTGGAAGGTTTATATGTTTCATTAGATTGGTATCTTAATTATACACAGAGCTGCGGACCAATACGCCTCCAGCAACTGTCGTTGCTGGAGGCACATGAGAGTTATCTTTTCTGTTGTTTCTCTACCATTAATCATACCGCCGCAGTTTAGAATTGTCAATATAAGCTGAAAAAAATTTTTTAAAAATTTTTTTGGAACTCTCAGACTTGGATTATATCGTCAAAATACAGTTGAAAAAATCAACTCTCATTTTCAAAAAACAACTGTATTTTTAGCAAACGAAAAGTCTTCTTAATACTCATACTGATAAAAATTTTTGTCCGATGAAAATACTATTCAACATATTAAAACAGCTGCAAACGTTAAATCATTCCGCCGCACATGACATAGAACAATCTTTCACCAATTTTTGACAATTGCAAAAAAATATATTATACTATAATGGGATAGGAGAATAGTTATTCCGTAGTTGCTTTGGCAATTTCATTTTGTACCTCCAGCTACAATTACAATTATAAAAAGGCAATTTCATTTTCAAAACCTACCCCGCAATTTAATTTCATTTTTAGAATAAACCAATTGACAAATAACCCCCTTAAACTACAACTTAAACGAGGACTACCCCTCATTACCAATTTCAAATACACAGGTGATACCATGAAAACTATCTACTCCCTAAAGTTAGCACGTTTCCTAATCGACAGAGGCTTTTATTGTGAAAAGGTGGTGCCACATCCGTATAAGCCTTGGATGAATGCATACGTATTTCAGGATACTCCCGCATTGACAGCTGCGATGACTGAATATATTGAGGAGCGTGAGCAGAATGACAAATGATAGTGCATTTGTTTTTTACGAAAGTTTCCTCAAAACTATTCAGAATGTAGAAAGATTTGCAGGTAAGGAAGCGGCATATGATTATCTAATGTCCATTATGGAATATGGATGCTATGGGCTACTTCCCGATGAATCCAACCCCGCATGGTTGTATGGATTCGAGCAGGTGCGGACCGCCATATCTCATGCACAAGAACGTCGAGATAAACAAATCGCTAATGGCAAAAAAGGCGGCAGACCCCGCACTTCTGTTGATGCTGAAACAATTCTTAATATGAAGAATCAAGGTATGACATACAAGGAAATTGCGGGCATGCTTAATATTAGCGAAAGCACTGTAAAGCGGCGTATCAGTGAAGCTCAAAAGTCTCAATAGGGTTTTGAACCAAATTTGTTAAACGATTCACAAAAAGAGGTCAAAAGGTCAAAAGGGTTCAAAAGCGGTCAAAACCTTAATGTAAATGTAAATGTAAATGTAAATGAAAATGAACTTTTAAGGTCTGAGGGAGTTTTGAACCTTGATGGTTCAAAACATCAGTGTAGTGACCCCTCCAGCAGTTCAAAACATAAGAAATCTGACCCATTAGAGGAGTTCAAAACAACGGAAAATTCTGAACCATTAGAAGGTCAAAACTCGACAGTTGTAAATGAGCTCAAAACACAGGTCAAAACTATCAACGACATTTTGAACCAAGAAGAGGTCAGTCCGCTGGAGGCAGAAAGATTATTAATAGAATCAGAATTACCGTTATATCAAGAAGATAATATAATCTACAGTGAAGAAGAAGATAGAGTGTGGGTAATTGTATAAGAAAATGCGGTCTGGCGAGCAATCGCCAGACCGCGTTATTTTTTTTGATTGTTTGGGAATTTTTCTTTTCATTGTGGATGGGGATTTTCACTTATGTTTTAGAAAGGAAAATTTTATTTTAAAAATTTGACAAATCTCGGATGGTATGGGCACCAATCTTCCAGGGCTGGCCATCTCCCCTCAAGAGCCACCCACCGTTGTAGTACGTCCCATCCTCCATCCTCCCTATCGTAAAATTCTGATGACCTTCCTTCTTCTTTTATATATTTCCTCTCTTAATTTCAGATAGGATGTCCTTCTATGTTTTCCTTTCCTTATTTTTATTTTCCGGGAGGTAATTATTTTGTCTTACAGAATGATTTCTAACCCCAGTGATATTACCCCCACCTTTGCAATTGATAGTGTGGATGATCTTCCTAAACTACTAAAGGATGGTTATGATGAGCAAGGCACTTGTGCCCTTATTGTTCCAACCTCTGAAGTATATATGGTAGATGGTAAAAAGACCTGGTATAAGTTGGGGTGATAAACTATGTTTGATGTAGTTACATATGCCCTACTAAAGAAAACCATAGGACAAGCCGCCACCGGCATAAGCAAAGTAGAATACGTAGATGGCAAGCTTGTTTTTACTCTTGCAGATGGAACCCTTATAGAAACTCCTTTGGATATCCAAGGTTCCGATGTAAAAAGTATTTCCTTAAATGAAGAGGGAGCACTCGTCGTTAAATTTAATGATGGTACAAACCTCATTTTTGCAGCTGCTACCAAAGAAGACTTGGCCGCAGTTGAAGAAAAAGTAGAAGTTCTGGAAACTTTTTATTCAGAACTTAGCGAGGCCCACAACAATCTTTATGAAGCCCATAGTACACTCACAGCCGAATTTGAAGATCTTGGCTTGAGCGTAGTTGACGGCAAACTTAATATAACTTATAATGAAGGAGAATGATAAGTTATGGGTAAGATTACAAGTCCAATTCTCCTAGACACAACAGGTAAAAGCATTAATAGCACACTTCGTGATATTAGTCAGCTAATGGCAAAAGCCGATAAAGCATTTATTGACGATAACGTCACTTGCGAAGATCGTATTTGGAGTAGTTCTAAAATGATCGACTCCTTCACCACTCCAGCCTCTGTAGAGGGAGCAAGCGTATCTTTCATTCCAGTTGCAGGCACACCAGTAATGGTAGAAACACCCGTAGCCGGAGAAACTACACTTACCCTTACACACGAGTCCTCCAGCGGTGAAGCGACCCAATACATCACTGTTATTCCATGTGCTGGCACATATAACTGGAGTACTGGTGAATTTGTATTACCAAGTGGGGCCGTAGCTCAATTAAATTATCACAACATTATGTCTTTCAAGGGCACTAATACAATGTCTGTTAGTGAAGGTACCTTAACCGCTATTTATCGCACAGTACTTATCGGCGACGGTTCTCCAATTATCTACGGTGGTTCCGCAAAGGAGGTATAATGCGATATGGCAATGTTGACTACTAGGATTGCCATTAGCTGTAGTTTTAGCATAAGGGGTGGTAAGTAATGGCTACTATAAGAAAAAATGTGGCTAGCACTGCTATACCACGAGCTGTACGACGCAGTAATGCTTTTCCCCTTGATGCAAGTGCAGTATGGTATAGTTATGGCGAAATGGCCAATTATGCGGCAAGCAACCCCACCGCATATGTTGGTCAAATTTTAAGTCTCATTGATGAAAAGGGCGAAGCCACTGCCTATATCATCAAAAACATCGAAGGCGAACTAATTGAAGTTGGTACTGGTGTTGCTTCTGGAACAGAAGCAATTTTTGGTGATAATCGTACAATAGTTCTTAATAAAGAAACTTTGTCTTTAAAGAACTGGGGCGTTAAATACTATAAATGGGATGCAGAATCTGAAACTCATGTTCTTGTTGAGGTAAGTGAATCCAATCCTTGGATGACTGGCCTTGAACCACGTGTAGACACAACTAATGGTGAACCAGAACTTGCTTGGTATGAGCCTTCTGCTATTACAGTAGAAGACATTGGTCCCGCACTTACTGGTTTACAAACTACAGTAGATAACCTCGCAGCTTCTATTGGTAACAAAGAAGATGCGGCGGAAGCAGATACAATTTACGGCAGCATTGCCGCACTAAGAGCTACAACAGAGCAACAATCTGAAAAGACACAAGAACTTGAAAATGAACTTGCTAGTAAGATTGATGCAACTGGTGGCGTACTAACTGGAAATCTTGTTTTACAAGATGGTTCAGTTGCTGCTTCTGAAAAAGTTGTTGAAGAAAAAATTGCAACAGCAGTTGCTTCTGCGGGAACATTAAAGCGTGAAGTCGTTGATGTACTTCCTGCGCCAGAAGATGCGGATGTTAATACTATTTATATGGTATTAAATAATCCAATGTCTGAAACTGATAAATATAATGAGTATATGGTTATCAATGGTGCCTTTGAATTTATCGGAGACACTCAAGTTGATCTATCTAATTATATTCCTGTTGTTGAAACTTATGATGAAGGTGATTTACCTGAAATCGCAGCTGGCGGTATACTTGTTAGTGCAGGTATTCCAGTTAGCAGTTTAAAGAATCATCTTGCTAATAATACTGTTCATATCACTGCGGCAGAGCGTGATAAGTGGAATGGTCTTGAGGCTTTAGTAGAACAAAATACTAAAGATATTGCGGCCATACCAGTATTAAGTCAATATGATGTTGATAAACTCGCGGCTATGCCGCCTATTGCTGTTATCGGTAATGGTTTAACTCTTGATGAATCTGGTGTACTTTCCGCAGTTGGTGGTTCTGGAGATGGAAGCGGTTATACTCTTCCAATTGCTTCTGAAACTACTCTCGGTGGTGTTAAGAGTAGTCTTGAAGTTAACCAAGTTTTCGTTGATGCCACTGGTATCATGAGTGTAAATCAGATCTCCACTAGTAACCTTTATATTCCAGAAGGCGAAGAACTCGTCCTTTATGGTGGTACTAGTAATTATTAAACAAACTATCTTTTTGAGGTGTTTTAAACATGGCTGAGAAAGTTCTTAACACAAGAATTCAACTAAAGTATGACAGTTTTGCTAACTGGACTTCTAAGAACCCAATCTTAAAGATGGGCGAAGTTGCCTTTGCTACTGTTGAGACTAGCGATAAGGCAAATACCACTAATAATAATAGCAATAATGAATTTCAAAACCTTCCAAACATCGTAATGAAGGTTGGTAATGGCACTGACCATTACAATGATCTAAAATTCGTATCTGCTCTTGCTGCAGATGTATATGCTTGGGCAAAGGCCGCGGTCAAGCCAGAGTATACTGCTAGCGAAATCAATCTCCTCAAGGAGTTCGTTGATGAAGTTATCGCTGACCACGATGAGATTCAGGATACCGATACCCGTTACACTGTTGTTCGTGATGATGCCAATCCTTATAGCTTTAAGTTAATGGCTACCGATCCAGCTAAGAACGACACAACTTTTAATACTCTTGTTGCCACTATTGATTTCACCGAAATCAACAGCCGTCTAACCGCACTTGAAGGTCTTGTTGGTGAGGAAACTGTTAATAAGCAGATCACCGACGCCATTAAGGCTCTTGACAAGACCGATGCGGCCTAGGCTGGTAAGTTCGTAACTGCTGTTTCTCAGACTGATGGTGTTATTTCCGTAAGTCGTGCGGCTCTAGCAGTTTCTGATATCCCAGAGCTTCCACAGAGCAAGGTAACTGGTCTTAAAGATGCTTTACAGGATCTAGAAGACACCAAGCAGGATAATCTCCCAATTGATGGCACTCCTTCTGACACCAATAAGGTTGCTACTCAGGAAACCGTAACTTCTGCTATCAACGCTCTTAACAATGCTGGCAAGACTGTTGATCAGGGCGAAATCATTAGTTCTGTTTCCCAGGCCGATGGTGTTATCGCAGTTGAGAAGCGTGCACTAGTTAAGGAAGATATCCCAACTATCGACGAGTCTCAAGTTAATGGCCTCACTGCTCGCATTGATGCAAAGCAGGATCTACTTGGCTTCACTGGCGAGTACAATAAGGGCACTAACCCAGTTGCTCTAAAGGATTATGTTGACGAAGTTATGGCTGATGTCACTGGCGCAATGCACTTCAAGGGTGCTGTACCAACTGATCCAACCACTTGGGAAGATCCAAATCCAGATAACACCTATGAAGCTGGTGACGTTGTTCTATTTGGCGTTGACGAGTATGTCTATGATGGTAATGCTTGGCATACCTTAGGCAACGAGTCCATCTATGCTCTAAAGGTTGACGTTGCTAAGGATCTTGATGATCTCGATGCAAAAATGCAGGGTCAGATCGACGATCTTGAAGAAAATAAGCAGGATAATCTTGCTTTCGAAGGCAAGTACAATGCTACTTCCAATAAGGTAACCACCAAGAGCTACGTTGATAATGCTATCACCACTACTGTTGGCGGCCTAGATAAGTCCGACGCCGCTGTTGAAAAGCAGTTTGTTACTGCTGTTTCTCAGGAAGACGGTGTTATCACTATTTCTCGTGCAGCTCTAAAGGCTACCGATATTCCAAACATTGAGCAGAGCCAGGTCAATGGTCTTATCGACAAGCTTGCTTCTAAGCAGGATAATCTAACCTTTAACGGTACTTATGATGCAGCTTCTAACCCAGTTGCTACTAAGAAGACCGTTACCGATGCTATCGAGGCTCTTGACAAGACTGATGAAGTTGTTGCAAAGCAGTTCGTTACCTCTGTTAGTGAGGCTAATGGTATCATTGCTGTTAATCGTGCACAGCCAACTTATGAGGATATTAGCGGCCTTGCCACTATTGCTCATACTGGCAATGTAAACGATCTAATCCAGACCGAAAGCGATATTCTAGTCTTCAATTGCGGTACTGCTAGCACTGTAATGTAATAAAATCAGAGGAGGGTGAATACCCTCCTCTTTTTCAAGGGAGGACATTTGTCCTCCCTTATTTTTATTATCTGGAAAAAAACTATTTATATTAGGCGTTAAATAATTACCTAAAATATAGATAGAGTGATAATGAAAAGATTTATCACTACTCCTATAAAATTTGAAAACGATAATTTGATGGAGGAATATAACATTATTTCTCCATCAGAGCTTTCGTTTTCGAAAGCTCTTTATTTTTTTATTATAATGGGGTGACTTTATGGCTGAGAAACAACTTAATGCCCGCATTTCTTGTAAAAATGATGTTGAAGCCAATTGGCTAAAAGCTACTAATTTTATTCCTAAAGCGGGCGAAATTATTGTTTACAATATTGATTCTAATAATACCGCTCCTCGTATGAAAGTGGGTGATGGTGCTACATATGTAAATAATCTTCCTTTCGTAAAAGCAGTATTAGATGAAAATACTGGTAATTTAATTTCTACTTTTGGCCCAATTAGTATTGCCACTTCTGATTGGACAAGTGCAAATGGCGGCTATACTTATACTTATACTAATTCTGGTATTACCGCAGAGATGGCTGTAGTAGAATTTTTACCAACTTCTGCAACACAAGGTAATCAACTAGCCGCAATTGACTGGGAAACCTTTAATGGTCGTATTACCTTTACTACTGCTACTAAGCCAGCCGGTACATTAGAAATTACTTTAATTATGTGTGGCACAAGTGGTGCACTTCAAACTGCGGCAGTGGCAACCGTAAATAATATTATGCCAGACGCAACAGGTAATATTAACACCTTTATTTATAGTGAAACTGAGCCTGAAGCAGTAGAAGGAGTTATTTGGCTAAAGCCGGAGGATTGATACGATGGCAGTTAATCAAAGAATAATTACTGCAAGAATATCTACTGGATATGGTGTAGAACTTTATTATGATGAAGGCGTAAAATTTACTGTCACATCTGATACAGGTCCAGTTAGTTCTAGCAGTATTTCCGGTTCTGATTTAAATTATGATAAATATACCAGTAGTGGTGGAGCCAATGGAGATGGTATTTCTTATTCAAAACTTCAAATTGATGGCTTGAACGGAGGTACTTCTTATCATAGCTGGTTTAATATTTATTGGAATAAAACCGATGATTATGATGCTTCTACGGTTGGTATACCCGATGGTATTAATAGTTTAAGTGAAACAGGCGTTTCAATTAATTTAGATGAAGATGATTGTCCAAGAGGTTTTGATTTACTTACAGCTTCTACTCCTTCTTATATTTATCTTAAAGCTTATGCAGTAAATAGTGCTGATAATCCTATTAGTACAAAGGTCGCGGCTTTTGATAGTTCAGCTGAAATTACTCTTTATTTAGGATATAATACTAATGCAGCAACCTTAACAGCTCCTGGTACCCCAACCATTACAGAGAACTATGATGGCACCTACACAGCAAGATGGTCCGCAGCGACAGGAAGTGGCGGTTCTGGTAGTGTTTATTATCAATGGTGGGATGTAACTAACGGTGGTTACTGGTCTAATTGGTCTACAGCTACTTAGGTAACATTAAGGGTTCCAAGTTATGGATATAAATATGAATTTAAAGTAAGAGCCACTTATGATGGAGCTTCCGCTTCTTCTGAGGGTTCTGTAGAATCTTGGTCTTCTACTGTTTCTAAAACCTTTACTGCACCGACAGTAACTGCTCCCGGAGCACCAACAATTGTTTAGAATAGTGATGGAACTTATACGGCATCTTGGACTGCGGCAACAGGCTCTTATGGTACTGGTAATGTTTATTATCAATTATGGAGTTTAACAGATGGACTTGCTTTAAGCAGTCGAAGTTTAAGTACAAGTGTTATTCTTCCAATTTCTACTTATGGCCAAGCTTTACAATATAAAGTTCGAGCTACCTATGGTGGAGCTTCTTCTACGGCAGACGGTTATGCTGAATCTTTTTCCAGCTCAACTACGTACACTTTTATTTAGGCAGAACTAAGTGCTCCAGGTAAACCAACTGTTACGAATAATGGCAATGATACCTTTACTGTAAGTTGGACCGCGGCAACAGCTTCTGGTGGTACAGGTAGTATTTATTATCGTGTTATTATAGTAAAAACCGATGGTTCTTATAATACAACTACTGATTGGTAGACAGGTAGAACCTATACCGCAGCAATTCCAAGTAGTGGCACATTCTCAATTGCAGTAGAAGCTACTTATAACAATGCCTCAAGTAGTACCGCAGGTACACTGTCAATGCTTTCCAGTACAACTTAGGCTACCTTATATACTGGTAGTTTAACTGAACCAGGAGCTCCTGTAATTACCTAGAATAATAACGGCACCTTTGACATTAGTTGGGCTGCGGCGACAGGTACAAATAATACTGGTAACGTTTATTATCAAGTACAAAACGTTACTGGTAACATCTACTTAACTAGTCGTTCTACTGGAACATCTGCTACATTAAGTATCCCAGCATATGGTACTCCTATTACCTTTAGAATAAGGGCCACTTATGGCAATGCTTCAAGTAGTTCAGATGGTTATTTTACAACTTATTCCAACAATACAACAGTAACCTTTCATGCTCCAGCATTAACTAATCCGGGTGCTCCCACAATAGTACAAAACAATAATGGTACTTATACTGCGACATGGACTGCTGCGACAGGTAGTTATGGTGTTGGTAGTGTATATTATCAATTATGGAATGATTCTACTGGAACACCAATTGGTAACTTAACTACAGCTTTAACAGGTACTTATAGTATTGTTTCTCAAGCGGGTTACGATATTGAAAAAGTTTTTAAAGTCAAAGCGACTTATAATAATGCTTCCAGTTCTAGTGATGGCACAGTTGTTACTTATTCTATTGGAAGTACAGTAAAAACTTTCTCTAAACCCGTTTTATCTACACCTACATTAACTTTAGCAAGTAATAGTGGTACAACAGCACAATTATCTTGGACTGCGGCAACATTAACCAATACTACTGGTACAATTAGTTACTCAATTTTAGTTGGCGGTACTGTTTTAGATACAACTACTAGTCGTACTTATACTATTTCCGAAACAGTTATTGCTCCTCTAAGTCCAGCTGTTATTAGTGTTCAAGCAAATGCCACTGGATTAGCAAATACTGATAATGGAAGCACTTTAACTACAACTTCTAATAATGTCATTTTTACTTATGAAGCTTCTTTTACTGGAGCAAGTAATTTAAGAATAAATGGCACTAATACTGCTACACTTACCTGGACCGCAGGTTCAACTTCTTATGGTAATTTAGTTTACGATATTTATTTAAATAATAAATTACTCGTTTCTGATTTAACAAGTACAAATTATTTAGTAGCAGAGAATTTGATTTATAATTTAAGTTCAATTTCTTTTTACGTACAAACACATAATATAACTACTGGTGCATCTACATCGACAAGTCCTGTAAGCTTTACTTATTCTCCTATTTTTGTGGGTGCTTCTAATCTTACCAGCAATAACTCTGGCAGTGAAGCAGTCATTAGTTGGACAGCCGGCTCTATTTCATATGGTACAATTACATATGATGTATATGTAAATGGAACTTTATTAGGTAAAAATTTAACTAAAACATCTTATACAGTTCTTGAATCTGTATTAAAGAATGGAACAAATCCTGCATCTATTTATGTGGTAACTAAAGCTTCTCCACAAAATTTAACAGCACAAACAAGTAACATTAGTTTTACTTATATTCCAAGTGAAATTAAACATACTGTTGGTTATCGTAAGGGCGGCCGCAATCATAATTGTTTAGTATATGTTAATGTTGATGGTGCATGGATTAAGTGCGCTCCTTATATTTATATTAATGGGCAATGGGTTATTTGCTCAACTACTTAATTGAGGTGAGATTTTATGAAAGGTATTATTCCAGCTCCAATCACAAAGACTGATTTGGGCATCCCAGTTCCAACTACTGCGGACAATGGGAAAATTTTACAAGTTGGCTCCTCTGGCAAGTACGAGCTCGTTGCCATTGGTGATGCTGAGGAGGTTCGTTTCTAATGAGTAAGCTTTTTATTGAAAGTACAACATTAACTAATATCGCAGAGGCTATTCGTGATAAAGCGGGAGTTACTACTACATATACTCCCGCTGAAATGGCTACTGCTATTTCAAATATTTCTACTGGTACTGATACTTCCGATGCTACCGCAACTGCGGCACAAATTTTAAAAGACAAAACCGCGTATGTTAAAGGAGCTAAGGTTACTGGTACAATGAACAATAAGGGTGCAGTTACTTGTACCTTGACTTCTGGAGGCTCTTATACTGGGACTGCGGGCTATTATGCATCAATTGCAGTTACCGCACCATCTTTAACTGGTAATGCCACTGCTACGGAAGTTCTTACTGGTAAAACCTTTATGAACAGTTCTGGTTCACAAACTGGTAGTATGAATAATAAGGGTACTGTTACTTGTTCTTTAGCATATGGTGGTACATATAGCGGCACTGCAGGATATTATGCTTCCGTTACAGTAACTGCCCCAGGACGTTTTGGTAATGCGACAAATGCTCGAGTTTTAACAGGTTACACCTTTATGAATACGGCAGGAAACCAGACTGGTACAATGGCTAATAAAGGGGATGTTACATGTGGTTTAGACTATGGAGCAACTTATAATGGTACTTCAGGATACTATAATTCTGTTAAAGTAACTGCTCCGGGACGTTACGGTAATGCTACTAATGCCCAGGTTTTAACTGGTTATACCTTTATGAATACTAGTGGTAATCAATCCGGAGCTATGGCGAATAAAGGTGCCGTTACATGTACTTTAGCCTATGGTGGAACTTATAGTGGTGGAGCAGGTTATTATTCTTCTGTAAGTGTTACAGCTCCTGGTCGTTATGGTAATGCAACTCAAGGAAATGTTCTTTCTGGTAAAACATTTATGAATACCAGCGGTAATTATTCTGGTACAATGACTAATAAAGGAGCTGTTAGTTGTACAATTGCTCCTGGTGGTAGCTATAGCGGTGGTGCAGGATATTATTCGAGTATTAAGGTTACTGCTTCTAGTGTAAGTTTAAGTGGCAATGCAAAGAACTATCACGTAGAATATCCATATACCTTCTATAATACCACAACTACCAGACAACAAGGATGTTTAAATTATTGGGGTTGTAATGGCTACATTATTAAAGGTTCTTGGCAATCTCATTATTTAGGTTGGTATCCTTCTTATTATGGTGTTTGTTGCACTGAAGATAGTAACCAGAGAACAAAATGTTATATGTCCGGTACTACTATGTATTGGTGTCTTAATGGATCTGGAACTTATTGGGGTTCTGCAATTGCTTTAGGCGGAATTGATTAATATAAGAAAAGAGAGGAGCTTATGGCTCCTCTCTCATTTTCTTAAAAAATTCTGTAAGTCCAATATTTGGAATAAAAGTATGTCCTGGTTCAGAACTAATTTCATTCCATGCCCCGTAAATTAATTCGGGTGTGAGTTTGTCCCAATATGGTTCTAATATTTCTTGATTCCAGCACCGTAAGGCGGTCATCATTCCCTTTAGATCAATACGCGGCTCATCTGTTATGCTAAATTCGTTATATCCCATATACATGCGGATTAAACGATTTGCAAAAGAACTTAGTATTCTTTCTTCAGAAATACGCTTATCTTCGATGATCTTTTGATATGTCACAATTAAGTTGTGACAAAGAGGAGTGTAGCTTTCCCAAGTATACGCGGCGTTATTCTTTCTGGTAATACTATTTGGATTATTCTTCCAAAGATATAAAGCTTCTTCTACCATATTCTTTGTGCCACTAACAAGCCAATAATGAAGATTAAAACATACATCTTCATTTACGCTCATTTCTGGAAAACGAATATTGTATTCTTTAATAAGTGAAGTTTTATAAATCTTACCAAAAAGCCAGATATCATAATCATTATGAAGGACTAAAGTTTCCTCTTGTTCCTCAAAGAAGCCGCTACAAACTAAGTCGGCATCATTATTGCCACGGGTATAAAGTAAGATTTCAACTGCAAGATTACTATAAAATAGATCATCTGCGTCCGCGAACATGATATAAGGAATACCTAAAGCAATAGCTTTTTCAAGTCCTTTATTTCTTGCTGTACTAGGACCTTTATTTTCTTCATTTCGCAAGATCATAAGATCTAAACTGGGAAAATCTTCATATAAATAATCATAAGATTGTTCATCTGCATCATCAATTAGAATTGTTTTACAAACATCTACTTTTGTTTGCGCTACAATTGTTTTTAATAAGTCTTTAATTGTATCATGAGCATGATACGCAGGAACAATAATAGCAACTTGTGCACTCATAGGATTCCTCCTAATTTATTATTTAAGAATAGCTAATATTCTTATCTTAATGAAATTATAAAATAAAAAATAGAAAAAATCAATTTTCTACAGAATGTAAATAAAATTTTAATACTTTTATTTATTAAAGAAAAGTTTCAGTTTATTTTTTATATTATCAAGTCTTTAAACAAAGAAAGATGTTCTTTAAGTTATAGAAAATAAATCTTGAAAATAAATTCCTCAAAATTACCTTTTTTTTTGAGAGACTAAGATGGTCTATCATCTTATTAAAAGGAGTAATGATAATGGCAGAAGTTAAAACTACCCGAATTGTTCTACGCCATGACGTCACTGAGAATTGGGATTTAAAGAACCCTGTTCTTCTCAAAGGCGAAATGGGCCTAGAATTTTTAACAGATGGGTCTGTTAAGATGAAAGTCGGCGACGGTAATACTGCTTGGAGTAACCTCGCATATGCTTCTGGCGTAAGCACTGACTCTACCACTCCCGATAATGGAGAAGGCGGCGCCAGCTCTGCTGAAGTAGAAGCCTTAAAGAAAAGAGTTTCAAGTCTTGAAAATTCTTTAACTGAACAAAATGGTAAGTTTGAAACTGTTGATGCTTTACTTGCGGCTCATACAGATGAACTTGCCGTAATCCAAGATGACATTACTAAATTAACCGAGCAAGATGCTGTTCTTTCCACTGCTATTGAGGGAGTTCAAGGAGAAGTTACTACTCTCCAAGGTAATGTAGATACTCTACAAACTACTGTAAATGCTCTTTCTCAAGAAGTTGAAAGTTTAAAGAATAGCGGCGGAACTGGCGGCGGTGAAGGCGGAGCTACCTCTGAGGAACTCTTAGTTCTTACCGGCCGAGTTGATCTTGCAGAACAAGATATTGCTTCCTTAAAAGAAGCGGACATTACTACCGCAGCTAATATTGAGACCATTAATACTGAGATTGAAAGTATTAAATCTCAACTTGAAGCAGGTGGTGAAGGCAGCGAAAATGGCGGTGGCGCTTCTTCTGAAGAACTAACTGCTTTAACTGGTCGTGTAGATCAGCACGATACTGATATCGCTGCGCTACAAGCCTCAAATGAAGAAGTGGTTGCCAAGGTAACTGCTGTTGAAGAAAGTAATGCCGAGTCTGTAGCCGCGGTTGAGGCTATGCAAGCTAATGTAGATGCGGCTACTGAAGCAGTAACTACAATGCAAACCAGTGTAGATGAAATTAAGACTGCAAATGAAGCTATTATAGCTGATAATGCCGCACTTAATACTCGTGTTGAAACCGTAGAAGGTACAGCCACTGGTTTAACTGAAAAGATGGATCTTACTGAAGCTCGTGTAGATAATCTTCTTGATACTCTTACCGGTGAGGAAAATGATTCTAATTACGAGCTACGCGATATTCGTGTAGGTTATGATGGTACTACTCATACTACCGCTGGTGGAGCAGTACGTCAGATTGGCTATGACTTAAAAGCTCTACATGATGAACTTGAAGACTTCATTGGGGCTAACGCTGTTGATGGCCTTGCTTATGAAGGTAATAAACTTTGGTTAACTGCTAATGGTGTACAAGTCGGCGACTCTGTTGAAATCATTGGTGGTACTGGCGGCGGTACAGGTTCTGGTGGCAGTACCTATTCTATTTCTCTACTAAATGAACTCAGTTCTCGTGTTCTTTCCGTAGCAGAAGGAGATCCAGTTATTCTAAAGTTTAGCTATCATTCTATTGATGATGACAGCTATCCAGACGGACCTGGTATTGGAACTATTACTGTAAACAATGTCCGTAAAGCTTCTCTATCTATTCCACAAGGCAGCTATACACTCGATGCTACAAAGTATCTTGTTGCTGGTGAAAATACAATTCGTATTAAGGTTGAGAACTCTGAAGGTTCTTCCAAGACTCTTGCTTATACTGTAAATGTTCTTGCTCTAGCAGTTACTACCACAGTACCAGAAATGAGTCTATATAGTGGTGCGGTTGCTATGCCTTACACCGTTACTGGTCAAGGTTCTAAGACTGTACACTTTGTAATGGATGGTCGTGAGCTTGGTACTGAAGTTGTAGAAACTTCTGGTATTAGCCGTACTTTTGGTATTCCAGCTCAGCCAGATGGTGCACATATCTTTGAGATTTATGCTGTTGCTGAATCTGATGGTGCCTCTGTTTCTAGTGAAACCTTACGTCTTGGTATGTTATATACCTCCTCTACAATGACTGATGCGGCGGTACTAATGCTAACTCCAAGTAAGTTAGAGGTTAATCAGGGCGAAACTCTCGCACTTGCTTATATGGTTTATGATCCATTTACTGAGAATGCTGAAATCACTCTTTCCATCCTTGATGAGAATGATGAAGTTTATGGCACTCCAAGAACCCTAACTGTTGATCGTGGTGAAAAGGTTTGGACTACTCAGGATTACCCAGCTGGTGCAACAAAGTTCCAAATTGCTTGTGGTGAGAAAAAGTCTTATATTCAACTAACTGTTAATCCTTCCACTTTCAATAAGACCATCATTACTGACAGTTGTGTCCTTGACTTTAATGCAAGTGGCCGCAGTAATAATGAGGCAAATCCAGAGTCTTGGAGCTATGGTGAAATTGAAGCTACCTTTAATGGTTTTGGTTGGTCTAATGTTGATGGTTGGATTGATGATGCAAACGGTCAAACTGTTCTTCGTTTCTTACCCGGTAATAGCATGTCTATTCCTTTCTATCCATTTGATAACACTAATGACCTTCGTGTTACTGGTTATACCATTGAGGCTGAACTTGCTACACATAATGTCCGAGACTATGATAGCGTAGTTGTTTCTTCTAATGATAATGGACGCGGCTTCGTCATCAAGTCTCAACAGGCAACTCTAAATTCTGAGCAATCCTCTGTTACCGTACAATTCCGTGAAGATACACGCGTTCGTGTTACATTCGTTGTTGAACAACGTACTCTAAATCGTTTCGTGTATGTATACATTAACGGTATTATGTGTGGCGTAACCGTATATCCAGAAGGCGATAACTTTAACCAAGTTAATCCTGTTGGACTTACTATTGGCGCGGATTCTTGTGGTCTTGACCTATATGTACTCCGTATTTATAATAAGGGTCTAAATGAAGCAGAACAATTAAATAACTTCATTTGTGATCGTCCAACTCTTGCTGATCGTATTGCCGCAGACGAGCGTAATGATATTCTCAGTAAGCAGAATGGTGAAGTAACTATTCAGGATCTTCCAATGACCATTCCTTATATCATCCTTGAGTGCGAAGAACTTCCACAATACAAGGGCGATAAGAAGAAAAAGAAGTCTGTTACCTTCGTTGATCAAATGCATCCAGAGCGCAACTTCACTGCAACTGGTGTACAGCTTGACGTTCAGGGTACTTCCTCTGCTGGTTATCCAGTAAAGAACTATAAGGTTTCTTTAAAGGAAGGTCTCACTTACACCAATAGTGGCGAGTCCGCTGATGGTTTCCCAATTTTTGAAGGCGGTCTTGAGGGCGAAGTTATTTGTCTAAAAGCTGACTATGCTTCTTCTGAAAATGCCAACAACGTAATGCTTGTTGACTTCTATGAGGAAACCTGTCCATATAAAACTGTTGCACAAGAAAAAGATGGTCGTGTACGTCAGGGTATTCGCGGCTTTGCTTGTGTAGTATTCTGGAATAACACTACTACTGGTGAAACTACTTTCGTTGGTAAGTACAATTTCAATGATGACAAGTCTAATGAAAATGTATTTGGTTTCGATCGTGATATTTATCCAAACTGTGAGTGCTGGGAATTCTGTAACAACACCTCTAACCGTGTAATCTTTAAAGAATCTGAATATGAGTCTACTGTTACTGTTACCAACCCAGATGGCTCCACTGAAACCTATCCTGCTTGGTATGATGACTTTGAGGCTCGCTTCCCAGATCTTGATGATCCATTCCGTGATTATACTAATTTCAAACGTATGACTGACTGGGTTGTTTCTACTGATCGCGACGCAGTTGATACAGAAGAAGAAAAGGCGGCCCGTCTACAGAAATTCAAAGATGAATTTGAACAGTACTTTGTAAAAGAACCTTGCTTATTCTACTATCTATTTACCGAAGTCTTCCTAATGGTTGATAACCGTGCAAAGAACCTATTCCTTACCACTTTTGATGGTGATCATTGGTTCCCAATTCCTTACGATATGGATACTGCGATTGGTATTAATAACGAAGGTGCACTAGTCTTCAACTATGACTGTGAGGATACTGACCAAGTAAATGGTGCAGATGTATTCAATGGTCAGCACAGTACACTTTGGTGTAATGTTCGTGATGCCTTTGGTAGCGAAATTAAAGATATGTATACCACTCTTCGTAGCGGTAAGAAGTTTGCTTATGATGTCATTAATTCTAAGATGGCAAATCATCAAGCAACTTGGCCAGAAGTTCTTTGGAATGAGGATGCTAAGAAGAAATGGTTAAGTCCATATATCAATCAAAAGATTGATCACCTCGATATGTTACAGGGCGACAAAAAGGCACAGCGTGACTGGTGGTTATTCAACGACTTCCGTTATCGCGATAGTAAGTATCAGTGCGGCGATGCTAATACTAATTACATCACTCTTCGTGCTTATGATATTGCTAACATCACCGTCACTCCATATGCTGATATCTGGCCACGTATTAAGTATGGCTCTAATGTTGCTACTGTACGCGGTAAGCGTAATAATTCTTATGAACTTGAATGTACTCTCGATAAGATGAACGACACTGAAGTTTATATCTATTCCGCAGACCGTATTGCAAGTGTTGGTGACTTAAGTCCTCTAAAAGTTGGTATGGCTGACTTTGCGGCAGCAACTAAACTAACTGAGGTTATTGTTGGTAACGGCGACGACGGTTATGAGAATCCAAATCTATATTCTCTATCTGTTGGTAACAATGAGCTACTTACTCTTATTAACGTACAGAATTGTACTAATCCAGAGTTTGTAAATCTTGATGCTTCTGGTTGCCATGGCCTTGAAACTGTTCTTGCAAAGAACACTAAGCTAACTGGTATTAACTTACCAAATGGTGGTCACCTACATACTCTTGAGCTTCCTGCTACAATTGCCAACTTAACTATTCAAAATCAGAAGAATCTAACTAATATGACTCTTGCAAGTCAAGAGAATATTTCTACTCTTCAGATTGAGAATACTCCTGGCTTAGATATTGAAGCTCTCATTCTCAATTCTCCAAAGCTAAACCGTGTTCGTTTAACTGCGGTAGAATGGGAAGCAACCGATCAGGCCGCACTTGAAGCTACTATTACTAAGCTACAAGCTTGTGGTGGTCTTGATGCTTCTGGCGCAAACACAGCTAAGGCAGTTGTTACTGGTCGTGTACATGTTGATTCTATTACTGATGAGTTCTTACAGACAATCAATGATACTTTCCCAGAACTAATTGTTGTAGTAGGTGGAACTGCTAAGTTCTTCATTCGTTACTTCAATTACGATCGTACTCTCCTTTATCGCTACATTGCAATTGAAGGTGATGACGTAATCAATCCAATCACTGAAGGTTTCATTGAACAACCTGTACGTGAAGATACGGAAGATACTCGTTCTACTTGGCGTGGATGGTCTGAATTACCAACTGATATTCATAAGCCATATGATATCATTGCTCGTTATGATAATATTTATCGTGTACGTTTCTGTGATGCAAATGGCGAGTGGAAAAACGAACAATGGATTCCAGAAGGTGATTCCGCGGTCGAGCCAGTTAATGCGAAGTTAATGTCTAAGCCAACCAAGACAAGTACCGATCAGTATGATTATGCTTGGAGTGGATGGGATCGTGACTATACTTACATTGAAGAACCATGTGAGTTCTTACCAACCTTCAATTCTATTTTACGTGATTATCCAGTTTATTTCTATAATGAATCCATTAAACTTGCAGAAACACGTGTATTCTATGGCGAAAAAGCTGTATATCCAGGTGACGTAAGTGAAATTTATAAGCTTATTAATGGTGAGCCTTCTGATTACTATGAGTTCACTGGTTGGAGTCCTTCTCCAGATACTCCAATTACTGGTACTACCTATTACTATGCTCAGTTCGCTTTTGATGGCTATATTGAAGATGATTGGGCTACTATTATTGAAGCCTGTCGTACTGGTAATACTGATGCTTATGGTCTGGGCGGTCGTAAAGTAATTGAATATACTCTTGACGGTCGTACTTCTACTGTTGAAGTTGAAATTGTAGGTAAGAATCACGATAATCTTGCTACTGTTGATGAAAATTATAATGGTGGTACTGGTAAAGCCGCACTAACCTTTATTGTTAAAAATCTTGGTTATGAACGTAAGCATATAAATGAACAGCCAAAGGAATTTGAGGGACAATCCACTTATAATACCGGTGGTTGGGAACACTGTGATGTTCGTACTTGGATTAACAGTACAATGCGTGGCGCGCTCCCAGAAGATTTAAGAGTTGGTTTACGTCCAGTAATTAAGATCTCTGACTATGGTTATTACGCAAAACGCCTCAATGAAGGTACCGTAGATACCCTATGGATTCCTTCTGATCGTGAACTTAATTGTGAAGATACCAGTTATGTAATTGCTGGACAGGGCGAGCCATATCCAGTATATGCAGATGACAATAGTCGTGTTAAAGAGGGTTCTGTTGGTATCTACTGGACTCGTTCTACTGGTATTGGTGGCCAACACTTCTTCCGTTATATCGAATCTGCTGGTCGAGTTGGCAACCTTGGCGGCGGTAACTATGCTGGTATTGCCTTCGGCTTCTGTATCTAATAGGAGAGATAATGATGTATAAATTAGTTCATAATAATATGGTAGTAGACCTCCTCCCTGAGGAGGTCTGCTACGTTCGTTATCTATCTAAGCAAAAGCGTGCGGTAGTAACGGACAGTCAATCTGCTAATGGTGTAATGGGTTCTGATAAGAATACTATTTACCATTTACAAGGAACAAAAAATACTTTTCCAGATGAAAAGATTTCTGTTCGCGTTGTAAAAATTTCTTTTGAGGAATATGAAGTTTTAGCTAATAAGTTCTCTATTCAGGAGAAAGAAAATGCTAATCTTCGTGATCGTTTAACTCATGTAGAGGATCAGCTTGCTACAACTAATTCTTTACTTGAGAAACTTTTAGAAAAACTAGGTTAATTATGGGCGGCCTTCGGGCCGCTCTTTATTTTTTTACTTTTTTTTAATTTTATGATATAATAAAAAGAAAAAGGAGTTCTATGATTAGAGCAGAAATTTTTGATCAACATGGACAGACATATGATTTTCAAAACTTCATAAAAGAAAATAAAATTACTCGTGAGCAAATCATTTCTGTTGATTTTGCTATTGATTCCGAAGCACATCGTCGTCTTGGTAAATATAGCACTCAGCAAATTCTTCTTGTGTGGGAGGACAAAAAATAATGTTTTATAGTTGGACTGATATTGAAAAGCTTGGCTATGAAAATGTTGAAGATTTTGTTCGTGAAGAGATGCGGCGACAGGATTATGAAAGAGTAGTTGCTACACCAGAAGGTATAGAGATAATCCGAAGGCAGCATCTATCTGACTTCAAACCCGTACCTTCAGTAAGGAAAAAGATGGTACAATGTAAAATTTTTCCAAATATGGGCTTGGAACAAACAGAAAAAAATTTCAACGATTTCTGTAAAAAGAATAAAATACAAGAAGAAGATATAATTCGCGTATCTTATGATGACAACCGCATTTTTCTTGTTTACAATAAGGAGTTTACTAATGAGGACTAAAGACATCTTAGTAAATGGTTTTGAAGATATTAAAATATTATTACAGTATCTTTATATGGATAAAAATCATACAATTACTGTTTCTAATGATATTGTTTTACTGGAATTGTCTTTAACAGAAAATATGACACTTATGTGTAAAAACACTGCTTTCCCAGAATTTCCAGCCACTCCCCGCGACGTTGTTTTAGAAGAAATGCTTGGTTGTGTTGAACAATTAAAAGAAATGGCCGCAAAAGAATTTCCTGATAGATTTTCCAATCGTTGGGAGGAAATTAAAACAATTACTAAAGGAACAGTAGCAGCAAATAGGAGTTAATATGCTTAAACCAGAATATTTACTAACGTTTAAAGATGGAGATACTTGGGGAACTAGCAACTATACCAAGTGGGGTTGGGACACGACTGATATAATTAAAGATCTGTATGATAATGGCGAATTAACATATCGAGCTACAGAAACAATTGAAAAAATTGACAAACTTAAAAAATCAGTATATAATAAGAATGTAAAAAGTCAAGAACAAAATGAAAAGGAGAAAGAAACTACTATGTTCGATTCTAATAATTTTTTTGGTAAGCTATTTGGTAAGGTTGCTCCCGGTCAGGTTCGTCTTTCTATGAACGGCGATATGGCTATTAAGACCTCTAATGGTTACAAGACTTACAATGTTGAAGATGGCTCTCTTACTAATTGCGACAACTTTGTTTTCGACATTGGTTCTGAGTTCTTCTTCATTATTCCAACTAACAAGGTTGAGAAGGGCGACGTAATTCTTGCTTCTGGCAAGCCGCATTGCGTTATTAAGACCGAGGATAATCGTATTGAGGCTCTGCGTTATGAGGATGGTAGCATCGTTAATATCGTTCCTGAGCGTAATATGTTTATGGGCCGTACTTACTTCTATGGCAAGATTGTTTCCATGTTTGGCTCTATGAAGGGCAAGACCAAGGGCATGAACTCCATGATGAAGTATATGGTTATGTCTGAGATGATGAAGGGCGGCAAGGGCGGAACCGATATGAACTCTATGCTTCCTATGATGATGCTCATGAATGGCGGCGGTTTCGAGAATATGTTTGATGGCATGTTTGATTTCGGTGCCGAGGACGAGAAGGAGGATAAGTAATTATGGGTAGCGGTGCATGGACGACTACTGCGTATGTTGACAGTCTTGTTGATAGAGGATTTTCTGCAAAGAGTGTAACGGATGCTTCTATTCGTACTGTAACGTTTGCTTCTATGAATACTTCTGAGGTTTATACCAGTCATAAGGTTGATCCTCTGCTTAATCCTTATAAGGTAGTTCGTGAATGCTGCGACAGTGATGAGCATCCTAATACCATTCCTGTCATTCTTGGTCTGGATGTTACTGGTTCTATGGGTGATACAGCAAAGCAGTGTGCGGCCCAGCTGAATGAAATTATGACCGGCCTTTATGAAAAGGTTAAGGACGTTCAGTTTATGACTATGGGTATTGGCGATCTTGTTTTTGATCGTGCCCCTATCCAGGCTAGTCAGTTTGAGAGTGATGTCCGTATTCTGGATCAGATGATGCTAACCTACTTTGAAGGTGGCGGTGGTGGTAATGGTTATGAATCTTATACTGCCACATGGTATTTCGGTCTGAATCAGTGTAAGCTTGACTGTTGGAAGCGTGGTAAGAAGGGTATTATCATTACCATGGGTGATGAGCCACTTAATCCTTATCTGCCGGGTGGGCGTCTCTCTCAGCTAACGGGTATTCCTTCTCAGGGAGATGTAGATACTCGTGATCTTTACAAGCAGGTTTGTGAAAAGTATGATGTATATCATATTGCAGTAAAGGATCCTGGCAATTCTTATGCGTGGTATGATAATCGTATTGATTCCAGCTGGGGCGAACTACTGGGAGATCATCTAAAGATTTGTACTCTTGACCAGCTTGCGGGAACTATTACTAATATTGTAATGGAAACCCAGACTGAAACTTTTGCTACTTCTGTAATGCGTAATGAAAATGGCGAAATTTCTTGGTAAAGAAAGGATTTAAGTATGGAAATTAAAGTGGTAACTGGTGCCAACCTTGGTGACGAAGGAAAGGGTCTTGTATCCTATTGTCTAGCAAAGGAAGCGGCGGAAAAGAATCATAAGGTTCTTACCGTTCTTTATAATGGTGGCGTCCAGCGTGGCCATACTGCTGGCGGTAAAGTGTTCCATTGCCTTGGCACTGGTGCTCTTGTCGGTAGCGACACCTTTTACCACGAAAAGTTCCTACTTGATCCAATTGCTCTTTTTTTAACGCAGGAAACTCCTATTATTGACCCGCATTGCCGCGTTGTTCTTCCTTGTGATGTTGTACGCAATCGTAAGAAGGAACTTGCTCGTGGTGGATCAAAGCATGGTTCTTGTGGTCTGGGCATTTTTGAAGCTTCTAAGCGTAATGCTACGCAGGAGTTTAGTTTGTATGCCGCGGAAATGACTGATGCATGGAATATCTATCCTAAGGTAAAGGCGATTCTTGAGCAGTATGACTGCGGCGAAGATGAACTTTATAATCTTGATAATTGGATGCGAGCCATTGGATGGGTTGTGTCTAACTGTAAGATTGCTACTTTTGATGAGGTAGTGATTAATTATGATACAATTATTTTCGAGGGCGGTCAGGGACTACTTCTTGACCAATCTTTGATTGGTTTTACGAAGCACCTTACCCCCTCTAGCGTTGGTCATTATAATATTGCTGAACTTATCCGCACTGTTGGAGCACCGACAGATGTGTATTATGTTTCTCGCACCTATATGACGCGACATGGTGTTGGTGAGATGGAAGCAGAATGTGCGAAGGAGGATATTAACCCTCTAATCGTAGATAAGACTAACCAGCATAATGATTGGCAGGATGATTTACGTTTTGGTTATATTAAGGAACGTACACTTTACAATCGTGTCCAGCGTGACTTTCAGCATTATCACAATGTTAATGCTCATATGGTTTTTACGCAGATGAATTATACCAATGGTCGTATTGCTGTTGGTAAGAATGAGTTTGCGGAAATTCAGAAGCCATCTTTTATTACGAATATCCACGGTAGTTGGAAAGAAGATACTATGTCTAAACTAGATATTTAATGCGGCTAAGCCGCATTTTTTGACTTTTCTAAAAAAATAAAGTATAATATAATTATCAAAAGAAAGTTAGAGAGGTCATTATGAGAAAAGAAGTTCATTATATTGCTTTTGATGGTAGAATGTTTCTATCTGAAGAAGCTTGTCTAAAATATGAAAGCGAGTCAGTTCTTTTAAGTCCGGAACATATTGTATATTATACAAATGATGGAGCTAGAATTGACAATCCTTGTGAGTATACCCTTCTTGATAGTAATCGTTTTATTGCTAATTCATTAGATGGCTTAAATGCTTATACTAATTATTGCATGGCTCATGGAATCGCGGCTCCAGATTTACCTCAGTATGCGAGTTTTGAAGATTTCCCTCTACATTTACATTTTACTAGTGGTAAATGGGTTTGTTATGAAGATGAAATTATTCGTCTAAAGAAGGAAATTGAAAAAGGTTTTCTGGACAAGGTTTCTGAAAATAAGTCTGAACATCATGACTTTGTAATGGAGTAGTTTATTTAATGAATTGGAAGAATTTTATCGGTCATTGGAATACCGTGGCAGAGCATCGTAGATGGGTGCGGCATTATTGTTTTAAAATGGGGTTATACTGGCAGGGTTTGACACATGATCTTAGTAAGTATCACCCAGTTGAGTTTCTTGAGTCTGTAAAGCATTATCAGGGAACTCGCTCACCTATTGATGCTTGTAAAGAAGCTAATGGTTATTCTATGGCTTGGTTTCATCATCGCGGCCGCAATAAGCATCATCATGAATATTGGATTGATAACTTCGATAAGGGCATGACTTTTAATATTATGCCTTATAAGTATTTTGTTGAAATGCTTTGCGATTATCTTGGTGCTGGCAGAGCATATATGGGCCGCAATTTTAGCTATGCTAAAGAACGTGAATGGTGGCACAGTAAGCGAAAGACTATTGCTATGCATCCAAAACAGATTGAAATGTTGGATGCCATTTTTGATCGACTTGCAGATAAAGAAGCACAGGGCTATGACCCTATGGAGGAAACTAGTCTTGGTATGCAATGGTTTGTTGAAGAAATTTACGAATGTTGTAAGAAAGAAGCGTGTTAATATGGGCAAAACTTATGTTTTTTCCGATATTCATGGTGTGTGGGAATTATACGAACAGATTAAAAATCATTTGAACACTGGTGATCATAAGGCAATTTTTCTTGGTGATGCTTGTGATCGTGGCGAACAGGGTTATATGATTATGAAAGACATTCTTCAGAATGATAATATTCTTTATATTAAAGGTAATCATGAGGATATGTTTGTTCATGCTGCTCGTGCTATTAGGAATATTCTAATTGAACAGGATAGAGATGTCCTTGAGTGGTGCAATGAACGTGGTATTCAGGATTTGATTTATAGTGCTTACTATAATGATGACGTTGCTCTTCATCTAAATAATGGTGGTTTTTACACTCTTTACGAATGGCTTGCAGATGGTGCAAGCATGACTATTGTTAATGCTATTGATAAACTTCCTACCTGTGTAGAATTTGTTAATAACAATGGCGAGAAAATTACTTTTTGTCATGCAGGTACCTTGAATAAGGAAAAGGATAATATCGACAGCCGCATTTGGAGCCGAGACCATTTTTTTGAGAAATGGGATGACGGTATTCTGATTCATGGTCATACTCCTTGTCAGCATCTTGTAAAACGACTGGGGCAACGCGGGCGAAGTTCTATTACGGTTTGTCCTGTATGGTATTGTGATAATACTAAGATTGATATGGATACTGGTTGCTTTAGCACTTATATTATTTATCTTATGGACATTGATTCCCGAGAAATGATTAAATTTAGTGCTGAATAAAAATCAGTTTGTATTTTTGACTTATTTGAAAATTTCAGTTATAATATATACATAAAGTTAAGAAACAATGTTGCTTGTCCAAGCAACTGACAAAAAAGAAAAGGAGATAAATAAAATATGAATACTCTTATGAACGGTCTAAAGTCTAGTACTAATATCGGTCGTACTGAGAATGGTGCTGTAAAGCATTATACTACTCAGTCTAAGCTTCTTGATATGTTCGCAATGGGCGCAGCTATGCGTCAGCGTTCTGTTGATGACGTAGTGAATATGTTTGCCCTTGCATACAACGAGAATCCAGAGTATGCACTAAAGTGTCTATTCTATATTCGTGATGTGCGTGGCGGCCAGGGTGAGCGTCGTTTCTTCCGTGAGAATCTAAAGTGGCTTGCTGTTCATCATCCAGAGGCGGTTCTTCGCAATCTTGAGTATATTCCAGAGTTTGGTCGCTGGGATGATCTCTACTGTATGGTTGGTATGAATCAGGCTATTGATACTGCGATTTTCGCTTTTATCAAGAAGCAGCTTATGCTTGACGTACAGTGTAAGACTCCATCTCTACTTGCTAAGTGGCTAAAGTCTGAGAATGCTTCTTCTGAGGAGACTCGTCACCTTGGTGACATTACTCGTCAGCATCTTGGTCTAACCCATAAGCAGTACCGCCAGATTCTTTCTGTGCTTCGTACTCGTATCAATATTGTTGAAAAGCTCATGTCTGAGAATCGTTGGAATGAAATCGAGTTTGATAAGATTCCTTCTAAGGCTGGCATGATTTATAAGAACGCTTTTGCTCGTCGTGATATTATCAAGACGAAGTATGAGAAGTTCGCTAAGGATACTACTACTAAGGTAAATGCCAAGACTCTGTATCCTTACGAGGTTGTTAAGGAAGCCATCAAGGTAATGCGTAGCAATAGCTATTACGGCTATGGCCGCAGCTCTGTGGCACTTGACAATGTTGATCGTCTCATGGTGAATAAGTATTGGGATAATCTTGCTGATTATTTCGATGGTGCCAGCTTCAACGCTCTCTGTATGGTCGATACCTCTGGTTCTATGACCTGCGGCAGTGCTGATGTTAAGCCTATTGATGTTGCAGTAAGCCTTGGCCTGTACTGTGCGGAGAAGGCAAAGGGTCCGTTCGCGGGTCATTACATCTCCTTCAGCTCTCGTCCTCAGCTAATTGAGTGTACTGGTGTTGATTTCTGTGATAAGGTACATCGTATCGTATCTACTAATCTCTGCCAGAATACCAATATTGAGGCCGCGTTCGACATGGTTCTGAATACCGCTATTCGCAACCGTGTTCCACAGGACGATATGCCTAAGAACATCATTGTCATCAGTGATATGGAGTTTGATCAGGCGAAGGATTACAACCTTCGTTATCAGAGCAATACCACTCTAATGGAGGGCATCGCTCGTAAGTGGCAGAACTCCGGTTATCAGATGCCGCACCTTATTTACTGGAACGTCAATGCTCGCACTAATAACATTCCTATGCTCGGCAAGGATGCTATTAGCTTTGTGAGTGGCTTTTCTCCTTCTATCTTCCAGACTATCATGAGCGGCAAGACCGGTTATGATCTGATGATGGAGTGTCTCAATAAGGAGCGTTACGCAGTGATTAAGTAATAACGAGGGTGGAAACACTCTCTTATTATTTGACTTTTTTAATTTTTTAGTATATAATTAATATATAAATTAAGAAAGGAATTAAATATGAATTATCTTATTTTTGATACGGAAAAGACATATAATTATGGTTATATTCTTGTAAACCATAATCAGGAAGTTTTGCTTCGAAGAAATTTGATTATTCAAAATAACTTTGAAAATCGTAACATTATTGGCGAAAATACCTATAAAACTAAAAAGAGATTTTATGAAGCAGACCCTGATGCTCATTTCATTTCTAGTGCTGAGGGTGCCAATATTATTGCTAATGATTTAAGCACTAATAATATTGATTTTATTATTGCACATAATGCCAATGAAGATAAGCGTCAGCTTGAACTTTTGCATCAGCAGACTGGAGTTTCTTTTCCACAGATTCCTTTCTATGATTCTATTAATCTGGTAAAAATTCTTTTTCCTAATAATACACAAACTGGACTTGAAGCTATTGTTAATGACATTACCAATGGTTCTATTCAGCAAACGCATACCGCTCTTCAGGATTGCGACTTACTATTGTCTTTTATTCTACCTATTTTGCCTTATCTTGGTTATTTTATTGAATATAAGGAAATTTTTGCTCACGATAATGATTATGAAATTACCTATAAAGTACTTAGTAACTTGAAGCAGATTTTGCCGCTGCCCAAGAGTATTAAGGAAATTCAAAATATTCTTAGTATTGATTCCCGTGGTGATAAAACTAAGCTAACCAATTTCTTTAAGAAAACCTCTCAGTCTTATGATTTTTGGACAACTGATGGTTCAGTTATTGATAAAAGTAAGAATTTTCAAATTGTTGTTGCTCTTGCCAATTTAATGACTTCTTTAGAAGAAATTAGAGGATGTATTGTTCAGTCTTGTTCTAAATATAATAATAACACTAATTCTGTTGATTTCAAACATTTTTCTGAAGAACTTGAAAATAAACGTTTTTCCGAAGAACTTGAAAATTATAGGCGGCTTGTAAGAGAATACGAAAAGCGTTTGCAGTATTATGAAGAATATGTCCATCAGAAATCTTGTGAATATAAACAGCAAATTTCTAATTATGAAAATGAGAATCATCGTTTAAAGGAAGAAAATCAAACTCTTTGTACGGCTCGTCGTAGACCGCGTATGGATTCTAGTATGGTTGAATCTGCTCTTATTGAAAAAATGACACTTAAATTTCAAACCCTAAGACGCGGCGGAATTTTTAATCGTGAAGCACGTCGTTTTAAGAAAGCGTGGAAGAAGAAGAATATTGAAGTTGTATTTGAACTTCTAAATAATTGACAATTTTAAAAATTTAATATATAATATATATGTAAGGTTGAGAGAGATAAATAAACTCTTCCAAAAAGGAGAGCGGGCTAGGTTGCTCTAATTGCCCGCAGAATGAGTAGGTACGATAAGGTTTGTCTAACGCAAAAGCTCTGTTAGTCGATAAAGGGCACCGAGAGCAACTGCTCCCTAAGAAAGCATTCTTTTGTTATCTCAATATTTTTAAAAAGGGATTGTATTACGACAACAAACCAGAATCCCCGAAACACCCATAAGGCGAAAGCTGAGTACGCTGTTAGGTTGCCATTAAAGGAGATGTACCGCCTTACTTACACAATGGTACTCGTGTGGGGAGTATCCCATCGTTGAGGAGTGAGAACGTGAAACTCCTTGGTACGGTTCATCCATAACGCGAAAGAGTATCCGGTATGCCGGACGTAAGAAACCGAGGAGCCAGCGGAATGACCCGCCGCGATTGCGAAACAGGCTCTTTTATTTGAGGAAGTTTGTAGGTTCGATTCCTACCCGGCAGACCCGGGAGCTGCGGCAAGGATGCAGCATCCTCTTTTATGGCACCATCCTCTAACGGCTTAGGAGACTGGCCTCTCACGCCAGTAATCGAGGGTTCGAATCCCCGTGGTGTCACCAGTCCCTGTACTGAAACTGTGAGCGGAAACAATGGAAACAGTAGCAGAACGGTAAGCAGATCGGGTGTCGTTCTTGCTTAGACTATTAACAACAAGCAAGTGGTGGAATGAGTGAAGTGTAATAACTTCATCCTCGGTCGTTCTTATTTAGACCGCAAAAACAAATAGGTGGTGGATTGGAGTGAAACTCCGACCTAATACGATAGTCCAACAGTTGGGTGGCTAATAACCATGAGGGAGCATTGCCCTCCCTATCGTGGGCGAAGGTCCGTGTGGCGTAGGTCCGGAACTACAAAACTAAAAATCTATCGTGGACTCCCTAAGAAAACGGACAATCCACGCGGTTGTGGCGACTCCGTAAAAGTATGCCTTTTATTTGGCGAGAGTGGCGGAATGTCAGACGCAGAGGAAAATCCGGAATACGGGTATTGCAAAATTCCTCGACAGCAAAAACAAAGGACTGTAAATCCTCCGAGTAATGCTCATGTTGGTTCAAATCCAACCTCTCCCACCATATGCCGAAGTAGCTCAATGGTAGAGCGGCGTACTTTAGGTGGTATAGAAATATACCGTGTCTGCAATGATCTTTGGCTGTTAACCCGCGTGAGTCGGTTCGATTCCGACCTTCGGCCCATTTTGAAAGGAGAATTTTATGAACGTAGTTAGTTCTGGTGGTCGCTTCCAAATTTATAGTGATAATGTAAAGACTTCTCAGTTTCTTCCGGTTGGTACTTATGATGTAGAGTTCAATAAGATGACAGGTTTTTATCTTACTGCTCGTAAGGATATTGTAACTTCAGAGGAAAAAATCTACGGTAGTCATATGCGTCGAGTAGAAAAGGTAATGCGTTCTTATATGGCTTCTAATCGCAATTTTGGTGTCATTCTAAGTGGTCAGAAAGGCATTGGTAAGTCTGTATTTGCAAAGCTACTTGCCGCAGAGGGTATCCGGCTTGGTTATCCTGTTCTAATTGTTTCAGGTTATGTTCCAGGCATTGGCAACTTTCTAAGTTCTATTGAGCAGGAAACTATTGTTCTTTTTGATGAGTTTGAAAAGACATTTGGTAAGTCTGATGAGATGGATCCTCAGGCAGAGATGCTAACACTTTTTGATGGTTTTGATGGTGGTCATAGGCTATTTATTGTTACTTGTAATGATACTTACAAGCTAAATGATTGCCTTATCAATCGACCGGGCCGCTTCCACTATCATTTCAATCTTGGTTCTCCTACCGATGAAGAGATTACTGCGTATCTTATGGATAATCTCCTGCCGCAGTATCAAAATGTAATCGAGCGTATTATCCATTTTGCTCATACAGTGGATATTACTTATGATTATCTTCGTGCAATTGTATTTGAACTTAATCAGGGATACAGTGTTGAAGAAACACTCAATGAACTTAATCTCACTCGTACTCGTGACGTAATGTTTGATGTTGTGGTTTATCTTGAGGATGGTACTGAGTATACTGCATATAGCACTCGTATTGATCTGTATAGTAATCAGAACGCAAGCTTCTGGGTTAATAACCTAAAGGATCGTCATTGGGTAAGATTCAATCCTAAGGATGTTTGTATCATGGATGGCGAACTTTGTGTTCCAAAGGAAAAGATTATCCTTGAGCGTGATACCGAGGATGATTGGGAACTTAGCAACGAAGAGAAGGCTAAGCGTAATGAAGAGCATAAGCGTTTTAAGCCAGCTCGAATGACTCTGGAAAAGGTTAATTCTTCCATTCTAAATCGTTATACCGTGTGAGGAAACTCACACTAAGGGGACGTAACTCAGCCGGTTAGAGTGCCATTCTTATAAAGTGGTGGTCCTGGGTTCGAATCCCAGCGTCCCTACCAGTAGACCACCTGTTAGCGTTAAACCTAATGGGTGGTATTTTTAAAGGTGTACTATGGAGTTATTTTTAACTATTTTAATTATTCTCACCATCATCAGTCCGCGGGAGGAAGATATATGAAAGAACGTTAGATAATTGATCTTTTAGTGGAAATTTTTTCTTGGACCTTTTTAGTTTCACTTGTAATAATTGGTTTGTGGGGAATATATTCAATTTTAGCAGTTTTTAATTTTCATTTTATTGCAATAGTAGCAGTTGTAGGAATTATCGCCGCACTTAGTTTGTGTGTTGTTTTACCATGGCAAGAACGTATCTATCGTAACGAAAGGAGAAATAAATAATTATGTACGAGTATAAAGTTAAGCTTTATGATGATGAGGGCGAAGTCATTGAGCATGGTCTGATTGCAGGTACGAATAGTTTTTCTGGAGCAATGAAGTATCTTACCGAATATTATGGTGAGGACGCTCTTGAAGAGTGTAATATTAGATTTCTTAATGATAATGAGAACATTGTTGTTTACAAGAAGGAAGTTAGTTCCATTGCCGATATGATTGAGGTTTATTAAGCTTTAAATTTAAAAGGAGAAAACACAATGAGAATTAACACCCCTTTAAATACCATTGTTACTGATGTAAATGTTTCTCATTATGATGCCGGTCCTTCAAGTACCGATTTTAATATTAGTGCTCAAGGTATTAATGTTACTACATGGGTTAGTCCAGGCGATTTTATTCTTTTGCTTCATGACGTTGCAAGTCGTTCAGTTCTTTTCACAGAAGATCAAGAAAAAGAGGTTGTTGAATTATGTAAAACAGTCGTAAACGAATGCGACTATTTTTGGAGACGAAGAAGAGCTTGTGATGCCTGTGATTTAGAACCTTTTCCGGCATGCTGTGAAAATTGTGAATATAGCGAGGCAAAACATGTTTAAAATGCCAGATATTTTTGCTATTCGCCAACAAGCGAATAATGCTTTTGAAAAAGAGGTACAAACTAAATACGAATCACTTATGCAACGCTTCGCCGCAGAAGTTACTAAAGCAGCAAAAATTGGTTATTGCGGTTGGAGTGAAAAATTCACTAATTGTGACGCGGTCCTCCTTTCAGCACTTAATCGTTGTAAAAAAGAAATTCGTAAGCAAGGATATCGTTGTCATATTGAATATGTTTATAATCCAAGAACATCTAAGACTGATGCTGTTGATTTTACTATTTCATGGAGGACACATTGGTTTGAATAATGATATAGATGATATTGTTCCCGCAGAAGAGATGCGGCAACAGACAATGGAAAACGTTGAGCTAAATATTTGTAATTATTTTAATGAATATAAAAATTTTTTTATGAAGCGTATAAATGAGCGAGCTTCAAATGGTTACTATTCTTTTAACTACGAACCAGAAGATCCAGAATGGTTAGAGGATACTCGTATTACTGCTTTAAATTTGGTGTGCGATCGTTTTCGTGAAGCCGGATATAAAGTAGAAAAACGTACTTCTAGACGGTATAATACTGAGCATATTCAGATTGATAAAATCATCATACGTTGGAATTGACTTTTCTAAAATTTTATTATATAATATATACATAAGATGAAGAAAGGAAATAGATTAAATGAAAGTCTATCTTGCTGGTTCTTGCGGTAGTGATCGCCGTACTCATATGGTTGAAATTGGAAAAGCTCTTCGTAAGGTTGGCTTTGAAGTTTATTGTCCTTTTGAACTTCAAATTCCTAATGCTTGGGATATGTCACAGGAAGCGTGGGCTACCAAAGTTTTTATCGCAGATACTCAGGCAATTGATTCTTCCGATGTTGTTGTTCTTATTAGTCCTGGTCGAATTTCTACGGCCGGCACTAATTGGGAGCAGGGTTATGCTTATGCTAAAGGTAAGCGTGTAATTGTTTTCCAATACACCGAAGAAGCGACTAGTCTTATGACATATTGTGGATGCCATTCCTTTGTTGGTCTTAAAGATGAATGCGTTAAGATGCCCACTACAACTGCGAGAGAGATCGCGGCAAAGGTAGAGGAAATTACTACTTATAATAAAGTTGTTGATGAGCTTAGAACTATTTTGACTTAATAGGAGGGCTTATATGGACGATTTCCTGAACACCACCACCTGTGAAGAATATTATCGTGAGCCGGATTCCTTCGCTTCTCTTCTTCCCTGTGATTATGCTATTTGGGAGAACACTGATTGTACTAAGTGCCCCTATAAGTCTGATTGCTGGGACTAATGGGTAGGTAGCTTAATTGGTAAAGCTTCTCACCTTAGAAGGAGTATATGTGAGTGAAACATTCCTTGATGTAGGTTCGAATCCTACCCTACCCACAAAGGAGTAAGTATGGAAAAAATTGTTGAACGTATTAAAAGTTTTCGTGAATTAGGGCAAAATTGGAATGGCTATGGTGCAGAACCATTGAAACCTTCAGTAATTGCAACTGCTCTTCATTTCATAGATTTAATTGGATGTTCTCCTAATATTGAAGTTTTTCCTACTGCACGGGGCACAATCCAATTCGAGTGGGAAAATGACCTTTATTATGTTGAAACAGAAGTTTATCCTGATGGAAGTGTAAAGAGTTTCTCACAGTGGAAAGGAAAATTTAAGCATGAAAATCATATGTGATGAAGTTCCTGTTATTTGTCAAGATTGTATCTTTTGTCGTGGTGATGGATATAATGGGTTATGCTGTACTCTTTTAAATCGACCAATGCCACGTCTAGCAGTTGCAAAACGTCGTTATCCTAATTGTCCTTTAATCCCTATAAATGAAATTTTTGATCACAAATTTGGGAAGGAGAGTGCTATTAATGGCGAAAGAGAAGGAGTCGCAGAATCCTAATTACGAAGCTTGGAAGAAGCAGCGCGGAGATTGGGGAGATATTAGTCCTGTAACTAAAATTATTCCTAATAAAAAGAAAAATCCTAAAACCAAGCATAAGGGGAGACAATACAATGATGATGATTGATAATCATGAGATTAAAGAAGTTTTTTGCCCACATTGTCATGTATGGGTAGAAGAGTATAAACTCTTACCAATTAGTGAAACATATGCTTCTCTCAAAGCTTGTCCACACTGTTTTGGAACGGTGGTGTATTTTAAATGAATGAAATTATTCTTACCGAAGGTCCGTTGTGGCATACTTGTCTTGAATGCGGCGAAGTATTTGATTTGATGGAGCTACCAGTGCAGCATTGTAAGGTTTATTGTCCGCATTGTTATGTTCCTATTGGTTATATTGGCGTTTATAAAGGAGAGGAAATAGTTAATGTGGAATGAATGGTTAGTATTATTATTGAGTAGTGGTCTTACTGCATTATTTTATTTTTTGGCTAAATTGTTTACCCCAAAAGGAAAGAATGTTTTTGGTTTTCATAATTATTTAAATATAGTTTTTTCTATTTTATGTCTCTTTTTTACGTTAATTACTGCTTCAATTTTTATCTCGGCAACAGTACACTTTTTTCTTTTTATTCTAACTCTTTAAGAAAGGATGATTTTATGACACTTGAACGACTACATAAAGATATGGTAACAGCTTGGAAGTCTGGTGATCTTAATCGTAAGAAGGTTCTTTCTGATACCATTGCCCATATTAAGCGCGCGGCAATTGATAAGGGTTGCCGCGATAATATTAAGGAAGATTTCGTTGATACTGAACTTCTAAAGGTTCAAAAGATGTTTAAAGAAATGGTGGATACTTGTCCAGATGACCGTAAGGTTACTAAGGCGGAGTATACACTTAATCTTGCTATTATTGGCGAGTATGTTCCTAAGTTAATCACAGATGAAGAGAAAATTATTGAAGTTATTCAGGATGAATATGAAGGTCCGCTTACCAAGCCCTGTCTAATGAAGTTCCTTACAAGTAATTATAAGGGTAAGATGGATATGAAGGTCGCTTCTGGTGTAGTAACAGAACTTGTTACTCCTAAGAAGCCAGAGCCAGAGGTTGAAGTAGATACTATATGTTTTGTTTGTGGAAATTCTTCGAGTGATGATTTGATAAATACTTTAACCGCTCTATAAGCGGTTAATTTTTTTGACAAAAATAAAAATTAATGATATAATATATACATAGAATGAAGAAAGGAATAGAGCAATGAAGAAAGTATTACTCATACTCATGTTAGGGTTAATGACCGTAATGTTGACAGGTTGTAGTGATATTGTAGATTATTATCCCCGATTATCTATCCAACGAACATGCTGGCGAATGGATGATGTTTTATTTCCTTTGCCGGAAGGATATGTTTTTAATAATCTAAAACCATATGAAGTTGTTTTAGATGATAATCCTCGTATTATTGTTGAATTAGTAAAGGAGTAATAATAAAATGACTGTTTGGGCAATTATACTATCTATGCTAATTGTTGGCGGTTCAATCTATATTATTACAAAAATCATTGAAAACATGTTTTGTACAGATAACGGCTTTCTTGGTTTTCTAAATGTTTTTGGAGCCTTTATTACTATGGCGGCAATTGTACTGGGAGTAATTTATTTTATTTTTGTACTTGCTGGTTATATTGAAGTTATTCTAATTGCTCTATAATGAAAGGAGAAAAATAATGTCTTATTGTGGTTATATTGTTTCCATTAAGGAGCTACGTAAGCATCCAAATGCAGACCGACTACAAATTGCTACCGTATTTGGTAATGATGTAATCGTTGGTCTGGATTATAAGGTTGGCCAGATGTGTGTATATTTCCCAACCGATGGTCAGCTAAGTGAAGAGTTCTGTCGTGTTAATGATCTTGTTGAGCGTAAGGATGAAGAAGGTAATCGTTGTGGCGGTTATCTAAGCCCAACTAAGCGTAATGTTAAGGCAATTAACCTTCGTGGTGCAAAGTCTGATGGTCTATTGCTACCAATTACTTCTCTGGCAGAATTTACTACTGTTTCTGATCTAAAGGTTGGTGATCAGATTACTACTCTAGGCGGTATTGAGATTTGTAAGAAGTATATTCCACGTCGTAAGGTCGGCGGCGTTAGCATTGGTAGTGGTGGCATGAAGCGTGCAAAGGCAAATCATGCACCAACTTTCTATGAGCATGTTGATACTGAGCAGCTTGCTTATCATCTTGACGCTTTTAAGTGTGGCGATGTAGTTGAACTAACTGAAAAGCTTCACGGTACTTCCGGCCGTACCGGTTATCTACCTGTAAATAAGCAGAAGAATCGTACTCTACTTGATAAGATTCTACGTCGTCCAGGCAAGGTATATACTGAGTATGATTATGTTACTGGTACTCGTCGTGTGGTTCTTGACGAAAAGCATAATGACGGCTTCTATGAGGATAACTCCTTCCGTCAGGCCATGGCTAAGAAGTTTGAGGGTAAGTTGCATAAGGGCGAGGTTGCCTATTATGAGATTGTTGGCTTTGTAAATGAAAATTCTCCTATTATGGCTTCTTGTAGTAATAAGAAGATTCAGGATAAGGAATTTGTAAAGCTATATGGTGAGACCACTACTTTCTCTTATGGTTGTGATCCAAAGGGTGATTACGAGCCTCTATCAGCTATTACTCTCAACGAGGATAGTGTTACTTGGCAGGCTGATCCTAACGATATTCTAAAGCCACGTTGTAATGTTTATATATATCGTATGACTCAGGTATCTGAAGATGGTTTCGTTACTGAGCTATCTCCAGATCAGATGCGTTATCGTTGTGAGCAGATGGGTATCAATGTTGTTCCACACTTTGAAACCTTTATGATTCCAGATTTGGGTATGGATACCGATGGTAATGGAGAAGATGATACCTTTGTCGTATCTCCAGGCGAGTATGTTCTTCGTAAGGTAGAACAGTACTTTGATGGTCCTTCCACTGTTGATGGTACTCATATTCGTGAGGGTGTAGTTGCTCGTATTGTAAATAAGCCAAATATCTCTGTTTATAAGCATAAGAACCATAGCTTCAAGGTACTTGAGGGCATTGTTAAGGAAACTGCCGATGCTCCAGATATGGAAGAGGCTCAGGAGGTTCTTAATGAAGAGAATCCAGTTTAAGAACCATAGATGTGCTAGGTGTGGCACTAAGCGTGCCACACTTGGCAAATATTGTGATGATTGTTGGAGAATTATATATGGCTGAGTTTACATTTAATAATGTACAAAGTATTACTTTTTATTTTAAACGTTGCCCAGTATGCAATTATTTTAATGAAACTACTTTAGGTTATTGTGTCAAATGTAATACTAGTCTAAAAACCCCGTATCAATGGGGAACAGCATCTGTTAGACATCCAGTAATTAAAGCTATAAAGGAGAATTGCAATTATGGCTAAGTTATGTCCTTTTAGAAAAACTACCACCACTCGTATAGTAAGTGATACTGAAACTGTTGCAGATGAAGAATTTTGTTTATGTGATGAAGGACGATGTATGGCTTATTTTCCATATGAGGCTATTCAATGTACTTTAATGAGAAAGAACAGGTGATATAAATGAGTTTTTTAGATGAAGAAGAATTCGCTGTCCCAATTGACAATTTCAAAAGAGATTATTACTTTCTTAGCAATTTTCATCCTTCCTATGTAATGTATGAAGGAGATATTTATCCTACAGTAGAACACGCTTTTCAGGCGGCTAAAATTGCCGAACGTAAATCTCGTCAGTTTTTCACTACCCTTCCTACTCCTGACCTTGCAAAGTATCATGGTCGTAGAGTAGAACTGCGGCCCGATTGGGAACAGATTAAGGATAAAGTAATGTATGATATCCTTAGAGATAAGTTTAGCCGCGATCCCAATAAAGCCAATCTTCTTGCTACAGGCAATCGTCCTTTAATTGAAGGTAATAATTGGCATGATAATTATTGGGGTGTTTGTTCTTGTGAACGTTGTAAGCGTAAGTACAATCATGGCCGCAATCAGCTTGGTAAGACGCTTATGCAAATTAGAGATGAACTAAGAAAGAAGGATGAACTGTGGGAGGAGTAACATATATTCTTGCCACTGGTCGTGAAATTGATTATCTCCGTAAAGGTGGTAAAGCTCGTTTTAGAACGCGGCGATATCATACTTTTGAAGAAGCGAGTAAGGGATTAAAATCTGTACTTAATTATTATAGTAATAATTCTTGGGCTTGTAATGATTGGGCGATACATTATTTTATTGTTCAATGTATTCCAGAACAGAATTGTAACAAACTAATTACTGAAGGAAGGGCGTGGCTTGTTCCATGGAAAGTGTACCAGTGACGAATTGGAATCTTTTAATGACAATTGAATATAATGAAAAGAATGATGCTTTTCCTTATATAAAAGGGCACAGTTTTTCCTCTCGCGAAGCCGCGGAATTTGCTTTAGTTAGTGCTAAAAGAATAATGGAAGCTTGTGGTTTTAATGTAGATTTTAATTTGGTACAGGAGAATCCTTATGCTGAAGAATTTATTCAAAATAAGAAAAACATGTAATCATCACTTTTCAGAAAAAGTTGGTTTATTTTATAAAGAACATCTTTCTCAATATAGAAATTGTTTTGATAATGTTGAAGTTTTTATACGTTATCAATGTTGTAAGTGTGGGGAATATAAAGATGTTCTTTTAGGACATCAACAATTTTGTCCTGAAATGTTTTATGATGATATTGAGAAGAAACAATATATTAAAAAAATTAGATCACAAGGCTTTGTAATGGAATATGAACTTATGCTGCGTGAATTTAAAAAGGAGTAATTATGAATAATGAAATGAAGGACTGGCTCGAAGATAATAAGCAGGAAAACGCCATGTCCATTGCCGAGTGTCAGGTTGAGACACAGAAGCATATTGAACGCGTACGACACTATATTCGCTTTGTTACCGATCGACTAACCCTTCGTGGAGTTAAGCATGATGCTATTAAGTTGGAATCTCCCGAAGTAGAATTGTTTGCCGAGCATACTAAGTGTCTTGCTGATACAGCATATAATAGTGAAGAATATAAGGCTCATCTAGCAGCTTTAAAGCCGGCTTTGGATCATCATTATGCCAATTCTCGTCATCATCCGGAACACTTTGCCAAGGGTATTAATGATATGAACCTCATTGATATTGTAGAAATGCTGTGCGATTGGAAAGCCTCCAGCGAGCGACAGAAAGATGGTAATCTTTTAAAGAGTATTGAACAGAATGCTAGTCGTTTTAATTATGACGATCAGTTGAAGCAGATTTTTATCAATACTGCAAAATTGTTTGATGAACATGATTGAGGTATTTAATGGATGACATTAATTTAGAAAATCTAAAGAATGATCCTAATTATGAAAAATGGAAACATCAGCGTCTGGAACGCGGCTTTTCTGATTATGATCTATTAGATTTTGATAATTTTTTACTCGCTGTTCTCCCAGCCGCATTAGATAAGCTTGCCGAAAAAGATACCTATCCTGATTTTATGTTTACCACTTTAGAAGCCTATCGACGCTATATTAAACGTATTGCTGATGATCTACGTTGGGCTGAGAAAATGACTAATGAAGATGCTTCAAGAGATAGTATGGCAGAGGCTACTGGTATTCTTTATGGGGCATTTTCCAGATTAAGTCAAATTTTTTGGACTTTATGGATTTGAGGTATTGTATGATTTTTGATGAAGAAAAATATGCTAAAATTGGTTAGAAAATCTTTCCTTTAAAAAGTAAAGGGCTATCTGATTTTTTCTATCGAGATATTCAAATTGCTTTTGGTATTTTAGCTTCTTATATGCAAAAGGCGGAGGATAATGCTAATCATTATCAAAATGAACTTGCTAAGCGAGATAGCGAAGTATTAGCTGAATATAAAGAAAAAATAGAACCTTTGTTAAAAAACAGTCTTTATACAATGTCTGAACAAGAGAAGAAAGCAAGTAAGGTCTTTTTCGCTGCCCATAGATTACTTCATGACCAAAATTTAGATGAACAAATATATCGTATTTATGAATGCCAGCTTGGCCGCGGCATTAAATGTGAATGTCCAATTTGTCATGAAGTAAAAGACATTACAGATACACAGGAGCATTGGTAATGGAACCAGTTTATAGAGGATTTAAAGTTGTTTATGATGCTTATGTAAAAATGGGTAATCCTCAAGATACACCAGAAAATGCGGAAGCACGAGAAGCTTTAGCATGGATACATAATCATACCTGTTGGCTTAATCCTACAATGACCGTATTAAGCCGCAGAACTAAAAAGATGTGCAAACGTTTTTGTAAAAAGAATGGTATTCCAAAAGAGGAAGGTTGGGATCATTATAATTGTGATGTTTGTCCTAATTTAATCACTTATTATAAAGACGGTAATAATTTTCTTTTCGCTTTGGGCAATGCTTATTTATATGAGAAAGAAGGAAAAATAAATGACGAGCAGTAATGCTCGTTTTTGATTTTTATAAAATTTTATGATATAATATTAATATAAAGTGAGAGGAGAAAAAGTATGACTTTTGAAGAATATGGTAAGTGGTGGGAGTATTGCAGAGATAAGTATGATGAAAAGACTTTTCAACATGCTTTAAGGCTAATAGATTATTTAGCTTATGATCTCCGAGTACTTCTTATGAACTCTGAACAAGAACTTAATTGTCTGGCCGTAGCAATTGGTCATGACATTATTGAAGATACAGATGCTACTATTGAGGATATTGAAAAGTATCTTCCAGAAGAAGTGGTTGATGCTATTTTAGATCTCTCTAAAGATGATGATATGTCTTATTCTAAATATATTAAAGATATTGTAGATAACGGCAATACTTATGCTCTTGTTGTTAAACAAGCAGATATGTATGACCATATGAGCCAAACCGCGACTCTTACCCCTCGTTTAAAGGCAAAGTATGAGCCTATTATTCCTAAGCTAATTGGATTGGAGGATTTTTAATGAATCAAAAGGTTCTAGAACGTGTAGAAGATCACGCGGCTTATATAGCTTTAAATATTGGACGTGAAATCCCCATCTTTACTGCTCTTCAAGGCTCACAAAATTATCAAATGGATGATGAATTTAGTGATGTAGATACCAAAACTTTGGTAGTTCCGTCGTTTGAATCTCTTGTATTTAATAAGAAGCGGACCAGTACTACTTTGGAAGTAGCACCTACTATCGAACACGCTGATGTAAAAGATTGGCGTGAAATGGTAAACTGTTGGAAAAAGCAGAATATCAATTTTATCGAAATTCTTTTTACACCATATGTTCATTATAATCTTAATTACGAATGGGCATATACAGCTCTTTGGGTAATGCGAGAAGATATCGCACATTTTAATCCTTATAAAGCCGCATGTGCTATGCATGGAAATTTAGTAGAGAAATATCATGCTTTTGATCATCCATACCCCAGTGCAATGGAGAAAATTAAGAAATTTGGTTATGATCCGAAGCAGCTTTCTCATATGCTAAGATTTAAGGATTTTCTTATTCGTTATTTTAAAGACGAGAGCTATGAACAGTGTCTGATTCCTTCTAATCGCGAAGAGCTTATTGCCATTAAGCGTGGTAGTATTCCACTTGAAGATGCCCGAAAGATTCGTGAGGAAACTCTTGAATGGGGTCGTAAGTTTATGGATAATATGAAAGATAAACTTAAAGACAATCCAAATCCAAAGACTGAACGAGAGCTTGATATGATTACTTATGAAGTTTTTGAACAAGCTATTAGGAATCGTGATTATGGAGACTTTTGAGGTAAAATGGAATGGTTATGATGATGAGTATTATGTAAATATTCCCATTGATAACCAAACACTTTATATGGCTTTCCAACTTAATGATTGGTCATATGATACTGTTTATATTAATGTATGTCTTGGTGTTTTTAATAAAAGAAAACACAAAGATTATAATGAAGATCATATTCTTATGACTGGTCTCAATCCTCTTGCTACAGCTATTCTTGCCCGTAAAGCTTTTAAAATGTTAGAGAAAGAAACCCTAGACTGGTTTAATAAAGATCGTCGAGTAATTATTTACTGCACATGGCTTGATAATGTGCGGCGAGATATATACTATAAAGTATTGTCGAAAATGGGTTATCGTTTTGGAACTCTCAATGGACAAAAAGTAATTATAAAAGTCTGGAAGAAGGGTGAATGGTTTGGAGAAGATCGAGAGAATTAAGAAAAATTTAAAGAATATGACGATTGAACAACTAGAAGATGATTTGCGTGAGATTTATAATTATCTTCATACTGATGATCGTTGTCAACCTATTAGTTGGGCAGATGTACAGTGGTATAAAGAACTTTATCAACTTACAAAAAATGAGCTTAATTCACGGAGCTGATTATAATGTTTAACTAGAGAATAAGAATGAGTTATGGGAATAGTTTTGATATGTTAAATTTATCTAGCCAAGCAGTACAAGGACAATTATTTTTTAATATAGATACCGAAGAGTTATTTGTATTTGGTGAAAATACATATAGTAAAATTTGTAGTAATAATACGAACAATTCTTTAAAAATTAATAGACCTACTAATTGTAAGAATTGCGGTGCCCCTTTGGTTTCATGTAAATGTGAATATTGTGGTACAATATATTAAGAAAGGAAAATATGAATGCGTTTATGGCTTGATGATGTTCGTCCTGCTCCAGATGGATATATCTGGGCACTTTCTGTAACTACTGCTAAGAATGACATCCTTCGTTATGAAAGAATGGGTGAACCCCTTGAGCTTCTTAATATAGACCATGATGCTGGCGAATATGCTCAATACGGAGGAGATTATATTAAGCTCCTTGATTGGCTTGAGGAAACTGGTCGCAATTATCCCATTTGTATTCATTCTGCTAATCCTGTCGGTGTTGCTAATATGCGGCGAATTATTCAGCGAAATGGTTGGAAGGAAGTATTCTGATGGAAGTAGATTAATGATTGATGTAGATAAGATTTTGAATGGAGAAAAGAAAAATGACAATTGAAGAGAGACTTGATAGTATCACAAAAAGTAGTGATTTTAAGCCTTGGTCTAAGGAGGATTTTTCAGAATCTTTTTGGATCACGCTTGCCCGCTATCAGAAGCGTCCTAATCGTAAAGATCTTAACATGCTTTGGACTATCTTTTGTTGGGCATGTCATGATGATCATGGCCTAAGTAATAGTTTTTACAATGCTTTACAGTGGTGTAAAATTGATCTTAATGCAGAAAGTGACCGAAAAGATTTGCCGGAGGCTTAATATGTCTGATAAAGAAGTAATTAAAGTAGATTGCGGCTGTGGAAGCTCTTGCGGCAACGCTTTTAATCTTGAAATTTGGCTTGAAGATTGGGAGGAATATTGTTTTATCTCCAGTCAGGCTAATGTGTTTTATCTAAAACAAACTTCCTTTTTTCAGGTATGGAAGGCTCGTTTTAAAGCCGCGTGGGCAATGCTTCGTGGCAAAGAATACTGCTTACACGAAATTTGTTTGAATAAAGAACAGTATAATAATCTTGTTAATAAGATGATTGAATTTAAGGAGAAAACCGATGCAGCCAGTATATCAGTGTGATTATTGTGAAAAAACAGGACCTAAGGCAGAAATAGAGAAACATGAGCGAGATTGCGTTTTTAACAAGGCTCAGCGTACTTGCCATACTTGTGGTCATCGTAAAGGCTGGACTTCTTTTAAATGTAAAAATGGTAAAGAGCTTCCTGAAAAATCTTACATGCGGAATTGTGATGCTTGGACTGAGGATGTAAAGGAAGTTAATTTAAACGATCCATTTTCAGTATATTTTGATAGTTTCTTTGGTCAGACCAAAGAGGAAAAGGAGAAGCAAAATGCCAAACCGTGATTCTCTTGGCGATCGCATGAAGGGATACGAAAATAGTTATCGTATGTACCTTCCAAAGCGTATGCCTGTAATTATTCGTGTAGATGGTAAGGCTTTCCATAGTTTTACTAAGGGATTTAAGCGTCCTTTTGATGACATGCTTATTTCCTGTATGCAAACTACAGCCATGAGACTTTGTAGTCAAATTGAAGGAGCTAAGCTAGCTTATGTGCAAAGTGATGAAATTTCTATTCTACTAACCAATAATGATACTATTGAAACCGAACCTTGGTTTGGTAACAATCTACAAAAACTTGCCAGTATTACCGCATCCATGGCGACGCTTGCTTTTAATCGTGAATGGAATAATTTAGTAGATGAATATGATATGGATTATGAAGCATGGGCTATGTTTGACGAACCATATGAAAAAGAAGAAAAGCGAGAATTGCAGAATCGACTTTTTCATGCCTATGATAAAGCCAGCCGAAATGGTGCACTTTTTGATGCTCGTGCTTTTGTACTGCCAGAAGATGAAGTAGTGAATTATTTTATCTGGCGTCAGCAAGATGCCACTCGCAATTCTATTCAGATGGTAGCTCAGAGTGTATTTTCTCATAATGAGCTTCAGGGTTTAAATTGTAATGAGCTTCAGAACAAACTATTAACTGAAAAGGATATTAATTGGAATAATTATCCTATTTCATACAAGCGTGGATCTTGTATTGTTAAAAAAGATACTAAGGTTCTTGTAAACGTAAATTTTAATTATGATTTTAATAGAGAGCCTGAATTTACCGAAGTTATGCGTAAAAAATGGACTATTGATCAAAATATTCCAATTTTTAGTCAAGAACGTAGTTATATTGAAGAGGTAATGCCGCATGTATAATGAAAAAGTTTTCTTTGATGGATTGCCAAAGTCAGCTTTTGGGAAGCATTATAATATAGAATTTCGTGGAGCACATAGAGATCCTGTTACTGATCGCACGCCCATTGTTACTCTTAACAGTAAGTTAATCGCTGAATGCCATGATATGTTTATGTTTATGTCAGAATGCGGCGGTATTGATTTAATTTATAAGGAACGTATTCTTAGTATGATTTGTACGGAGAAACCGAAACATGAATCCTATTGTTATAAAAATATCCTTGACAGATACGCTCGAAAATCAACTTAAAGATATTGAATACCGTCTTACTCAAGCATGGGGTCTTTAGAACCTTAAACATCATATCTATTGTGGGGCGAAAACTTATTTTTTCTTAGAGTCAATGATTGATAAGTTAAACTATCGTCCTGCGAAGTTTTTAAAATATCGTATTTTTATAGATCAAGAAGTACCAGAAGGAGAACTATTATTAGGATGACAGGTAGAGTTATATTTTTCTTTGCTTCATGTTGTTTAATTTCAGAAGTAGTAGAACGTATGTATTCAATGAAAGATTGGCGATATTGGGTATTATATCTTGCACCTACTTATTATCTTTATAATAGTTTATTTAGGTGATAATATGGATAGAACTAGTCGTATTTTTATTACGGGTGATATACATGGAGATACTGATTGGGTACCTCATTTTTGTGAAGCCAATGAAACTACAAAAAATGATGTAATGATTCTTCTTGGTGATTCCGCATTTCGTTTTGAAGGAATAAAAAATTCTCGTGAAATCGCCCGTAAAAGTGCTACTAATAAATATAATATTACTTTCTTTGTGCTTCGTGGCAATCACGACCGTCCATACGATGAAGGCGGCGATGTATCTTTAACGCAATGCCCACTTTTAGAATGGTCTAATCCACCAATGTGGCATGATCCAAATTATCCAAATATTTGGTATTTTCAAGATGGTAAAGAATATAAAATTCAAAACCATTCTTTTTTAACCATTGGCGGAGCATATAGTGTCGATAAAGAGTATCGTCTTTCTCGTCATTGGACTTGGTATGAGAACGAACAGATTTCAGATGAACAAAGATTAGAAATTCTTGACTGGGTTTATGATCGTCATTTTGATTATGTTCTCACCCATACTTGTCCATATAATTGGCGGCCAATTGATTTGTTTTTATCCTATGTCGACCAAAGTAAGGTAAATACATCTATGGAGTATTGGTTGGATGATGTTTTAACCAATATTAGTTATAAACATTGGTATTTTGGACATTATCATACCGATCGTATTTTAGGTAATAATGGCAAACATAGTTGGCATGGGGACAGTCGTATCTTTTATCACGATATTATTGAATTAAATTTAAGTGAGGTAGAAGAGTAATCATCTACCTCAATTTTTGACATTTCTGAAAATCAATGTTATAATATATACATAAAGTGAAAGAAAGTGAGATACAAATATGAATTTCTATGTTGATTTTGAAGCTCTTCAGTTCTCGGGCCGCATCATTAGTATCGGTTGTATTAATGATAATGGAGACAAGTTTTACACTTTGTCTCAGCCCTCTAAGCGGGGAGAAAGACTTACGAATTTTATTACTGATCTTACTGGTATTACTAGCGAAATGCTTAGTAATGCTCCTACCGCTAACGAGGCTTTTGAAAATTTTTATCAGTATGTAAAAAGCACTTGCGGCGAAGCACTTCCTCAGTTTTATTGTTATGGTAATTCTGATGGAGACTTTCTTCGTGCAACTGGAAAGTATCTCACTTCTTTCGATGCCCGAATGTTCTGTGATTATGTTCGTTGTAATCTTACAGATTACTCCTCTACTGCACAATCTTATTTTCCCTCCTTTGAAACACTTGCTCTAAAGAAAATCTATTCTCTTATTAAAGAGGATAATGAGCCTCAGCATCACAATGCTCTGGAAGATGCTGAAATGCTTTGTGTTGTAATGAAAGAACTTTGCAATCATTGTACTCCTGAGGATTCTGAGCGACTCGCGGCAATGCCGAGTACCAGATTTAAGAAGCCTAAGACCAGTAGTAGCCGTGCTCCAGAGGTATTTATTAATTGGCCGGCAAATAAGATGGACGCTGATACCGGTGCTACAAAAGAGACAAATTGGCAGTATAAGTGGTCTTGTGCTGGTAAGGTAAAGTATTTCGATACTTTTGATACTATGGTAATGTGGGCTATTAGATATATTACTCAGGGCCGCAGTATTAAGAAGTCTTCTGATGTTAAGGAAATAGAAAAGAAGCTGAATAATGCAATTGCTTCAGGTTCTTGTTTTATGCAATGTAAGTGGGAAAAGAGGGAGGTAGAGTTTATTGGCTAAGAGACTTACTTGGCGTCGCAATGATGGAGAGGTTTGTCCCGCAATTCCTCGTAATTTTACACGACAAGATTTTGATGAATGGATTTGTAAAGTTTGTGACAAACTTGCTAGATATGAAGATCTTGAACCTGATCCTACTATGCTAAGAGCAAAACTTGCCGCTCTTGAAGCTTATAAATTAAAGGAGAACGGTTAATGGAATGGTATGTATTTAAATATGATAGCAATTATCAAACTGTAAAAGATTACAATATTTTCAATCATGGCCGATTTCGTCAAGACCTCGAAGAGATTTTAAAGATTTCCGATCGAAATGATTTTGAGAAACAGCTTAGCGATACTTTAATGTATTATTTCTGGTGCAAAGCCGAACATGAAATCGTTGTTTTTCCTTGGTGTGGAGTAGATCGAATTAATGGTGTAAAGTTTGATATTTACGAACAGATAAGAATGAACTGGAAGCCATTTGTAGAGTATGTATGGAGCTTCAGATATGATTGAATTATATTATAAAATTAAAGTTGTCTGTTTCTTCATTGGTTTAGGAATCTTGACATTACTCATTCTTTCATTCATAGGAATGATTATTTATGAAAGTTTAAAATGGTCAGCGAAAATTAACTATCTCTCTTCCATTGGTTTTGAACGTTATCTTCACAATGTAGCAAGCGTTGGAAATCGAGCATGGTATGGTTGGAAACGTAAAACTACTAATGAATATATTTTGGAAAGTAGTATTAAACATATGTCATTACGACAAATAAAAGATAAATATAAAGAAGAAAGGAACAACAATGAAGAATAAGAAAAAGCTTTATATTCTTTCTGGAGTACCTGGCTGCGGAAAGTCTACTTGGGCACGCAAAATGGTAGAAAATGATAGCTCTATTGAAATTGTTTCGCGTGATAAGATTCGTTTTTCTATGGTGAAGGAAGAGAATGGTTATTTCTCTCAGGAGGATAAGGTTTTTAATCGTTACGTAGAGGATATTATTCTTTCTCTTCTTAATCTTATGAATACCGCTACCATTGCTGACGCTACTCAGGTAAATGCTATTTCTCGTGCAAAGCTGGTCATGGCTATTCAGCAGCGTTGGCCTGACTTTGAAAAAGAAGTAGACATTGTTATTGTTTATTTCCATGTTCCTTTTGAAACTTGTGTAGCTCGTAATAATACTCGAACCGGTCGTGAATATGTTCCTATGGATGCTATGAAGCGTATGAATCGTCAGCATGAACTGCCAGCGATTGAATATAAGAATCATGTAGCGACCTATATTGTACGGGATTAAAATGAATAATTATTTTGAAGATAATGAGATAGCAAAAGAAATACTCAATGAAGAACTTTTTGAAGAACAATTCTTTTATTTAGATGCAATGAAGGAGTGGGAAGAAAAACATGATTTGGTTTACAAGTGATCTTCACTTTAATCACACTAATATTCTTAAATACGAACCTATCTCACGTCCATTTGAAACAGTGGAAGAAATGAATGAGGTTCTTATTGAAAACTGGAATCGTCATGTAGATGAAGAAGATACTGTATATGTTCTTGGAGATCTTTGTATGGGAAAGGATACTGACATTCCTGCTATCCTTGAACGTCTAAAGGGACATATTATCCTTATTCGAGGAAATCATGATGGAAGCAAGCGGCGAAAGATTTATGAAAAGCATGGTATTGAAATTAAAGATATTTGTTACCTTCCTTATAAGGGACGTTATTTTGTCATGTGTCACTTTCCTATTGCTTCTGAAGAGTTTATGGAAATGGTAAGAAAAGATAATTCAGAAGTAATTATGCTTTATGGCCATATTCATTCTAACGCTCCTAAGGGATATGTAGATGGTACTTTCCATGTAGGAGTAGACACTAATGAACTGCGGCCGGTTAGTGTGGAAGAGATTTGGCAGCAGAGTTGGCCTAATGCAGAAGGCTTTGTTCTTGATTATAAAAAGAGGTATGAAGATGGAAAACAACACGAATGTGATGTTTGATGGATACTTGCGTAAGCAAGAAATTTTAGAAAAGCTAAGACGTATGGCTAATACATTTCCTTATGGTACATTAGAACGTGATATCTGGAATGATGCTTGTCGTTTTATTGAAGATATTCAATCTACCTGGGCACATTGGATTTCTTATGGACGAGCCTCGTCCGCTGATACTATGTGGGAGAAAAGCTATAAGTGTTCAGAGTGTGAAGCAGATCCTAGTTTTTCAGAACTTGACAGATTTTGTTCTTGCTGTGGTAAACCAATGAATGGTATTATTACCCATGAACCTTGTGAATATTTCAGTAAAAAACTTGGCACTTCTATATGTAGTCATCGGTCTAAAGAAGAAGAGTGCCATTGTAATGGTGACGTTGATTATTGTGAAATTGGGAGGGATTGGCGTGCGTCCCATCGACGGTGATGTTTTACTTCTGATTTTTGATGAATATGAGAAAATCTTGGATGAAACACAACAAGAGTGTACTGAAAAATGTCCTGAAGGTGCAGAACAGTATGCTAAAATTGCTGAGATGCAAAAAAATCAGCTTAATTATTTTAGAAAAGTAATTAATAAAATTCCTACAATCGAAATAAAATCAAATGAAGATAATTCTCTTCAATATGCCAAACCAACTATTTTAAATTAAGGAGAATAATTATGGTAAATTGTATTAATGGAACTTCTGGTACCGGTAAGACCCGTAAGCTTCTTGAATATGCTAAGAAGGAGAATGCAATTGTAATTTGTCAAAGTGCGGCCGCGATGCAGCGTAAGGCACTTGCTTATGAGATTCTTGGTCTTGAAATTTATGACTATAATTATGCTGCCAATCTTCTTATGATGGGATTTGGTTTTGGTAAGAGGAAGGTTGTTGTAGATGAAATGGCTGACTTTACAAGCCTTCTTCTTCAGGCTGAGTGTATTGGTTTTTCACAGACGGAGGATTAAATGAATATTATTGATACTTGGGTGACGTATCCAATGGATGAACCGGGTAAAAAATTTGTTTATGGTCTATTAGTGGTCATAACTGTTATACTTTTCTTTACTTTTGTTTCTACACGAGAATGGGATTATCTCCCATTTGTGCTTGCAACGATCTTTGCAAGTATCGTAATTCCAATGTCAAATACTCCTACTACTTATGTTCTTGCCCAAGTTACAGATGCTCCTTTTGTGGAAGTTGTTTCAAAATATGAACTATTTTCAGCAAGAGAAGAAGAAGGACTGTATGTATTTAAGGTGAAATCAAATGAAGGAAATTAATACTTGTCCAGTTTGTAATGCTTTTTGCGATCCCGATACGGGAGACTGTTTAATCTGTGGAGAAAACCATCAAGTCTTTACCGGTGGTGTATTTAAACTTGGACGGAAAAATTGGTACAGTATTCCAGTAGAATTGGAAAATGGAAAAACAGCAACACTTACCTTTTTTGGTTTGCCTTTTATTGAAACAGATCATAATACAGAAAGCCATCCTTTCCTATCTGATACCCATATGGAATTTATTTTCACCCCTCGTGAGATAGATGAATCAATTACCCTTTTCACAATAAAAGTAGACGAGTGATTTTCACTCGTCTTTTATTTTTGACAAAAATAAAAAATAATGATATAATATTAATATAATGAAAGGGGAATGAAGATGTCTGTTGCTAAGTCTTATGAAAAGTATGAACTTCTCGATGAACCATACAAAAAAGATGGGCGGCCCTATGTTCATATTCAGTATCCCTGCTGTAAAAGAAAAAGTTGTGCTAAATGCGGCGGTACTGGTGGTTATGCTAAAGAAGTTCGTTGGTATGGAGAAGTAAAAAATTCTTCTGCAACAACTAATGGTTTTAACGCTCGTGCCGCGTTCTTGTTTGGAGAAAAAGGTTTTATCACTATTTTTAAAGGAAATGCTGAAGATATTGAGAATTATTTCTTTAATGCTTTACCTAAGCATTATGGTAGGTTTAATACTTTGTTTGGCTGGTTTATTGGAGCTGAAACTGCAATACCTACTTCTCTTCCCACTAACATTATTCCGGTTTGTTTAAAATGGGAAGAGATTAGTACTAATAACGTAATCAACAATTATGACGATATTCGAGCATATGTTGGAGAAAAACTTTATGGTAAAGTAAAGTCTCACTATGTTGGTGAAGTCGGAGATAAGGTTGATCTTCATCTCTTTGTACTTTCTACTAAAACTATTAAAGGCTTCTATGGAGAAGAAACTCTTCATATTTTTGAAGATGCTGATAGCAATCGCTATTCTTGGAAAACTGCCGCGAGAAAATTAGAGGTTGACGAAATTTATCATTTGAAAGGCACTATTAAAGAACACATTAAAATTGATGGAGCAGAGACTACTGTTCTGACCAGATGTAGAGAGGTATAAATGGAAATTATCAATAGTAATGACGCATATTATTTCACTGAGATGTCTCGTAATGAGGTGATGCAGGAAGCTATGAATAATTATGTTGAGGCTTTTAATGAAGAAGTGCGAAAAGCCACTAAGAAAGGTCGTGATTTCTGTCTGCTACCTTGGTCTGATTTTGGTGTAAAAATTCATCCTAGTGATGAAGATTTTGCTAATCTTGCTGCTTTCGTCGGAATGCTAATGGATAAAGATTATGAAGTAGAATACTACTTCCACAATCCTCGTCATCACGATGTAAGTGGAATTGTAGTGGCATGGGGTCCAAATGCTCATTCACGAATTGATCAATTTTTTGCTGAAACTGAAGGATGTTTTTATAGAGGAGAAGAAATTGGAGTTCATTGATTATGAAAAGGTTCATAAAGAGAACTTCAAGCGATTTGTTACTGATAAAGATATCGCGGCCTTAGAGGATGAAATTACCTCTACTGAAATTTCTACTTATGAACATGAAATGAATAATAGTTTTATAGATTTATCTTTTGGCAAAACACTTGACAATATTCGATTTTCTGGTTATAATTTTATAGGAATAGGAAAAGCACCTTATCCACATCACGATTGGCACTGGGCTTTAGTAATTGAAGATAATAAAACCTTTGAAAAATTTTGGTTTCATCTACCTGATTATCTTGTAGAAGATTGGCGAGAAGAGAAAGGAAAATATTCATAATGCGATCGTGCTTTTTTAATGAGGCGAAACGTTGTTCTTTTAAATCTGATTACCACGGAGCAACCGCGGCCAAGGTTGGAGCAGTAGCCGTGTTTAAAGGAACGGTAATTGCTAAGGGATATAACAAGAATAAAACCCATCCTTTGCAGTATAAGTATAATTGTCATCGTTTTGATACGAACAGTAATCATTACTATCCTAGTAAAATTCATGCTGAGATGGAAGTGGTTTCTAAAATTCGCAATCTCGATATTGATTTTAGCAAAGTAATTGTCTATGTTTATCGTGAAACCAAAGAAGGTACTTTGGCTATGGCACGTCCTTGTAAAGCATGTACTGCCGCGTTGAAGGATTTGGGAATCAAGACAGTTTGTTATACTACAGAGAATGGATATTGTGAAGAGAGGTATGAGCAGTGAAGCAGTGGAAGATTAATGAAAAAATCGCTTATGAGTGGGTAAAAAAGAATCTTGATTCTAAAGCTGTTCTTCATGGAGGTTCAATTAGTAATGCTCCAGACATTACATTAAGTAATGGAGATATTTACGAAGTTAAAAGTGTAGAAGCTCAGTGCGGACAATTTACTGCTAAGACTGCTTATAAATATAAATATAGCGATGATGTACAAGAATATTTTCTTGGTATTTATGGAAGAGATCTTGAACCTAAAGAAACTTTTTATCTTAATGATCATCCAATTTGCAAAGCTTGGGTAAAAGCTTATTATAAAGATATTAAAAAAGTTAAAGCTTTTCTTGTTGTAGAACATGGAAAGGTAACCGAACAGTCTTTAGAAGATTATTTTAATAATCATGTTTTTAAATGTACTTATCGTTTTAAGAAAAGCGGTTCTGAAAGTAATATTCCTGAATGGGCCGTGAAACTTCTTCCAAAGCATTGGGAATGCATTAATGATGGTAAGAAGTATTATGCTTCTAATCCTAATGTTTTTAAAGAAAAAGTTTATGGTTTTAATACTAGAGGAAAGCAGAAAGTTATTTCCGTAGAAGAAAATAACCAAATTAAGATTCTATCAGGAACCTGTACTCCCACCTTTATTTTTCGTGTAGAGGAGAAAAAATGATTAAATTAATTGAACTTTTCTCAGGTATAGGCACTCAGCACTATGCCTTTTCTAGTTATACCGATGTTAATAATATAGGTATTAGTGAAATTGATCCACGCCCTTTAAAGGCTTATAAAGTTTTAAATGGTAATTATCATAATTTTGGTGACATTACCAAAATTACTGAACTACCTTATGCCGATATTTGGACTTATTCTTTTCCATGCACTGATTTATCTATCGCAGGAAAACAAAAAGGTTTTTCAGGAGAGCATTCTTCTTTACTTTATGAAGTATATCGTTTATTAGAATGTTCTTCTCGTCCCAAGGTTTTGGTTATGGAAAACGTATCTAATCTTTTAAATGACAAATTCAAACCTCAATTTGACGAATGGATTTTAGCTTTAGAAGATTTAGGTTATAAATCTTTTTGGAAAAAAATCAAGGCGTGCTCATATGGAGGCGGAACAATTCGCGATCGTGTTTTTATGATTTCCGTATTAAAAGACATGCCTGATTTTATCTTTCCTCCAGCCTTAGCAAAGAAATTAACTATTAAAGATTTCTTAGAACCTATTGACGAAACCTATTGTATAGATAGTGAACTATTTCTATATGAAGAGTTAAAACCAAACTATAATAACACCATTAAAATTACAGACTATAACCGTGGCGGCCAAGGTAATCGCATTTATTCCATCTTTGGTCAGGGAGTTACTTTAACCGCTCAAGGTGGCGGCAAAGCTGGTTCTAGTGGTGGCTTATATGCTCGTCCAGAAGGTGTTTTTAAACTTTCACCTATTGAAATGTGTAAGGTAATGGGTTGGAATAAAACTGAAGCTGAAAAGATTTGTTCAGTTTTAACACCAAGAGAGGTTGGCTTTTGTCTAGGTAATGCTATTGATTTATGTGTTATGAAAGCTTTGGCTAAACAAATAATTGAACAATATTTCCAAAAAAATAAAGAGGAAGCCTAAGCTTCCTCTTTGTATCATTTAAACTTTTCAATTTTCTTAGCAATTTTGTCATACCAATCCATCATTTGCTCATGTTGTACATCCCATAAACAATTGGTAACTGTTTCTTCACCAAAGCCCTTTTCCTAAGTTGCGTGAGTCGTAAATAGATTATGGGTTTCTTTGAAAGATTTGGTCAAACGAAAAACGGCACTTTCCACAAAAAACTTTGCCACTTCATCATGTCCACCTTCTTTCTTTAATTCACATGCATAATCTATTAACATTTCCGCATCTTTAAGGTCGTCGTGCATTTTCTTATATAAGTACTTATACATTTTAGTCATTTATCATCCCACCTTAATAATAGTTAATGCTACATTTGTTAATGTAAGTGCTGCCGCGCCATCGTTTATTACCTGAATGCGTGCGGGAAGATTATTAGTCACTGCACAACAATTAGGATTAACCTGAATTAAGGTAGTAAATGCTAATGTAGTTCCAGTAGAGGTCGCACCATTTACTTCCTCACCATTTACATATAATTGTACAGTTCCGGCTGCCGTAGCTGTACCATTAAAAGTGATTTCATAAATACCTGGACAACCAATAATTAAAGTAGTTTCTGTAGCTTGAGTTGCATTTCTACCTTTAGAAAGACCAATAGAAGTAAATTCAATAGGAGCAGCCACTTCAGTGGTCTGCTCACTAACTGTGTAAACATACATCATATTATGCCACCTCCGCATTACGCGAATGTGCCATAGTTACATCCGCAAGTTGGGGTCCCAACAGTCGCATATGGAGAACAAGTTAAATATGCTGGAATTGGGCAAGGTTTAAGGGTATTAATTAAAGTTTGGTTCTGAGCATACTGACTGATCTGGAAATCACGAACGAGAAGATCGCGATCACGAGCTTCAAGACGGTCACGTAGATCCTGAACCATATTAGCATTGATTAAAGCACGAGTCGCTTCGCCTTCTGCATGAATTGCATTGGTGATGTCGCAAGTGTTTTTAGAATTTTCAAATCTTACATTGTCAATGTTGCGGTTTGTCTCACAGCAGCACTGTTGTGCGGCAAAACGATTTTCAGTAATACCATTATTCACAGCATGGAAACCAGTGCAAAGATCACGTTGAATACCATTAAAGCTGCCAAGCATACCAGTATTCATTGCGTAGAATCCATCACTTAAACCATTAGTAATACCATCGAGTTTCTGAACAATCGTGTTGGTATCAAATGCACGCTGGATATCAGCCTGTGTAGCATACTGACCCGCAGCAGTGGCAAGACCATTTGGTACATTTCCGTCGCCCCATCCGTTGAAAGAACGCATTGCCCACATCCAGATAAGGTAAATGAATGGGTTATTCCAAAGGCCATTCATTCCATTCATTTCATCATTTCTTGTTACAGCCGCAATATCGGCTAAAGAGATTCCATTGTCCATCATCATTCGAAAGACCTCCTTTATATTGTTTGTTTATATATTCTAACGACTATACCGGTATTAGCCGCGAGAACGCAGTTGTTTAATAAAGTTTAAACCAGCTTGGATATCTGTTTCAGAGATGCCTTGCTGACGAGCTTGTTGAATTAATTGTTGCATCATATTATCATTTATTTGAGGCAACCATTTTTGAAATTGTTGAGGATTAATTCCAGTCACTTGTTGACGTGGTTGAAGATTGTTCATCATTTTTCTTTCCTCCTAAAGTGGTTAATAAAGTAGTAAGTTGTTTTTCAATTAAAGCTAAGCGTTTTTCTACTTCATCTTCTTGTGGCTGCATCTTTGGGCTTTCTGTATAAGGCGAAAGTTTATAAGCTAAAAAAGTTGGAACGCCATTCTAAACTGTTTTTAAATATAATAAACTTTCGTTAGTACATAATGCCGCGGTAATACCTGCTCCAGCAGGAACATTTGCCACTTCAAGACTATTAGAAATAACGTAAATGTTTCCATTTGGTTGTGGGAACATCGGCTATTGAGAATTATAAAAATTAGGAATATTATACACACCATTAAAGTTGGCCATTTTTCATCCCTCCTTTCATAAAGAAAGTAAAAAACTCGGTTTTACTTACTGTCTCGCTGATTTAGATTATATTACGACTTACTTATCAAAAATGTTACAAAATTAAGTCATTTATTAACAAATTGTTAATCAGCAAAAACTTGTAAAAAGTAAAAAAGAGTTCTATAATTATTTTATAAAGAGGTGAGAAAAATATGATGGATAAAGCCGTAATGGTGAATGGAAATTTCCTTGTTAGTACAAGTGAAAAAGAAGTATATAATCACGATATTAATGTAACTTGTAATGCCATCAGTATGTTGTATATTAACAGTAAAAAGAGTGAAATGGAAGGCGGTACGGTATTTACAATGGGATGTCCTGCCTTACATGAAGCTGGTTTATTAATTGTTACTGGTCTCAAGAAAATAGTTACAAATCGTGAACCTGAAACTTCTGATGAATTGGCAGCGAGGGAACTTTTACTTCAAAATAAAATTGAATATATTATTAATCCAGATATAATTTTATAAGGAGAATGTTTATGGATATTAATACTGGCTCTTTTGTATTAACTGGAGCTGCTTTGCTTATTATTATTCTTGCTTGCTATGTCAAGGGTAAGGATTATCTCCAGTTTCATAGCTTAGTTAGTCCAATTCTAACTAGTCTTGCTGCGGTTCTTCATGCAGTTGGTGCTGTTACCAAGGATAATACTGCTCTATCTATTATGTCTTCTGTTATTAGCGGTGCTATTGATGCTGCCGGTTATGCTGAAGATCTTTGGCTAAAGGGTGAAATTGATAAAGCGGCTCGTCCACAGTATGCTCAGGAACATATTGAACGTATGCTAACAGCTCTTGGTATTGAAATTACAGAAAATATTCAAACTATTATTCAGGGTTCTATTGCATTAACATGTTACTTAATGCCACATCATGGTGATAAAGAGGAAGGTTAAAATCTTCCTCGTTTTTTTTATATTCAGAAAAAACTAATTTTTTGTTAAGACCGCCCTTCCACCTTTAATATGACAAGGTGGTGAATTTAATGAAAATTCGTCAAGCCCCAGTGGCTGATTTAATTAAATATGTCGCGGAATTGTATGTTCATCGTGAAGACAGTATTCATGATAGCATTCTTAGTCTTATGGATGAATATTACTGCAAACTCTCCCATTATCGTACTATTATGCCTGTTGGGACTTCCATTATGTCTGATTGGTGTGATATGAATTGGAGCGATACAATGGAGAATTGTCCTTATGTTCCCGGCCTTATAATTTATAGAAAGGAAAATAATAAATATATTTATGGCCTATTATATCATAGTGGATATATTGTACCAAAAGAACATTAGACTCTTAATATGTCTTATTATGATATTGATGAAAAAGGTTATATTACTTCTCATACCTTCTTAAATACTGATTGGGAAGGTTGGGGTGCTCCAACTCGTTATTTTTCTTTTGATCTAAATGAATATGTAGATAATAATCTCTGGAACATTGGTGAACGCCCTCTTATGAAGCACAAGATGGGACATGATGTAAAAATTTTACAAACTTTTTTTAAACAACTAGATCCAGATTTTATTGTCACTGGTTATTTTGATGAAGCAACTTTAAAAATGCTTCATGATGTTTAGACTTTATGTAATGTACCAAAAACAGATTATATCAATTTCAAATATCCTGATGGGAAAAAAATTCTCAGTTTTTTAACAAATGAAAGTCCTGATATCATTCTCCCGGGATGAGAATATTAAATATTTTGGTACATCACAAGTTGAATTAGATTTAGAAGAATATTTAAAAGGCGTCGTACCTAGTGAAGTTGGTAATGCCCATATTGAGGCATGTGCGGCCCAAGCTGTTGCCGCCCGCAACTTTGCTATGTCTCGTTTAAAAAAGGATAAGGGTTATATTCAAATTTCAGATCAATCTTCTAAAGATTAGGCTTATCGTGCTTCAAGATTAACTGGTTATCCTAATGCTTATGCTGGAGTTGAAAAAACTGCTGGCCAATTGCTTTACTATGGAAATAATATTGCTAGATGCTATTATAGTTCATCAAATGGCGGACAAACAACTTCTTCTAAAGCTCGTTGGGGCGGAGATTTTCCTTATTTAATTTCTCAACCGGATCCATATGATAATGGTTCTGGAGGAGGACATGGAGTTGGAATGAGTCAAAATGGAGCAAAAAATCGAGCTGCTGCTGGCTAGACTTATGAAGAAATTTTAGCATTTTATTTTCCAGGAACCTATTTAAAAAACAAATAGGAGGTAATAAAAATGACAAAAGTGGAATACCTATTAGAATGGATGTAGAATCGTATAGGTAATCCTTATATTTATGGAGCCACTTAGAAAGATTGTACAGTCTCTTATCGTAAAGAAAGAATTGAACAATATCCAAAATATAAGAAGAATATAACCAATAATTGTCAAGTTTTAAATGGTTCTGCATCTAATTGTAAGGGATGTAAATGGTATGACAATGAACAATTAAAAGCCAAGTCTGCTTATGATTGTGCACAATTTATCCGTTGGGGTGCTAAAGCAGTAGGAATTAATGATGTTGTTTCTGGTGCAACTTCTCAATGGAAGAGTGATATTTGGACAGAGAAAGGTAAGTTTAAAAATGTGCCACAAGATAAATTATGTTGTGTATTCCGAGATTCTTTAGGAACTAAACAACATGTAGGTTGGTATTATAATGGAATTGCTTACCATGCCCAAGGACACGATAGTGGTGTTGTAAAGACTGACAATAAACAATATAAGTCTTGGACTCACTATGCAATTATGAAAGGCCTTTACGACAGTAAGGGTAATCCAATTGAAATGGACAAATCCTTAATTAAGGAAGAAGAAATTATTGATAATAAGGATGTGATTAAAGTGCTATATTCTGCAAAGGTTACTGCTTCTAGCGGTTCTACTGTAAATATGCGTACCGGCCCATCTACCAGCGGTGATATTATTAAGAAGGTACCAATTGGTGCTCTTGTAGATGTTGTTGAGGAAGCCGGTGATTGGTGCCAAATCGTTTATGATAATAAAACCGGTTATATGATGTCTAAGTTCCTTGTAAAGCAGGAAGGCGGCGAAGCTGTAACTGAAACTTACTATGTAAAGATTCAGTGTGCATCTGCACAGGAGGCGAAGCGTCTTGCGGAACTCTTAGGTCAGGCAACCGTAGGATAAATCTTTTTTTAAAGATTTAATCACGAAAGCCACAGAACATTCTAAAAAATTAACTGTAATTGATACATTAATTTATTGTGTATTAATGGTAGGTTTAATTATTCTTATGGTTTGGCGTTCTGAAATCGCCGACCATTGTGTTGACGCTATGCTATATGTTACCACTACCTATGTAAGCTTACGTTTAGGATATTCTTTTAAAAGTGGCTTAGAAAATGTACAAAAAATTAAGCGTTCTATAAATAATATTTCTGAGGACGAAGAATATTATTATGATGACGATGATTATAGTTTAGGCTAATAAAAATTTGATTTTTATTAAAAAATAGACTATAATATATACATAAAGAGTAAAAGGAGTAAATCATTATGAAGTTTTATTGTGAACACACTAAGAAGATTTATGATACTATGGCCGAATGCGAGGCCGCGGAAAAGGCTTATCTAAATGAGCAGAACAAGAAGGCTAATGCTGAGAAGGCGGCCAAAGATAATCTTGAGAAGCTCTATGTGTCTTTCCAGGAAGCTAATGAGAATGTAAAGAAGGCTAATAGTGCCCTTTCTGCCGCATCTCACGAACTTTCAAAGGGCGTTAATGAGTTTAGCCGTACTTACGGTTATGTCCCAGATAAGTATCGTTCTATTCAGTTCCTTACTTGGCTCCTATAATGGAGCCTTATATGGCCGCGTACCCAAACTGGTCTAAGGGGACGGTCTCGAAAACCGTTAGCACTGTAAAAGGTGGTGGGAGTTCGAGCCTCCCCGCGGCCGCCAAATTTGATTTTTTCAAAAATTTTTGTTATAATATTATAGTTGATTGGGAAAAAACTAATTTAGAAAGGGTGAATAAAAATACCTTTTATTAGAATCCTTCGTTGGGGAGTATTCTAATTGGCAAGAAAACGGTCTCTAAAACCGCAGGAAGTACGGCTCTGACCCGTAATGTAAGGGTTCGAATCCCTTCTCCCCAGCCACATAAGACCCTGACAGCAATTTAATTTCTTTACTTTGCAAAAGTGATACTATATGAAATTGGGTCTTGAAAATAAATTGACAATTTTAAAAAATTAGTATATAATATATACATAAGGTTAAGAAATGGGTGCGTAGCTCAATGGCAGAGCCACCGGCTGTTAACCGGTAGGTTGTAGGTTCGAGTCCTACCGTACCCGCCAATGCATCGCCTCCGCAATGATGCAACCCTTAACACGGATTTGAGAGTAAACTACCACTGGCAATAAGATGTGCAAGGTTATGATCTTTTTGATATGTGGCTAGCGGAAAAGGGGATATAAAGAAGCGAAGTAACTCTCGACGACCTTTCGCAAAGGTGGAAGATGTGAATAATTCCCATGCAATGGGCGCTGATATGGCAGCAGTGAGTGGTAAACCCACACCATAATTATAGCCTGTTTGTCAAGCGGTCAAGACGCTGCCCTTTCAAGGCAGAATCAGGGGTTCGACTCTCCTACAGGCTGCCAACTCAGAAAGGATGATTTCATGAAAGTATGGCTTCTCGAAAAGTTTAACTATGAAGATAGTTATAACATTGGAATTTATACTGAAGAAGGAAAGAAGAAATTTCTTGAAACTTTGTATGAAACCGTCAAGCAAGATGATGAAAAAACTTTGCGGCTATGCGATGAACGAATTAAACAGTTGATCGAGGAACGTAAAGTTTTTCATAAAGATAGTGAAGAGCTTCTTAAAGAAGAACGTCTTGCTAAAGAGAATGGTGATCGTGAAAAAATGCTCGCTATTCGTAGAAAACGTAAAGCTACGCTTCGTGTCGAAGAAGAATATACTCATAAAATTCGTATTATAGGATATGAAAAAAATGATATTCTAAATGGTTCAAAAGAGGGCCGCATTAATCACTATTTGAATCAAAATAATTTGAATTTTTATGAGTATGAGCTTGATTCCAATTTTAATCTTACTCCTGAGTATTTATGGCTTGATTAATCAAGCCGCGTATGGTGCGTTAGTTCAGCTGGTCAGAATACTAGCCTGTCACGCTAGGGGTCACGGGTTCAAGTCCCGTACGCATCGCCACTTCATCTGATCAATGAAGACGACTGTGTGATGCTTACATAAGCGGCATCGCACAAATGTGGAAATCACGCGGGTCCACCTTAGGGCCTCCCGTAATAGCCGGTTATGTTCCGTATAGTTTAATGGCAAAACCTCAGATTGTGGTTCTGATGTTGAGAGTTCGATTCTCTCTACGGTCCCCAACAGATATAAATTAATTGGCGTTAATTTGGTATAGGCAGATACAGCAAAATTTTATTAATTCAAATGTAGTTTTTATTTTGGAAAAACAGCGATTGATTAAACTGCCTAGAAATATTAATGCCCTCGTGGCTCAATTGGCAGAGCAGCGCACTTGTAATGCGCAGGTTGTAGGTTCAATTCCTATCGAGGGCTCCAGTTGTCGGTTAGGTTGTCTCACCGACTTTGTTTAGACGTTTTCAGCAAATAGTGTGCAGCCACCATTAACAGGCTGGGTAGCTCAATTGGTTAGAGCAATAGATTGATAATCTATGTGTCGTTGGTTCGAGTCCAACCCTTATAAAGACGTCTAGTTTGAAAATTTGACTTTTTCAAAAAATTAGGTTATAATTAATTATAATCTAAAGAAAGGATAATTTGTTTAATAAATGATTAACTCAGTGCAGAGCGTCTAATCAACGTGCTGAGAATCCTCGTACAACAGTCATACGTTTTATGACGATAGCCATAAAACGCGGCCGCAGAAACAGTGATGTTATGCGATATGAAGAAACTTCTAATGTTAAGAGGATGTGCTCTGGTGTTCGCTAACAAAGGGATTATTCCAATCGTCTGCGTAATAGAAGGGCGGGTAACTCCGCAACGAATCCAAGTTAGGTCTTAGCTGGTGACTGTGGCAAACCTTGGAAAAGCCAATAAGCAGATTCGTCGTGATGGATAGAAATGTCCTATAAGATTGGTTTAAAGTCTAAGTAGCCTAAGACGGTAAGTTATCAAGTTTTGTTTAATTAGTTGTTAGTATTAAATACAAATTGATTTCTTTTACTGAATGATTGGTGAAAGGTATTGGGTAGTCAGTCCCATACGAGAATTGAGAGGGAAACCTCTTGGGGTAAGAAGTATATCGGTCGCTCCTTTATGCTCAGTCTTATTTCCTCGGTGCCTGAATATGTTAGAAGAATTATTGGGGTAAGGCGAAAGTCTAGTGATTTATTAAACAAATTATCCTTTTTTTTGACTACGCGGGAATAGTCTAAAGGATAAGGGCATAGGTCTTCTAAATCTACAATCTGGGTTCGATTCCCAGTTCCCGTACCATATGGAGCTGTACCCAAGTCGGTGAAGGGAGCGGTTTGCTAAACCGCCAGATCGGGTAAAACCGGTGCGAGAGTTCGAGTCTCTCCGGCTCCGCCAGAATCCAAGTGTGAGAAAGTTCCATAGCGGTGTTATATTAACAGACCGCGGTATTACTGGATTTTAATCAGACGAACCGAAGGAAAGTGCATGAGTATTTCGGTAAGTAAGCATCTCGTAGTTCATCTAACAGAGAATCTTAAAGAGTGTTAGAATTTATGTAGCCCTAAGCCTAATGGTAAGGCACTCGCTTGGAAAGCGAGCAGTAATCGGTGAAACGGTGTCTGGGTTCAAGTCCCAGGGGCTACGCCATTAAAAAAATTGACAAATTTCAAAAAACAATGTATAATATATATACAAGATAAGAAACGGGGTTATGTCGGAACTGGCAGACGACGCGGACTTAAAATCCGCTGACTGCGAAGTCGTGTGGGTTCGAGTCCCACTATCCCCACCATTTGAGAGGATGTTGTTATGATTTACGCAATTCATGCCTATGAAGATGTTTACGGTGGTTATCATGGGATAGAAGAATGGGGTTTCATTGAAGCTGAGAGTGAAGAAGATGAGAGTCTTATTGCCACAGCTCAGGAAATGTGTGATTCGTTAATTTCTTCCTATGGTCTTGAAGATGAATATCTTGAAGGCTTTGAAGATTTGGACGAAGAGGAATTAGGAGATTTTGTCTTAGAACATTATGCTTGGGACACTATTCCTCTTCCTAAAGCTACTTCTGTCGAAGAATGTGAACGTTTGTATAACGACACCAACGACCCTGAAAGCGTTTGTGAAATGTTTCAATAATATAAGGCAGGTTCAGCAATTCAAATTATATTTAGAAGTTTGTGGATCTAAAGATTATAATTCTGCCTTGGTTCGCGGGATTAACTCAGCTGGTAGAGTAGCTGACTCTTAATCAGTAAGCCTAGGGTTCGAATCCCTAATCCCGCACCACTATATGGCTTGGTAGCTGAGACGGATTAGCAGTGGACTGAAAATCCACATAGGTTGGATCGTTACCAACCCAAGCCACCAATGCCGGAGCAGCGGGTTGGCATCCGTAGGTTTGGAGACGTTTCAATCCTGTTGAATACTTGATAAAGTCAAGTCGCAAAGGTCAACAAAATACGTCGATGTAACGGAGATTACGCCAGAAATGGTACCATCTGGAAGAAAGAGGTACTTAAACCCTCTAAAGCTGTGTTCCTTCCGTTTTCACAGCCTATTACAGAATAGATGCGGATTGGGAGAGTTATGGACGAGATGAACTTCCGTCTGGCCGCGTGCCTAGCTTGTAATCGAACTTCATCTATTCTTTTATGCGAGGTTAGCTCAGTTGGGAGAGCATCTGCCTTACAAGCAGAGGGTCGGCGGTTCGAGTCCGTCACTTCGCACCAGCTAGAAGTTATGCTTTCGCTAGCAGGAATCATAACTGAGGCCCAGGTATTTTGCGTATGAGAAAAGCGTTTCGACCTAAACTAGAAACGGTGGAGTGACTCCTATACTTAACTTGAGTGGTGAATAGTTAAGGGTTAAGCCAATTCCAGAAGGTGGGCGACAACCGAAGGGTGTTCCGTGAAAGTCGGATAATATTAGTCGTGGTTAGGTTGCAAGTAGACTACGCAACATATTTGGTGCTTACCAAAGTGCGGCATATCGAGGACGTGTGAGGCGGGAATGCTTGAGCCTGATTAAGTTCAGGGTGTAGATATGCTAATATATGGGAGAGTATGCCTAGCGGCGAGGGCAAGGGACTGTAAATCCCCCACAAAGAAACACCGTAGGTTCGATTCCTACCTCTCCCACCATTTTGTTTTAAGGTGATTTTATGAGAACAGATATTTTAGAACGTAAAGAGGAAATTCTTTAGTGGATTCAAGAACAAAAACCTAAAGTTTGGATAAGTTAGCAACTTAAATGTAAACAACATACTTTAAATTCTTATTTAGAAAAAATGGGAATTAAGTATGAGGGTCAATAGAGTAAAGTTGGTAGAACTACAAGTTGTTATAAATCAGCTTATGAATATTTTGGTACTGAAAAATATATTAAATCTTCTGTTCTTAAAGAAAAATTATTTAGAGAAAACATAAAGAAACAAGAATGTGAATTATGTGGATTATCTGAATGGTTGGGTGAACCTCTAACATTAGAACTTCATCATAAAGATGGAAATCATTTTAATAACGAATTAAATAATTTACAAATATTGTGTCCAAATTGTCATTCTATTCAAAAAATAGAAGGAAAGAGACATACCTAAGCAGATATGGTGGAATGGCAGACACGCAGCATTGAGGTTGCTGTGCCTAAAGCGTGAGAGTTCAAATCTCTCTATCTGCACCAGCGGTTTTGATAGTGTCAAAGCCATTAAAAACTATCCGGTGACACAACTACCGCCCAGTGAATATAACAGAAGCTTCGGGGTCAGATTCAAGGAAAGTGTTGGGTAAGTGGTATCCTAGGCCAAGGAACCACATTATGGGGTGCTGGTGGAATTGGCAGACACGCTAGATTTAGGTTCTAGTGTTTTATAACGTGAGGGTTCAAGTCCCTCGTGCCCCACCATATGTAATCAAAAGGAGCGAATATAAATGGCACGAGCTTGTAATGATTGTGTTGCAGATGAAAATCTGTGTAAAGATTGTACGCGCAATCCGGCATATAAACACTATTATAATTATTATAAGCCATATAATCCGACTTGTAAGTTTAATGAAATGCATTGTATTCATGATCCAGCTTATATTTATCGCTATGATAGAGAGTGGTATTATGAGCTATACGGTGATAAACTTCCCGAAGAGCTTGATGATCAATGTAAACACTGCCAGCATGGTGAATATTATGATGATGAGGATAAGTAATAAATGAGTACAGCTTTTTATCCCGGTTCTTTTGATCCTTTTACAAATGGACATCTTTATGTAGTAAAAATTGCATCTAAGTTGTTTGATAAAGTATATATTGGTATTGGAAGAAATCCACGAAAATCACGTTTTCATTCTGCTCCAATGGCATCTTTAATCAAGAAAACTTTAGAACTTGAAGGAATTTCTAATTGTGAGATTGTTTCTTATGACAACCTTACTATTGAGAAAGCCGAAGAATTAAATTGTGATTGTATCATTCGTGGCATTAGAAATCGTGCTGATTATGAATATGAGCTAGAAATTAACGATGCTAATCGTTATTTAAATGCCACTATTCCAACGGTTTTTCTTCCTGCTGTATACAATATTTCTTCTACTATGGTACGCGGTTTAATTGAAAATAAGTTTTCAATTAAGCGTTTTGTACCAGCCCCCATTGCTGATTATTATGGAGGAGAACATAATGTATAAAGTATATCACATGAATCCTGGTAATTGTTATGGCGGTTTTGCTTTGATTGCAGCTATGTCCGCAGAAAAAGCAAATGAATATATTGCCGATTACAAAGAGCAGGATGTTTCTAATGCTTGCAATTCTTATGGCTGGACATATGTATATGAAGACGATGCGATTGAAGATTTAACCTCTAGCGTTGGTGGTATTGTTTACAATTATGTCTATTACAGCGGCTAAGCCGCATATGCTGTTATAGCTCAGTAGGTAGAGCACTTCCTTGGTAAGGAAGAGGTCGCCAGTTCGAATCTGGCTAACAGCTCCAATGGTTATGTGTTATCCATTAAAACACTTTGAACTATCTGATAATGCCTGGCCTAGCAGGCGAAGTAAAATTAACTATGGAGAGTAGTGGAAACCGTCGGGGCAGATAGTCGCCTTACCATTGCAGGCGAACCCATTTTTAAAAGTCCTACTTGTCGGTTGTTGTAGGCATTTATCGGGCATTAGCTCAGACGGTTAGAGCGCTGTGCTGATAACGCAGAGGTCTTTGGTTCGATTCCAAAATGCCCGACCAACGATATGGGGTCGGAAATCCACCTAGGATATACAATTCCACAAATTTAGCATTATGTACGACGGTCTTAATGGCTTCGGTTCCCTCTATCGTTCCAAATAAAAGGAGAGAGAAAGAACTATGATTATCGCTTTTACTGGTGCAGGAATTAGTAAGGCAAGCGGCATTCCCACTTTTGATGAACAAGGTGATCTAAGAACTAAATTAGATCGTTATTTTGCTACTCATCATCGTAAAGAATTTAATAAAATTATGCAGCAGCTTATTGATACTTGCAAAGTCGCAGAACCCAATGACGCTCATAAAGCACTTGCTGAATATAATATTCCAGTAATTACTATGAATATTGATGGGCTTCATAATCGTGCCGGTTCTCAATATGTTGTTGAGGTTCACGGTAACGCTGAAAAAAATAACGTAGTTCTTTATGGTGATTCTGCCCCTAAATATACAGAAGCATTAGACATTGTTGATAGATTGTCTAAAGACGACATTCTATTAATTATTGGTACTTCTTTTTATACTTCTATTTCCAGTCAAATTAAACATACTGCTGAAAGTAACTGGGCTAAAGTTGTTATTATTAATGATGACGCAGAGCATCAAGTTAGAGATTTTCTTGAAAATAATCAAAATTCAATTGGAAATTTTGATGACTTCATGAAACGTAAACCCTCTTGGCAGTATAATTTTCTTCCTTATGATTATTAAGCGGAAGTGATCCGCAAATATAAACTTCAAAGGAGTGAAGTGCATGGTAAAGTTGCAACAGTTATTTTGCCGGCACAATTGGCAGGCAATTGATTCTTATCGTTTTTCTCAGTGGATGGACGGAGTTAAGAATGAATGCCTTTCGGAAATTCAAGAGTGTCCTAAGTGTGGTAAAAAGCGTTCGTATTTTGTTTCAATGCCACATGATGCTCCTCTCTTGAGAAGTTGGTAATTTATTAAGACGCTTTCAGCAAATGAGTAATACTCAATAGCATTTGTCAAGTGGTTAAGACATTTTCCTTCCAAGAAAATTACATGGGTTCGAATCCCATATGCAATTTACAGCGTCTTGTTTTTTGACAAAAATAAAAATTTAATATATAATATTAATATAAAGTTAAGACACATACAGCAATTCTTTTCAAGTTTAATTAATGCTTAGGGAGCACGAGGTCGTAGGTTCGAGTCCTATATTCCCACTAGAGTGTGGGAATTAGCTCAGTTGGTTAGAGCGCGTAAATAATAAAACTAATGTGTCTTGTTTATCGGGGTATAGCGCAGTTTGGTAGCGCACGTGCTTTGGGAGCATGAAGTCGGGGGTTCGAATCCCTCCACCCGGACCAGCTCACAGAGGGCAATGGAGCGTCGTACCCCATTAGTTGCGTAACGTAGCAATAAGCGCAGCTTAAGGTTGATTCGCAATATCCACTAGCATTGCTACACTAGTCACCGAGCGATGTTGCATGAAGCCTACGACTCACTGAGCATGACTAGCTCTGCTCTGACGACTCTGTGATTCGCTCCGGGTCGTCTTTTATGGGGATGTTTTGGTTTCGACAGGTTGCAAATAAGCAAGAACACGCACGAATGATCCGCGTTAAGGATCAAAGACAGAGAATAAATCTCAACTTTTTCCGTACTCCGGTCTTCGCTCTCGCGTAAGCGAGACTGACCTCCAAAATGATGCACCTGATATTCGGTAAGCATATGAGGATCAAAGATAGAATATCGACACCCGTTTTCTCAGTTTGCGGGCAAATTAAACTGCGTGGTGGATGGCACTTCAGTGCACCCTTAAATGGATATGACCTGTCATTGGGTTTGGCTTCCATGATTGCTTTTTGTCAGTTAGCAATCGAACACTCGAAACAATGACTATTGCGTAAGTACGTTTTTGAAGGTTTGTAATTTGGACACGGGTTCGATTCCCGTCATCTCCACCAATTTTATGAGGAGGACCATTATGACATTAGCTGACATTGTATGCAATGAGTGTGGAGTTCAAATGGAGCCAGTGTGGTTTAAAGATCGAAGAAATGACGGCAGGGTTCGCTTAGCTGTCGATTATCTGATCTGTCCATGTTGTCTTGCTACGCAGTGTGTAGATGATTCTTTTGATGGACCTTGGTATAGACCTAATTATTGATGAAAGGAGCTCAATTATGAGCAAGATGTCTAAAGCAGTTGCTGAGATGCATCAGCAGAATTCTCTTAGGCTTGATGAAACCGTTACCAATTTTATGGGCGGCGATTCATACAAGATTAACCCCATTGATACGCTCAAGATGATCACGGCTTCGTCTATCTTCGGTGAGCCGTCTTATTATCGCGACGGCAAGCGCAGCGGCAAATATTGTGAGCACAAGCTTGTAAAGGGCTTTACCATCATGCCGAGCAAATACGATGGCATGAATACCGAGCAGATCATGGAAGCTGCCATTGATAAGGCGCTGGATTATGACTTTGAAGGTACACTCGCTTGGGCGATCGCGCTTCGCAAGGACTTCAATATGCGTCTGAATCCGCAGGTCATCATGGTCAGAGCTGCCATGCATCCCAAGCGTCAGTATTTTACGCAGACGCATCCGGGTGTATTTGACGAAATCAACCAGACTGTGATGTCTCGTGCAGATGAACCGATGAGCCAGATGGCATATTTCATGTATAAGAACAGCGGCAAAAAGAATCGTATGCCGTCTATTCTCAAGCGTTCTTGGGCAAAGAAGATTTCTTCTTCAAAGCGCTATCATCTG